CATATCAAGCATTACCAAAGTTAAAGAAAGGTGAAAAATATTCAAATCCACGAATATCATTTGATGGTATGAATTGGTTTATATCTATAGGATATAACAATGAATTTAAAGCTGTCAAATTAACTGATGTTAGTTTAGGAATTGACGTTGGTATAAAAGAATTAGCTGTGTGTTCAGACGGTCAATTTAAGAAAAATATAAATAAAACTAAAAGAGTTAGATTCCTTGAAAAGAAATTGAAACGTGAACAGCGAAAGATAAGTCATAAACTCGAAGCTAATATTAAAAGTTATGATAAGAATAGAAAACCGATTTATAAAAGACCTTTAAGAGATATGAAAAATATCCAAAAACAAAACAGAATAATTCGTAATTTATATAAAAAACTTGAAAATATTCGCACAAATTATTTGCATCAATGTTCCAATGAGATAGTGAAAACCAAGCCTTCTCGAATTGTTATGGAAACATTGAATATAAAAGGTATGATGAAGAATAAGCATTTATCTAAAGCTATAGCTAATCAAAAGTTATATGAATTTAAAAGACAAATTCAATACAAATGTAAGAAGTATGGAATTAAATTTGTTGAAGCTGATAAATGGTATCCATCATCAAAAACTTGTAGTTGTTGTGGTCAAGTTAAATCAGATTTAAAGCTTAAAGACAGATTATATGTCTGTAATTGTGGCTTAAAGATGGATAGAGATTTGAACGCAAGTATTAATTTAGCAAATTACCAAATTCAAAGTGCTTAACCTAAACTAAGCTTTGAATATGTACGTAACGATACTACGGAATTTAAGCCTGTTAAGAGTCATATCAAATGGTAGTAGCTTTGGCAAACCCAGATTCGTTGAAGCAGGAAGACACAAGACGAAAATCATAAGACATAAGTCGTGTCATAGTATAAATGTCTACATTTAAATAGAAATGTATATATTTTTCGTATCGGAACACGATAAAAACCATGTTCATGTGTTATTCAAAGCACACCCAAATAGTGAATTATCAAAATTTATAAATACTTATAAGAGTGCTAGTAGTAGACTTATAAAAAAAGAATTCCCACAAATAAGGCAAAAATTATGGAAAGAATATTTTTGGTCAAGAAGTTATTGTTTGCTTACAACAGGTGGTTCTCCAATAGAAGTAATAAAGAAATATATTCAAAATCAAGGAAGAAAGTGAGGTGTAGGAGTTGTTAAAAGCTTATAAATATAGAGTTTATCCCAATGAAGAACAAAAAATATACTTAGCTAAAACATTTGGTTGTACTAGATTTATTTATAATCAAATGTTATCCGATAGAATCAAATCTTATGAAGAAAATAAGGATTTAGATATTAAAAAAGTGAAATATCCAACTCCTGCACAGTATAAGAAAGAATTTACATGGTTAAAAGAAGTTGATAGTTTGGCTTTGGCAAATGCTCAGATGAACTTAGATAAAGCATATAAAAATTTCTTTAGAGATAAATCTGTAGGATTTCCTAAGTTTAAAAGTAAGAAGAGCAATAGATTTTCTTATACAACTAATAATCAAAAGGGTACTGTATATATTGAAAATGGATATATTAAAATTCCTAAATTAAAATCTATGATTAAAGTTAAATTGCATAGACAATTCAATGGACTTATAAAAAGTTGCACTATATCTAAAACACCAAGTAACAAATATTATATATCAATTTTAATTGATACTGAAAATATAAAGTTGCCAAAAGTAGAAAATAAAATCGGTGTTGATGTTGGTCTAAAAGAATTTGCAGTTTGTTCAAATGGCGATAGATATGAAAATCCTAAGTGGTTAAGAAAAACAACTAAAAGACTAGCTAAGTTACAAAAGGACTTATCAAGAAAGAAAAAAGGAAGCAATAATAGATATAAAGCTAGATTAAAAGTTGCTAAATTACATGAAAAGATTGCTAATCAAAGAAAAGATTTTTTACATAAGTTATCAATTAAACTTATTAGAGAAAACCAATCAATAGTTATTGAAGACTTAAAAGTAAAAAATATGCTACAAAATCATAATTTAGCCAAAGCAATAAGCGAAGTTAGTTGGTATGAATTTAGAACAATGTTAGAATATAAGGCAGAATGGTATGGAAGAAATATTATAATTGCTCCATCTAATTATGCAAGTTCTCAATTATGTTCTAATTGTGGTTACAAAAATAAAGAAGTAAAAAACTTAGGACTTAGAGAATGGATATGCCCACAATGTGGGACACACCATGATAGAGATGTAAATGCAGGAATAAATCTACTGAAATTAGCTATATAATTTTGGTAATACTGAGGTTGGTTCAGCCTTTAGAGCGTGGGTAAACTTGTATCGTTAGATATATTGACCACGAAGCCACCATCTTCTATAAGTGGCGGTAGTTCACTTTCAAGCAGTCTATAGATAAAACAGGTAGACAAAAATATATTTTCTTATTCAAAAACACAAATTAATTAAATATAGCTATCAATTTTTATGACAATTTTAAAAAAATATATATGAAGATAATTTAAATATGCTATTGCAAAAACGCTTACGCTGTTCATCATATTTTGACCAGTCCAAGCGTTTTTGCAATAGCACAAGCGAACAGTCCAAGCAAAAATGCAACAAGATTGAAGTGTATAAAAAGAAAAGTATTATAAAAAGAAAATATAATAAAAACAATTAGAGTTAGCCGAACAAGTTCGTGCTAACGTCAGCTCAAAATTTCAGGATAGGTGGGTAGTAGCATGATAAATAAAGAATATTACATTACATTAAAAAATGAATTACATATCTCCAATGATATTACAAATGAAGAATTGGTAATATTGGCTTTAATAAAAAGGAATTATAGTCCAATTAAAGAAGTGTCTATTGCTAGTATTAATATATTGATGAATTATATGTATATATTAAATAGGAATAGCAATATGATTAAAATAATTAAATCATCAATAAATGGTCTTATGTTTAAAGGATATATAAAACAAATAATGGACTTGCACTATAGTCCAATTGAATTTGACACTATTAAAAATTCAGATGTGTTCTACATTGAAATAGAAAATGATTTTGATAATTACTTTTGCATATATGACTATGATCTTGATAAGATATTCAATTACTTACATAATACAAATATAGATAGGTTTGCTTTTGTTAGGTATTACATAGCTATTCAAAGAGTAATTAATAATAACGCTAAGTTTGGATGGCTAACTCAAAGTTCTATTAAGAATATTATTAATCATAGCAAAACTGTAACTAAATATAATAAAATACTTGCAGAAGACTTAAATCTAATCATATATAACAATAACTATATCACACAAGATAGACATTATTGTTCCACTTATTTTGGTAAGTATGGAGATGATATTAACTTTAATAAACAGTTGCAAATAGAAATAGGTGCTAAAGGGTTAGTATATACTGATAAGATCAATAGCAATATTAAACGAAGCAATACCCAAAAGAAAAATTATTCAAATTAAATAAAAATTAATTAAAATAATACTTGACATAGTTTAGGAGAGGTGGTAATATAATAAATGTAGACAAGAACGAAACGAATGTAACTGAAAAGTAATAATAAAGACAAATTAAAATATTTTAAACAAATATAAAGTTTCTTACAATAGGAACGAGAATAGAAAGGAAGATGATAAAATGACTTAAATCACAAGAAATTAGAAGTTGTATTGATGATAACCAATAAAGACAAGTTAAAACATATAAAGAAGGGATGATTGACCTATGCAAATGATAGAAATATTAAAATTACAACCACATCCAAGAAATCAAGAGTTCTTCGATGATATTCCTAAAGAAAGATGGGACGATTTTATAAAATCTATAGTAAGGAGGGGTGTGGTTGAGGCAATAGTAGTAACTCAAGACTTATTAATAGTAAGTGGGCATCAAAGAGTTAAAGCTTGTAAAGAGATTGGTATATTAGAAATACCATGTAGAATAACTCATTATCCTGATGAAGATGAGAAATTACATATTTCAAAAGAAGATATGATATTAGAAGATTTGATATGTACAAACATCATGCAAAGGGGTGTAGGTAATGTAAATCCTATGAAGATGGCGAGATGTATTAGGGAGTTAGAACGAATATATGGAGTTAAAAAAGGAGGTAATGGTAGCAATCAATATACAAATAAAGAGCTTAATGGAAATAATTTCGTTGAAGCTCCAAATAAAACACAAGATGATTTAGCCAAACAAATAGGAATCGATCAAAGACAATTACAAAATTATAAAAAACTCAATGAATTAATCCCCGAACTACAATCATTAGTTGAAACAGGTGCTTTGAAATCTACTACGGCATATAAAATATGGGCTAAAATGCCACAGGATGAACAAGAAAAGTTTTTTAATGATATTGGTCAAGAAAAGATTAAACAGCTTACACAAAAGAAAACAGAACAAATTATAAGCGAGAAAAAGCAATTAGAGGATGAAAATAAAGAGTTACAAAAATGCTTTAATGAATTAAGTAATAAATATAATGCACTAGAAAATATAAAAAACAAAGTGGAAGGTTTGAAAAAGCAACTAGAAGAAAAACCTAAGGAAATTATAAAGGAAGTTACAATTGAAAAGGAGATAGTACCAGATGATTACATAGATTTAAAAAATAAGATAAAGAAAAAGGATGAATATTACAATAATTTAAAAAAAGAATATGATTCAAAAGTAAAGCAAATGTTTAATTTAGAGGATGAAATTCGTAGCATAAAGGAAAAATCAGAAAGTGAAAATTATACTAAGAAGCTACAAGATAGCGCATTAACATTTTGCACTAGAGTACATAGTTTTATAGAGACAAGTTCAGGTTTAGCATGGTTAGCAGAACATATAAATGAGTTACCACCATATGAAAAGAAATCATACATAAAGGCAGTTCGATTAATGGAAGATTGGGTTTTAGCAGTTAAATCAAATATGAAACAATATGTTTAAAATAATAGAAATATAAATTAGGGGGAATTTTAGTATGGAAAATAAACAATTTAATGGACAAGAATTACAACAAATGATGGGAAATTTATTAATGGTTAGTCAAAATTCTATGGAAACAACAGAAGTTATGAAGGCAGAATTAGTAAGTACAAAGAATACAGTAAGGGGACTTGCGACCCAATATAATAAAATAACAGGTGAGATAACAAATATCCAAGATAGAATGGACAATTTAGAATTAAATGAGGAAATCACAGACGAACAACGCAATATGATTAATCAGAAATGTAGAACCAGAGTAAATGAGGTATTAGACTATAATCAAGATTTAATAGACAAATATTATCGAACATACATAAGCAATTTGTATAGTATATTAAAAAGAAACTATGGAATGGGAGCAAAAATAGCAACTACTAAAAAAAGAAACTATGATACGGTAATGAGAGGTATTCAAGCATGGTTTCCTAAACATGAAAAGTTAAGACAAAGAGCTGATAGAAGATTAAAGACTAAATAACATATACATATTTAATAGTTCTAACATAAGATAAACACATAAAAGTACCAAATATAAAAATGTAATAATATAAATAGAATTAATCAAAAAATAAAAAACAAAAATAGAGAGGATGATTCAATGATAAAAGAACAACAATTAACAGAACAAGAGGAATTAAGAGAAAAATTAATAGGTAAAATTGAGGTGTTGGATAAAGTAAAACAGTTATTACTATTACCGGATACAAAATTTGCAACAACAAAACAAGTTGCTGAGTATTATGAAACCACGGAGGAAAATATAAGACAAATAAAAACTAGATTTAAAAATGAATTAAGCGAAGATGGTGTTAAAACAATTAGAGGGATTAAGAAAGTTCAAGAAATAACAAAAGGGTCGTTACAAAATGTCACAACCGTTATTACTATTTATTCAAGACGTGCAGTATTAAGAGTTGGAATGTTATTGAGAGATAGCGAAGTAGCAAAAGAAGTTCGTACACAATTATTAAATATAGAAGAAAAGACTGACGATGAACAGAAAACAAAAGAAATTAACAAAGAAAAACTTTTGTTCATGGACATAATGTTTGCTGAAAATGAGTCAGACAGAGCTATAGCAGTAAATGAATTGTATAAATATAATCAAAGAAATAAAATTAAAATAGATTACCATGATACAGTATTACATGCAGATAAATTAATTACAACTAATGACGTTGCTAAAGATTTAGGTATTACAGATAGAAAATTATATAAAATATTAAGGGAAAATAAAATTCTATATAAACAAGGTAAAATATATAAGCCTTATGCAAACTATGATTTTCTGTTAAAAGAAAACTACGCAGACTATCATATTAATGAATGGTCACAAACATTTAAATGGTATGAAAAGGGAAGAAAATGGGTTATAAATAATATAGACAATTGGAACAAATAACATATACATATATATAGATAATTTTAATTATACATATTCAACATAAGATAAACACATAAAAATACCAAAGATAAAAATGTAATAAGATTATATAAAACTTAATTAAAAAATAAAAATATAAAATATAAGGAGTGGAATTATGAAAAAGATAATAGGAAAATTAGATTTTAATAAGAATGGAGATTATGCAATATATACAGGAGACAAGTATATACCAATAAGTCCAATGTTAAATGGTATGTTAGGTGATGAAGTGAGAATAGAAATATTAGACAGAAATGATAAGGTACTATTCAAAGCTCAAGGGATCATACTTAAACAAAAGCTAACGACAGAAGGAAATAGTAAATCAAACTTATATACATACAGAATTAATAATAAGGACTTAGACAGTGTGTTATGGGAATGTGTAGATAAGAAAATAACATTTATATTACATAATGAAGAAAAAATGAGACTGTAAAAGGAGATGACATGAAATAATGGATAATACATATGAGATTGTAAGAAATGAAATATTAAAAAACACTAAACATATAAAAATCAATCATATGAGTTCATATGAGAGGTTTAATGTCGTAGAAGGTATATATAAAGGTAAAGAGTTTAAAGTGTCTTATAGCAAAGAATACGGACAATATACGTATGATATAAAATTTGGTACAGATAATGAGATAACTGAATTGATGTACGTACTATTAGTAATGGGAATATTGGATTCAGAAGTAGTAGATGAGTGGGTTGAAATGACTATTCTAAAAAATGAGTTAAATTTAAGAAAATTAAAGAGTTTCAAAACGGCTGTAGGTCGCATTCTATCGTGAGACAAATGGTCATAAAATGAAATCTACCATGTTTTCTTAATATCGTATCATTTAATTAAAATAAATCAATAGAAGGTTAAAATTTCATGGTAGTACGGTAAATGAGATTTTAAAAATTTATAAGTAATTTAATTATAAAATTAAATTAAAATAATATACAAAATATAATTTATAAAAATATCATCAAATATTATAAAAATGATTAATTATTGAATAGGCTGTAGCCTTGATTCTATGGTGAGAATTTTAATGATAAATGAAATGTAGATGCAAAGTCATATAATTTATCATTGAGATGGAATTAAACGCTTATTGATGAAATTTCAACGGTAGTATTGTTGGAGAGTTAAGATGATTAAAATAAAGGGAGGAGATTGTTATTAGTTTGAATAAACAAATACATATATATAGTGTAGATACAAGTGCTTTTTATAATGAAAATGAAATGAAGATACATAACAGACTAAACAAGTATTACTTATTTAGAAAAACATTAAATAAAAAACTAAATAAAATAAATCAGAAAATAGATAAGTGTAAAGGTGAGGATTCTAAAATTCAATATGACGTTTTATATAAAATGACAGACCACTCATTTAAAAATATAAATAAGAAAATAAAAACAATAAAAGATACATTATATGTTGAATTTAAAGAAACAAGACAATTAAATCATACAAACAACAATATTAGAGAACTAAATCAAGAATATCTAAATATAAAAAATATAATTTCCGTATTTGAATCAACATTAACTAGAGTTATGCAAGTACCTGTAGATATGCTAACTGAAGATTTAATAATTGTACAAACTTATTTCTTTGAAATAATCGAAGATTTAATTTTAGAAGGGTTTATGCTTAAAGGAGAAAAGTATATTTGTTTAACTGCTAGTGCAGGACAAATAAGAACTAAGAAAACTGTATTTATAAAAGAAAGCCAACTACAAAAATATTATAATACTCTAAGTTGTGGATTAACTATAGAAAGAATTAATGAATATGGTGGAGTGAACATAAATAAATATTTAGCATATTTAGCATTAAACAATAGTGCTACAGATGAATGGAAGGGCTTTGATATAACTAAAACTATAGTAGTAGATGATTTTGAGACCAATGTAAAAGAAACTGTAGATTTGATTGATGATGAAACATATACAATAGAAAGAGTTATCAAAGATGTGCCAATTCCTCACATGGATGGTTGTGGAATAATGATACCTAAATTAGGTAGAAATAGAATGTTTAGATCACCTTGGGTCAAGGGGTTATTAATATCATCACCATTTAATAAATTTATTAGAGAAAAAAGTAAAGAATTAGGTAAATATTGTGGTATAGTAAAAGATATATATGGGAAGGAACATGACATATTAAAAGAAAAAATAGAAATTATATTTACCAAAAGTCAATTTAAAATGTGGAAATATTATAAAAGTTGGGAAGAATATATAGACAACTTCATCAAATATAATTGTCAAGCAGGAACATGTAATGAGGAAGAAGACAAATTTCAGAAAGCCAAAATTAATTATCAAATGTTGCAAACATTGACGGATATAACTGATACGGAACTACAAGAGATATCTAAAAAGACTATTAATAAAATTAAAAATATAAGTAATGATAAGAATACTATGCTAAAGGTTTTAGGTGTCACTTCTGCAAATAGAAATAAAAACTATTTACAGCAATCATTAGAAATATATCCAGAGTTGTTAAATGATACATATAATAAAGAAATATTAAAAAATGTTAAAAAGAGTTTAGTGAAAGAAGGCAGAGCAGGTAAGTTAGATATAGATGCCATATATACATTCTTAGCACCTGATACATATGCATTTTGTGAATGGCTATTTTTACATGAAGAAAATCCTAAAGGATTATTGCAGAATGGTGAAGTATGGTGTAGCTTTTATGATAATAAACCTGAATTAGACTGTTTAAGAAGTCCTCATTTATATAGAGAACACGCAGTAAGAAAAAATGTAGCATATAAGAGTGAGGAAAATGAAGATCGAATAAAGGAAATGAAAAGATGGTTTAATACTAAAGCAATATATACTAGTACACATGATGTTATAAGTAAAATATTAATGTTTGATGTAGATGGTGATAAATCATTAGTATGTGCTGAACCACTACTTGTTGAAGTAGCAAAAAGAAATATGAAGGGAATTGTTCCTTTGTATTACAATATGAGAAAGGCTGAACCTACAATAATTAATAGTCAAAGTATATACGATGGATTGAAAAGTGCTTACACAGGAGGAAATATAGGTGAAATTAGTAATAATATAAGTAAGATATGGAATAGTGATAATATTAATCTTGATGTAATTAAGCTATTATGCATGGAGAACAATTTCACGATCGATTAAATTTTAGTCGCTTTATATAGTAATATATATAGAAAATATGGTGAACCTAGAAATCTAGGGTGTATATCTAACGTTTAGTAGCTATAGGAAATGATAGTTAATAGATATGCTAACAGGGGAAATCTAAAGCCACTTTTATAAAAAGAAGGTATGATAATCCTGTGCCAAGCAATCTATTTGTGGGTCAAACGACTAGGATATACCTCCTAAATGGAGATGAAATCCGTACATTTAAGGTGAAATTCCTTATTTGGAAGTGCCATACACGAGAAGTCCTGAAAAGCCTATGAATAGACATAGGGTGAAGATATAGTCTACTCCCCTAATAAATATCGGGAAACCGAGGGTATAAAGGTACGCTAAGACATTATATAAACCTCAAAGACCAAAGAAAATGAAAAAAATAATAAATCAATATACTAAATTAAAAGTACCTCATTTTTTTATATATGCTAAAGACAAAGATAATAGTAAAGTTGAAACAATTAATAATAGTGTGGTTAATAGGCTAGAAAAAACTATCCCAAATCCTAGAATTAGTTTTAAAAATACACAATTAGGTAAATTTGATTATAATATGTTAATGCATAATAAAAAAGTGAAAATGGATAAGAAAATAATTGATAAATATACCGAATTAGATTTGAAGAAACCTTTCTTAATCGGTAAGAACAAGGACGGAAAAGTTGATAATGTAGTATTCTTATATCAAGATATTAAAAATCAATTATTAGAAGTTTGTAATGATGAAGTGTACATAACAGATGTTTTAATTAAATACTTATATGGAGATAAAAAAGCCAAATTCAAAACTACATTATGGGAGTGCTTTGGTAATATAATAGTAGAAAATTTAAAAACAAATATTAAAAATAGATTAAAAGATACAATTCAATGTGAAAAATGTGGTAAAAGAATTAAAATAATAAATAATAGAATTAAGTATTGTGCAAAATGTGCTAAGGAAATAAATATAAAAAAGACAGCTAATAATAGAAAGAAACGTAAAAGTGTTTGATTTAAACAAACCTTGTAACCCTTGATATATCTACGTTTGAAGGGTGTCTACGAAAAATTATGATTGTATGAAAATACAATGAAACCATTGGCGTATAAGGGTTTGAAGCACTTTTATAACCTAAAAACGTAATCTCCTCTAAGGGAGACAGGTAGTATCTATATTTACAAAAACCCAGAGGTTGTATAAATCTTCCCCATTTTAATAAAATTAAATTAAAAACTAAAAACATAAATAGTCCAACGTGACTTAAAAATTGAAAGGAGAAATATTTTATGAACAAAACTGAATTACTAAACTCAATGGCTGAAAAGGCAGTATTAACAAAAAAGGACGCTGAACTAGCACTAAAAGCATTTATTGAAAGTGTTAAAGAGGCTTTAAAAGAAGGTAAAAAGGTACAACTAATAGGATTTGGAACTTTTGAAACTAGAGAACAAAAAGGCAGAACAGGAACTATTAATTTTGGATCAAAGAAAGGTGAAACTTATACTTCAAAAGATAAGATAGTTCCAGTATTTAAAGCAGGTAGACAACTTAAAGAAATAGTAGATAATAAATAGTACATATGGGGAATTTTATTCTTCCCTATCATTAAAATGAATAATTATACATTATTTAATATGGAAAGGATGAAGTTTTATGGCAGAAAAGAAATTAGTTAAGTTTAAAAGAACAGAGAATACAATTGGACAGGTTGAAGCTGATTTTAAAATTGAAGATGGAAAAATTTATTTTCAAACCGAAGAAGATACAGAATTCAAATTGCTAACTGATTTAGATGAAATTAAATATTTCAATGGAAAATATGGAGTATTATCATTTAAAGAAAAGGCAGAATCAGAAGAAATTCCAGAAGAATAAATCGTGCCTATGGGGGTAGGCAGAGTCAAATTTATATTTTTGGGGAAAGTACCGATTTGTTAAAATTTTTTTGTTTTAGCTAATAGCATTAAGAAAGTAAATTAAATTCCTATGATTAATTTCATAGGAAATATGGATTGTTAGTTTAACGGTAAAATACTGATTTTATTACCCTCCCCCCATATAAAATCAAAGATGTGAGTTCGATCCTCATACAATCCTCCCTCCCTTAAAAAGGCTTAACGCCGACTGAATTTAAAATAATATGTAGGTATGGTGTAATGGCTAACATGATAGTCTCCAAAACTATTGATGTGGGTTCGATTCCTACTACCTATGCCAAAATAATAAAATCAAAATAAGAAAGGTGTTGTTGTATTAATGATACAAGAAATAACAATAGCAAGAGCATTAACAGAATTAAAAACTTTAGATAAGAAATTCAATAAAAAGATAAGCGAAAGTAAATTTGCAATAGTATGTAAGCAATCATCAAAGAAGGTTGACGGTATTCAGACTAGAGAGGAATTTAATCAAAGTGCTAAATCTTCTTATGATAGTATAGTTGATTTAATTGCTAGAAGAAATGAAATAAAAACTAAAATAGTAGCTAGTAATGCAATAACAAAAGTAATAATAGCAAATAAAGAATATACTGTTGCTGAAGCAATAGAAAGAAAAAGTAGTATAGAACTAGATAAGATGTTATTGGTATCTATGAGAAATGACTATAATCAAGTATTAAATGCATATGAAAGAAGAAATAATGATGTTGAAGAACAATTAAACGAACATTTACAAACTATGTTTGGTACTGAAACTAAACAAAAGGATAACGATGTAGCAATACTTACAGGGAATTTCAGGAAACAACATGGGTATGAAATAATTGATCCACTCAAACTAAAAGAGAAAATAGATAAATTAACAGATGAAATAGATAGTTTTGAAACAGAAGTAGATGCTTGTCTAAGTGAATCAAATGCTATAACTAAGATAACAATTTCAGATGATAAGTAAGTAATATAAGATTTATATAGTAATATATTGTGAGTTATATGAAAACTAAGAATCTATATTCGCCTGTGGTTGGCGTTACAACCACAACTAAAAATTTAAAGAATGGGATATTGAAAAATAGAAGAATAAACGTAGGAATACGTTATACAACAATGATATACAATAGTGATATATCATTAATATCTGTAAAAGTTCAAAGTTGTAAAGTTTAAATTTCAATGTTCAAAATTCAAAGTTGTAGAGTTTAAAAATTAAGGTTATAAAGTTTTTTAAAATCTATGATATAGGTTTAGGAGATAATATAGTTATCCGTTAGAAGTCCACATAGCTATATAATTCACAAATTATATTAAATTAATGACCGTTAACTTAATGTTAGAAATGCTACCATATTGGTCGGTAAGCTTGGGATGTAGATGCCCGTAATATTAGGGTTTATCTTATGGAAATAGGATAAGCTCCTTTAAATTAAATTAAAATATTTTTATAAATAATATAAAGTTTATCAATTAATTTTGGTAGGCTTTTAGTATTTGTAAAATTGAATATATTATCTACTAAATAGTAGAGAGGTGTTTTTGAGATAGTTACACTTTTATCAAAAGACTACTCCATATAGATATTTACAATTAAATATTTAACTAATATTAGGGTAAGTTCCTAATGGATATTTAATTGATGATGATAATATGAATGTTGTGAAACATACAGAAATCATATCCTCTTAATTTGTGGGATAATTACCCACCATTAAGAAAGTAGAGTTAGCGAAATGCTAACTCTTTTATTATTTTAAATCAAAAATATTAGGAGGAATGATAGTTGTGGGAAAAGAACTAGAAATAGTCAAACAATTTGAAGGTAATAAGGTTGAAATGATTGAAAAAGATGGACAAGTCTTATTTGAATTATATTCAACTGGTATGGCTTTAGGATATGTAAAAGCTGCAAAAGGTAAATTGTATCCTCAAAAAGATAGAATTGAAAAAGTACTAACAAATGCCGAAATATCAACGGTTGTACAAGGTGTACAACAATATTTAACTGAAAATATGCTTTACGATTTTATGTTAGAAGCTAGAACAGAAAAATGTAAGAGTTTTAGAAAATGGGTAACAAACGAAGTACTACCCACTATTCGTAAAACTGGTGGTTATGTTAATGAAGGAAAAGAAGAAGAGTTTATAGACAATTACTTCCCTACATTATCAGAAGATACTAAGAAAGCTATGGTAAAAGATTTACAAAAGTCTGTAAAAGAATTAAAACCTAAAGCAGATGGTTATGATAGAATGATTAATGCTAAAAATAATCAAACTATGAATCAAGTAGCTAAAAGTTTACAAGTAGGAAGAAACAAATTATTTAGTTTTCTTAGACAACAAAATATATTAATGAAAAATAACTTACCTTATCAAAGGTTTATCGCACAAGGTTATTTTGCAGTAAGAGAATTTACAAAAACTATATATGGTGAAGATAAGAATTTAACACAAACTTTAGTAACGGCTAAAGGAATAGATTATATACATAATAAATTGAAACAAGTAAATTTTGAGATTGAATAGAAAGGAATTAGTTGATTAATGATAGATAATAAAATTAAAAAACAAGATAATGAAACTATCAGACAATATGAAGCTAGACTATATAAGAACAAAGTTGCATATGGATTGAATAATAAAAAAATATGGAAATTAATGAATGAAATAGAAGGTAAGAAACTAGGTGAATCTACTAGGAGATGCCGTAGTTTCGATTATAATTTAGGTAGACAAGACACCTTAATAGAACTAAATCAAAAGTATGATAAAAATGTAATGATAATAAACGACCTTCATGTACCTTATGAAAGAAAAGATGTATTAGAAATAATACAAAAACATTCACATGAAATTGATACTTTAGTTATAGCAGGAGATTTAATGGATTGTGAATCTATATCAAGTTTTCCTAAAGTACAAAGAATGTCATTAGTACAAGAATTAATTTATGCCTATAACTTCTTGAAGAAAGTCAGAAAGATATTAAATAACGGACAAAAGATAGTCTTATTCAATGGGAATCACGAAGAGAGATTATACAAGGAAATTTGTAATATGCAAAAGAAGGACTTACAAAAATTCTTGAATCCTAATATATTATCAATGCTAGTTGATGGATTCACGATTTATGAAGATGATAAAAAAGTAACTTATGAAGGAATTGCAGATATAACATATATTCCTCATTGGTATGTTAATTTAGATGAAAAATTAATAGTATGTCATCCAAAGGGGTTCTCACAAATTGATGGTAGGTTATGTGAATCAGTAGTTGCACATTTCTTAAACAAACAAGAGAAATTCGATGTTGCAGTATTTGGACATACTCATAAACAAAGTCAGATGATAGTATCAAGAAGACAAGGTGTATTTGCAGTAGAAAATGGATGTATGTGTAATCCAATGAAATATGCTGATTGTGGTAAGTTAAATTATACTAAGCAAGATTATTGCTATACTATCACAAAATATAATAACGATGAAAAAGTTAATTATAATAATATTAAAACATATTATTTAGAAGAATTAAAAGAGAATGATAAAAAAGAGGATTATACTGTAATATTATAATGAAAGGATGATTAAATTGAAGAAAATGCTTTTTGTAGTTGGAGTGATAATAGCTATATCTTGTGGATATTGACTTACAGCTTGGTTAATAAAGTTATTATGGAACTTCATAGCTGTCTATTTTGCAATCAAAGTTATAACTTTTCCAATAGCTCTAGCAGTAACAGTAGTATTAAGTATTATTGGAGGATTTTTCAAATCAAGCAAATAAAATTAAATTAAAACTATACATATTAAAAAGGTTATAAGTCTAATTATTTAGACTACATATACATACAACAAAATACCGTAGAAAGGACGTAAGTTAGGTGAAAAACAAAACAACTTAAATTAAGCAACTGCATATACTGTGGTTGCTATTTTTGCTAGAAAATTAGAATTAAATAAAGTGGATAATAGATTAAAATGATGAACAGAAAGGAAATGATTAAATGAAAAAGTTAAATGTTAAAGAATATAATTTAGATTGTATAATGGAAAATTATTTTAATACTGATAAGGAAGTAATGTTCCTGTGTGATTATAAAACTGCGTGGGAAATATTACAGTATTCGGAGTATAGTAAAGATGATTTCGAGGATTATTTCAGCATAGAATTAGATTGTGAGTATCCTTATTATAGTGTTTTTAAATATGGAGATAATGATTTTATTATCGAATTTTTAACAAATAAAGATGGGAACTTGTATGATGAATATGTAGCTGATAATGTACTTATTCAAGAGTCTATATTACATGAATATAGTGAAGATATTGTAGAGAAATGCAATGAAAGCGAAAACGTAATAATAATTAAGAGCCTTGATAATAAAGATGATGAGGATTTAGAAAATCTTAAATCATTGGAAGAAAATTATGCATACAATTCTGATAAAGAACATTGTGAATGTTGTAAATGTTGTGATGAATGTTGCGAAGATGAAAAAGATGAAGTATTAGATCAGATATATCAACAAGGTGTGAAAGATACTTTAAAAGCAATTGGAGAATTATTTAATATTACAGTAAGAGTAGATTAAAAAAATTAAATATTGATTATAAGCTTATTAAATTAAGTTTATATATAGTTTTCATAATACCCCCTAAAATTTTATTTATATATTAATAGTGTTAGCAATTTGCATTAGTTGGTGGCTGTTGTAGATTGCTAATATTGATGAGTATGTAAATATATTCAAGAATATGGGTGACTCCCGATAGTCAGAAGGAGAATAATATGGAAAACAAAAATTTTAATGAGAATGTGGTAGGCTTTCTAAAGCAAGAAGAAAATATGTTAAGAAATAAGATTAATAAATGCTTGGAAGGTAACAATTTTAGCATGTACAAAAATCTTATCCAAGCCTATGAAAAAGTTGTAGAATTAATTAAAAAATACGATTGGAAATTAATGTATAAGGAATGTAAAACCCAAGATGATAATGGCAGTGTAATTCAAGAGGTGACTGTATGGGAACAAAATGGAGATGAAGATATTAGAAATCGTAAAGTATGGACTGTTGTAGATAATAATGTACCAACAATTAATCTACCTCAGTCAGCAAAAGTTACAACACATATATCAAAACAGGAAAACTATTGTATATTATCTTATGTTGGTGATGTAATGACTTTGTGCAAAAGCGGAAAAGCATGTATTGCATTAAAAATAAAGGAAAATACAATGGTGGATAATATTGTAAATATTATAGAAAAATATATTGAGAAAGATAAGCACGTTAGTATATACGTAGATGGAAAATCTGAAGTGGAATTTAAATTATCATATTATTTAAGAAATAAAGGTTATAATATTCGACGTGTACATACTGTAATAATAGAAGATTAGTATTTTATTATATAAAAACTAAATTTTATATACAAGTTAATTAAAAAATCAAAAGTAGGATTAATGAAAATATTATTCCTACTTTATTTGTATATTGCAATGGGTATTCGACCACCCTATTTTATAATTTTGGTAATATATTTTCTAAAGGGACTAGATTAAATTCTAGTCCTATTTTTGTATGCCTAATTATATCAAGTCGAATGTCAATTGGAATATATAAGAGATTATATATTACTAAAAAAAAATAAAAGAAAGAGGTCGATAAAATGGTAAATGAATTAAAAGTAATCAATCAAAATGGGAAGTTATTAACAGATAGTAGAGACGTTGCAAGAATGGTCGATAAGAAACATTCACATTTAATGAGGGATATTAGAGGATATATTGAGATTCTGAGAGAATCCAACCTTGGATTTTCAGATTTTTTTATTGAATCCACATATAAAACAGAAGGTAATAATAAAACGTATGAGTGTTATTTAGTAACTAAAAAGGGTTGTGAAATGATAGCTAATAAAATGATAGGCAAAAAAGGGGTATTATTTACTGCAACGTATGTTGATGCATTTAATAAGATGGAAGAAAGTTTAAGACAAATTACTACATATAAACTACCACAAACTTATGCAGAAGCATTGAGAGAGTTAGCTGATAGGGCTGAAGAAAATGAGAAGTTAAAAGAAGAAAATTATATTATGCTACCTAAAGCCGAATTCTATGATGCCGTAACCAAAAGTGAAGATACAATAGATATGGGTGAATGTGCAAAAGTTTTAAACATGGGTATAGGAAGAAATAATTTATTTAAATTTTTAAGAAATCATGATGTATTGATGAGTAATAACATACCTTATCAGAGATTTGTAGATAATAAGTATTTTAAGATTATAGAAAAAGAATTCGAGAAACCTAATGGTGAAATAAAGATAAATACAAAAACTGTGGTTTATCAAAAAGGATTAGATTATATAAGGAAATTATTAAAGAAATATTACATATAAGTTTATTAAAATAAAATTAAAACATTATACATATAGTTAGATAAGGCGTATCTTATAGGTACGTCTAATTGTGATTATATAAATAAAATATCTATAGGATAATTATAAGATGTACAAATCCCATAGGGAAATTTAAGAATTAAGGGGCTATTTAAAAGTAGCTTCTTTTTTTATTATGCAAAAATTTAGGAAGGAGGAACAAGATGAGTCAAGTAAAAAAGAAAGAATGTGAAGAATGTCACAGAGTTATAAAAACGGAAACTAATTTTTATCAAACAAATAATAAATTAATATCTAAAGACGGAAGACTGCCAATATGCAAAAAATGCATTAAAGAAAAAATAAATTATAATGATATTAATACAATTTATAACGTTCTAAGACAAATGGATTTGCCATTTATTTATGAGTATTGGCAATCGGCTTTAAATAGTAAGAAAGACACATTTGGTACATACATTAAAAATATAAATTCATTACAACAAAACGAAGGAATGACATGGGAACATAGTGTTTTTAAATTACAAAACAAAATAGAAGATAATAAAAATATCATAATTAATAGTAGTAATAATGAAAATATAAGTTTTCTTAAAGAAAAATTTGGTCTGGGTTATCCTGATGAAGAATATGAATTATTTGAAAAAAAATATCAACAATTAAAACCAAGCTTTCAATTATTAACTACGATGCATGAAGAATGTTTAAAGGAATACTGTATCGATAAAGTTAAAGAGGGTTTAGCAAAAGCAAAGGGAGATTTTAAAGAAGCTAAAGAATGGGCTTCAATGGCTAAAGATGTTGCAACATCGGGTAAATTGAATCCTAATCAAATGTCTAAAGCAGACTTGTCTGGTGGACTAGATACTTTTGGTCAATTAAGCAGAATGGTAGAACAAACACCTGAAGGTGAGTTAATGGCTTTATTACCTTTATTTACTGAACAACCAAAAGATAAAGTAGACGTTAATTTATGGTGCTTTATCAATGCTGTAAGAGATATTAAGGGTATGCCTGAGTGTGAATATAAAGATATTTACAATTTTTATGAAAAAAGAAGAAATGAATATGAATCACAGATGTTGGATAACGAATTATCAAAACAAAAGGAGGTAAAAAAAGCAAAGAATGGCTAAAAATTTTAAAACTGATAATTTTAAATGTAGCAAAGAAACTTCAAGAACAGATATTTATAATCCAGCATTTAATAACAATGTAAAATTAGAAGACCAAAAAGAAGATTCATTTCATCAAAATTTAAATAAATGGATATTATTCATTCAATGGGCAAAATGGTTTCCTGATTTATGGTATGATATGCTCAAACCTGAAAAGGGTGGAATGAGATTAGACCTAGATCAAAGAGTTTTTTTAAGATGTATGAGTAGATTTATAAGTACATATGGAGTATTTCCAAGAGGATTCGGTAAGACCATGTTAGAGTTGATGAGTATATATCATACATGCGTATTCTTCCCAGATATTACAATTGCTATGTCGGCTCAAAGCAAAGAAAATGCAAGTAGTATTTCGGAAGAAAAACATAAAGAAATTTTAAAATGGTTTCCCCTTTTGAAAAATGAAGTTGCTGAAGCACATTTTACTAAAAATAGTACAGAAGTTATATTTCAAAGTGGTGCAATTTATAGTATATTAGCAAATGCACAAACTTCAAAAGGACAACGTAAACGTAGATTAAATATAGAGGAATCTGCTTTGTTAAATAATGCTTTGTTTAAAGATTGTTTAGAACCAGTAGTAAACGTGCCTAGACGTACAGTTGGAACTAGAGCAACCGTTAATCCATGTGAATTAAATGGAATGATAAACTTCCTAACTACATCAGGATACAGAGGTTCTGATGAGTTCGTGAGAATTAGCAGTATGATAGATGCTATGGCGGAACTTAAAGGGAAAATGGTTTTAAGTGCTAGTTGGGAATTACCATGTCATTACGGTAGAGGTGAAACACGTTCACAAATTTTAGCTAAGAAAAACGATCCAACTTCGTCAGCAATATTCTTCGCAATGAATTATGAAGAAAAATGGGTCAACAATAGTACGGCTCATTCCTTGCGAACCTATAAATATAGGGTGTGGTATTTTAAATACTGCTAACGGTATCAGTTGAATAAGATTGTCTATTGAAACTTTACAAAGAGATAATAGACCTTATTGTATATACAATAAGTCCATAAACGAAGGAACTGACTAAGAGAGTCTAAGGTCTTAAACTTATATTAAGATAGCTTGACAATACCGTGCTAAGATTCGTGTTGTACGAATAAAGTGTAGAGACTATCGAAACCACGTCATGTAATGATGGAAGGGAGTAGAGTACATTTAAGGTGAAATTCCTTATTTGGAAGTGCAAGGAGGTTTTGTAAAATTATTAAAACCAAGATATAGTCCACGCTATTAGAAATAATAGAATAACGTGTGGTGCAACCGACGGAGCTTTGGTCAATATTAATAAATTGTTAGATTTAAGAACTTTAACAAATTCACAATTAAGTTGTAGCAAAGATAAAAATGGTAGGTTTGCCTTAGAAGAATACGTTATAGGCGTTGACGTAGCTCGTTCAAATGCACAAAGTAATAACAAATCAGCTATAGTAGTATTAAAAGTAATCAGAAATAAACAAGGTGTAATAAGGCAAATACAGTTAGTAAATTTAATAGAACCACCTAATGGACTTAATTTTACTGAACAAAGTATATTAGTTAAAAAAGTTTTTTATCAATATGGTGGTAAGTTAGATATGAATAAATCAAGGGTGAAAGCAATTGTTGTTGATGGGAATGTCATTGGTAAAGGATTAATAGATAGATTATTAGAGGAAGTCACAGACCCAGAAACAAATGAAGAACTAGGTTGTTTTGCAACAATAAATACAGACCAAAAACCACAAAATGGAGACGCTCCTAAAGTAGTATATGATTTAACAGCACAGGGTATAAATGGAGATATAATAAGAATATTTATGGACTATGTTGAAAGCCAAAGATTAAAATTATTAAAACCATATGATGAAATTAAAACATCTCTACCTAAAAGTATTGATAAAATTATAGTACAACAAGCATGTTTACATACTCAATACCTAATAGATGAAGTAGCTAATTTAAAACTTAAGAAAACCACAAATTCAATAACCGTTGAACAAGCTACGAAAAGAATAGATAAAGATAGATATTCAGCTTTAGCTTATGCATTATATTATATTAATCTATTCTTAGAAAAACAAGAAGAAGATAGTTATGAAGATGATGACCCATTAGTATATTATATTTAAGTAATAATAAAATTAGATTAAATCAAAAATGAAAACAATCAAGATTAATAAACAAGAGGAGGTGACTATTAAGAATTGGCAAGAACAAAAGGAAGTCAAAATAAATCTACAACAATAGAAAAACAATCTTTGCAAATAGAACAATTGCAAGAACATATAAATGAATTAGAACGTCAATATAATACATATGATGATGTAGTTGATGCATTTATAGATGGTTTTGTAATGGACTTATGTAATAATGGTAAGATAAAAACTGTTAATTTAGATACTTTACAATTATGGTTTAACAATCCTGATAAATATATTAACAACATAGTTAATTTACTAACTTATTATTATATTATTGATGGAAATGTATTTCAATTATACGATTTAATATTTAGTTTGCCTCCATTGGATTATCAGATAAAAGTGTTAAAAAGAGATCAAGGATATAAAGATGATTTATCTACAATAAATCTTTATTTAGAAAAGAAAATACAACACAAACAATTAACTAGAGATTTGTTAGTCCAACTAGCTCATAGTGGTACTTTAGTTGGTACATGGCTAGGTTCTAAAAGAGAGCCTTATTTTAATGTATTCAATAATTTAAATTATATATTTCCATATGGACGAGCTAAAGGGAAAATGATAGCTGTGATTGATCTAAAATGGTTTGATGATATGGCTGAGTTAGAAAGAAAATTAATGTTTGAAAATTTATCTCCACTAATAACAGAAATTAAATATAAAAAATGGAAGGATTATAAAGGAAATAATGAAGATGAAGTAAGATACATAATGCTTCCTGTTGACAAAACTCTAGTTGCAAGAATACATACTTTAAGTAGAAATCAAAGATTAGGTATACCATATGGTACTCAAACTTTATTTGATATTCAGCATAAACAAAAACTTAGAGATTTAGAACAATCCATAGCAGATAAAATAATAAAGGCTATGGCAGTTTTAAAATTTAGAGGTAAGGATGATAATGATACCAAAGTTAAAGAAAGTGCTAAGAGAAAAGTATTATCAGGAGTTAAAAGAGCATTAGAAAAAGGTATTAAAGATAAAAATGGTATTGCTTGTATTGCTATGCCTGATTTTGCAACTTTTGAATTTCCTGAAATTAAAAACGGAGATAAAACATTAGATCCTAAAAAATACGAATCCATTGATAACGATATTACTAATGCCATAGGTATTTCACAAGTTTTAACTAATGGTACAAAAGGTAACTATGCTTCAGCTAAGTTAAACCTAGATGTATTTTATAAAAAGATAGGTGTAATGTTAGAAATTATAGAAGAAATATATAATCAACTTATAGATATTATATTAGGAAAAGAAAAAGGTTGTAACTATATATTTCAATATAATAAAGATACTCCTATCGAAAGAGAAAAGAAACTTGATACATTGATTAAATTAGAAGCACAAGGATATTCTGCAAAGTATGTTTTAGATATGTTGGGTATAAGTTCCGAAGAATATTTTGAAGAATCTATTTATGAAATAGAAAAATTAAAATTAAGGGAAAAGATTATGCCACCACTGAACACTAATGTACTAAGTGGTAAAGACGGAAATGATATAGGAAATCCTAAATTAGACGATTCTGATTCTAGTGATGCAACTATAGAAAGTAAGGAACGAGGTGTCTAAGTAAAATGTTTAGAAAGGAAATTATAAATGAAAGATAATATTATAATAGTTAAAAATAATGGTTCTATCTTAATATCTAATAATGGTAAAAAATTAGTTATAAAAGATGAATTGTTTAATAATTTAAAAGATAAATCAAAAGATGAAATTAAAAAATGGTATTTAGCAAGATAATAAAATTTAATATCTTTGAAAGGAGGTGATAAGCTAGATGATAGAAAATCAAGAACAAAAGAAGTCTATATTTAAAGCACAATTTAATAGTATAGAAATTAATCAAGAAGACCCTACTTTATTAAAAGGTACGGTTATTATACATGATTTTGAAAAATCTTGGAATAATCAAATTATTAGCGAAGAAGTTTGTGCTGAAAATATGAATACTTTAATAGGCAAAAGAATTGTATGTAAATACATAAGTAATGAAGAAAATAACGGCATTGATGCATTGGGAGAACATGAATCAAAGGAAAGTAAAAATAGAAATGGAAAAGACGTAGTAATTACAGATACTATTGCAATAGGTTTCATTGAAAATGTTTATATTGATGATTTTACTGATGAAAACGGTAATACCAAAAGAGTGTTGTATGGCGACGTAGTCATTTGGAATGATGACAAATATCAAGATGTTACAGGGTTACTTATGGAATGGCTTAACAATGGTGTCAAAATACATATGTCCGTTGAATTTTTATATTGTAATTACAATATGATAGACGGAATTGAGCATATACAAAGTCCTATTTTATATACAGCTCATACACTTTTAAATTCAGAAGACAGGGGTGATTGTATAGAAATAGAACCTGCATATGATTCAGCACAATTATTAAGTTTAAATGAAAAAAAGACATGGAACAAAGCTATTAATCAAGTGATTAAAAAACAAAATAATTCTACAAATAAGGAGGATGATATTGTGGAAAATGCTTTTATAAAATCTCTTAATTTAATATCATTAGGAGATATCAGAAGTAAGATAATGGATGCTTTAAGCAAAGTAATGACAGCAGATGAATATTATAATGTATGGGTAGGTAGTTATGCAATATACCCAACTGAAAACTATTTTGTATATGAAAACTATGAAGGAGATAAATGGGTAAATTATAAAGTGCCTTATACAATTGAGAATGATGATGTTGTAATTTCATATGATAAAAAGGTGCAAGTTAAACATTCTGATGATTGGGTAGCTGTATCAGAAGTTCAAAAATCAACAAATGCTTTAAAAGAGAAAGAAACTGAATTAAAAACTGCTAATGATAAGATAGGAGAATTAGAAAAACAATTAAACTCAAAAGAAGATACTATTAAATCATTAAATTCTAAGGCTACATCTAAACAAGAGGAAGACCAGTCTACAGTTAAAAAGTTTAATGAATTAACAAATACTTTAACTTCTTTAAATGCAAAGGTTAAAGAAATGCAACCAATAGTGGACAAGTATCATGAGGAACAATATCAAAAACAATTAAATAGTGCTACTACATATTATAAAGAGAAATTTAAAAGTGTAGATGCTTTAGAAGATTTTGAAAAAGAAGATGTCCAAAACTTAATTAAACAATCAATAAATTCTAAAGAAGATGAAGCTGAAAAAGCTAAATTCTCTTTAAATAATATGATTGTATCAAAAATTGTACCAATACAATCAGACGACAAAGTAACAGCAGAACCTAAATTAAGCATAAATTCCATAACTGAACCATGTACAAACAATGAATATTTAAATAAAAGTGTAGATGAGTTTGAAGAATTTTATGGATTTAAAAAATAGTATAAATAAATTAAAATTAAAAGGTAGTCAAAAGGAGGCAATACTATGGCAACAAGATTATACAAAGCAATGTATTCAAGAGGAAATCATGAAGTAGGAAATTTAAATACTATATGGGCAAAACATGTAGTTAATGGTGCAAAATTAGTTTGTGGAGAAAAAGATGAAATAGACAATTTTACATTAATTGAACTAGGAGAATACGATGAAGAAGGAAATTTAACTTGCAAACCTTTATCAGATACAAAGAAACAAGGATATTTATTAACAACAGTTGAAGAAGAGCAACTTATGGAAGGAGAAACTTACGTAGATTTCTTTAATGCAAATGGTGAAATGGTAAGACTCACAAGGCTTGAAACAGGAGTTAGATTTGAAACATCTGCAATAGAGTTAAATTCAGGAGTAAAAGAATCTAAACAAGGAATGGTGGCACACTTTGATACAACTAAAAAGAAATATATAGTTTCTGATGCGTCTTCTGCACATGCTGATTATGCTAATGCTGTTAATAAATTTGAAGTGGTAGGTGTAAATACTGATTTTGGATTTGCTTTTGATAAGCAAACAGTAAGATTAGAATGCAAATAATATAAAATTAAATCAAACAATTAATATAAACATGAATCTAAGGAGGATTTATACATATGGATTTTAATAAAATGAAGGAATTAGCAACAAGAGTTTATAACAATAAAATGATAGAAAAGAAGGACGAAAGAGGTAAGACTATATTATCAGATGAAGAAGCCATAAAAGCTTTATGTAGTAAAGTATTTACTTCAAATGGTGAAGTAAGAAACATGGAAGAATTAAGAAGTTTTAATGCATTAATAGTAGAGGTAGCTGATAAACAAGCTGAAGCACAAATTAAACCTATATTAGATGCTATATCTGATTATTCAAAAGTAGGTAGATATGATACAAAAAAATATGTATTAGAAAAACAAGCAAGAATTTCTATGGCTTTAAGTGCTACTGCTTCAGGAGTAGACTTTGTAAGAATTTCACCTTATATGCAAGAGATATCTGCGAGACCAGAAAACCATCAATTTGGTGTTTACTATAATATAGATAGAATGATTTCTGATCCTGTCAATGAATTTAGAAATGCGGTTAATTATGTTCAAGAATACAAAGTAAAATATTTATTCAAAAAGATAATGGAAGCTACTAGAAAAGCTGTCAAGGCTGTTAAAATTCCAGCGAAACAAGTTTGGGATGGATCAAATATCAAACTAACAGATTTTAGAATTATAGAAAATAATCTTTTAAGATATGGTAGAGTAACACCTGTTCTAATAGCTGATATTAATTTGATAGATGCCTTAGCTTTGGCACAAGGTTCTGCCGAAGTTGGTGGAATTAAAAATATATTTTTATCAGATGAATTAAAGAATTCATTATTAAGAGATATAAATATAGATAAAGTGTCAAGAACTACTTGTATACCTACAGATAATCCATTTATAGATGATAAAAATTCCAAAGTAGATTTACCTGTGAATGAAGGAGTGATGTTGGCAGGTGGTAAGAAATCACCATTTAAAATCACTGAATTTGGTGGATTAAGAACTGCACAAGATATGCCATCAATTGAAAATGAAACTGTATATATGAAAATTGACTACAGATTAGATGTAACTTTACTTACAGGACAAGCAATGGGATATATATGTGATAAAGCAATAAAACTATAATTCATTTAAAACAACTAAGAAGGGATTAATGTCCCTTCTTTAAAATTTAATTAAAATTATTTAAAAAGAAAGGAAGATATTAATGGAAGATAAAAAAGTTATATTAATAAGAAAACAAGGAACACCTTTTATAGTAAATTATCCACATGATGGAACTACTACTACATATACATGGCAAGGTACAAAAGGTACTGTATTAAATGAAAGACCTGTACCATTTGATGTGTTTGATTATTTACAAAATGAAACAGTAGTATTTCAAACAGGAGCTTTAATAATAAAGGAAACACAAGATGAAGATATTAAATTAGTTAAGGAAAACATTCCTGAGATCGAACAAGCAGAAAGTTCGATTATGACTAGAAAAGAAGTTATTGATTTATTTACTACTGGTAATCATTTAGTTTTGAAAAAAGCATTAAATGAATTAACAGAAGGTAAATCAGAAATAATTGCAGAAGATGTTAAAAAATATATTGTTTCTGTTGCAGTTGATGAAGGAATAGATTCTAGTGCTAAAAGAAAAGTAATTTGTGAATGGGCAGGATTAGAATATGAAAATTCTGATTTATTCTTTGACAACAATTTAAAAGAAATGTATGAAAAATAATAAAGTGAGGTGATTTAAGTGACCTCATATACTTCTTATGATGAAATATTCACTTGTTTTCTTGACAATTGTGGTATAGATACGGATAATTTACCAAAGTCAAATGAAGGCAAGTATCAACTGATACATAATGCAATTATACATTACAACACTTCAATTGATGAATCTGATACTACTTTAAAATATGATGATGAAAAAGAACAAGTGAATATTTCTTTAGATAATACACAATTATTATTATTAGCTTATTGTTTAAGATATTCATATTTAGAAAATGAACTAATTGAATTTGAAGAACTATGGCAACCATTTCAAAAAGAAGTTGGTCAGAAATTCTACAGAGAACAATTACAAGGAAGAGAATCAACTTTGGCAAGGACTAGAAATAAAATAAATGAATTGCTAAACAATATGGAAAATTTTGATTATAACTAGGGAGTATGATATATATGAAAGATTATAGTAATTATCGTTCTTCCACGGTTGATAAAGTAAAATGGAGCGCGTACAAATTATTTAAACAACAATTAAAGTCCGAAGGCACAAATGTATTAATTGAAGGAAATAAACAAAATGTTATAGTAAGAAACCATAGTAATCCTACTAGTGAATTTAAGGAAGAAAGATATGTAATTTCATCTAAGGGTATTGAAATTAGTAGAGGACATATGATTAATTATATGAATGAAGATTATATGGTTATTTCTGATATAGATAGAGATAATCCGTTTTATAATACTTCTAAAATGAGAAAATTTAATCACTTATTAAAATGGATATCTAAAGATGGTCAAATTCAAACACATGTAGCATTGATAAACAATGAACAGTTGTATACTACAGGTGTTACAGAGGATAAATATAAACAATGGGGTAATTCTAAAGAAAGTATTATATTGCCTCTTAATGAAGTGACTCAAACTATATATGAAGATATGAGATTAATAATTAATAGACATTGTTGGAAAGTTACTTTTATAAATGAAGATTATAAAGGTTTATTAACCATAATGTGCGAACAAGATAAGATTAATAATAATACTGATAATCGTGAATTAGGCATAGCAGATTATTATAAATATCAAAATCATTATGATTTAAAAATACTAAATAAAAACCCAATTTTATCAACTTTGGGGACAACTACGACCCTTGATATTCAATGCTTTAAGAATGATAAGAAAGTTGAAAACCCTATATTAAAATATGCTATTTCAAATGAAGAAATAGCTAAAATTGAAGGCCATAAAATAGTAGGGTTAAAATATGGAACTTGCGAGCTTACAATTGAATATGAAGGAATCCAAAAGACGGTAGATGTTCATATATTAGAGAATCAAACTAATAATTTTACAACTCAGATTGAGGGTAAATTAACTCTTCCATGGGGTCGCAAGGCTACATATAAAGTTACATTTGTAGATAATGGAGAACCATATAATGATGTATGTGAATTCACTTTAACTGATGAGAATGGTAAAAAAACTAAATTAGCTAAGATTATAAAAGTTGATAAAGAAAACTGTACTTGTACTATAGAAGCAAACCGTAATCAAGATGAAGGAATAGTATTGTTACATTGTAAAAATAGAATAGACAATGAAGAAATTAAAAAGATTGAGATTATGTCTGCTTGGATATCAGATTATAATTAAAATAAATATAGAACAAATTAAAAAAATAAAACAAATGGAAGGTGTTGTACATGATAGACGGAAAAAAGAAAAGATGGCATATTACTAAGGATGATATTCTAAGTTTAGATACTGTAACTTATACAAATGTAGCAGTAGCAAAATTAAAACCATTACCATCAATTTGTGAGCCTAATTCAAGTATTGTTAATCATTTTGTAGAAATATTTGATAACGACGGTAAACAACTTGAAGAAATACCTATGGCTGAAATAGATAGTGAGGCCAGCATAGGTAAATTTGCCGTTGATGCTAGTAATACTATTTATTTAGTAATTGCTAAAACTGAGAAAGTTGAAGTTGAGGAACAAGTGAAAGAAGAAGTTCCCGATAATAGTATTCCAATGACTGAATTGCAACCTGCTGTTAAAAATGACAGTAAGGTAGAGAGCAAAGAGGCAGGCACTCAGACTGAAGATGAAAAAAATAAGGCAAAAGAAGACTCAGGTAAAGGAGTAACTGCTGAACATGATACTTCAAAAGATAATGAGCATACTGAAATAGTAGCAAAATCAAGAAGTGTTGAAGCACCTACTGTAAGTCAATTATCTGCAACTGTTATTAGTCCAGAAGGGGAGGTGAAAACTAAAACCATAATTAAAACTGTTAAAAAGATAGTTACAAAACCTTTAAGTCTTACATTAGAAGAGATTAAGAAAAGATTTCAATACTTTGATGTAATCTATAGATTAAAAGATTCTGTAAAAGTAGTTGAAGGTGAATTTTTACTAACTGTATATGATAATTTAAAAGATTTTTATATATATAAAAGTTTGCCTGTAGATGAAGCTAAAATGATGACATTAATGAAGACTTTAATATCTAGCTCAGATACAAGTTCAATGGGACTATTAGAATTCTATACCGAACCTTTATTAGCTGAATAGAATGGAGTTGATTAAATGCCAATTACAACTTATAAAGATAGTGAATTTAAACATGGATTAGAGTTAAAAGATAGTTGTACTTTAAACAAATATCTTTTTGATGTAGTTTATACATTAATGGATAATCAAAATTTATTAAAATTGTTAACTATCCCTAATAATCAACCGTTTAAGGCTGAAGGTATTGAAATAAGTAAGAAAAATCCTATTATTAATGAATATATATTTCCTTATCCAAAAGATATAAATACAACTACGGTTAAAGGAAGCCGTATTTATGTAAATTGGATTGATGGTAGAGAACAAGGAGGGGTATTCCAAGACTCTACCTTACAAATAGATATATTAGTTAGTAACGACAAGGATATTCTTCTTATTAATAAAGGCAGAAGGGATTTAGAAATTAAGTATGAGATACAAAAGACTTTGACAGGAGCGCATGGTTTAGGAGTAGGAGATCTAAATAAGCTAAGTTGGAATATAATTATGACTAATGACATGGTTGGATATAGTTTAAGATACTTTATAAAGGACTTCAGATAGCTATGAATAAAAATGCTAATTTAGTTGAAGTAGACGTTGATGATATCAAGCTAAAAACACTGGCTAATATACCTATAAGTATAACTAAATCAATAACTATATACCCGCTAACGCTTAAAGAAATTACTACATTAGGATATGATATTTATAATAAATCCTTGAATTACATATGCATAGATTTAAAGGATATTGAATATAACTATCAATCTTTAGCTAACATTACTACATTAGATTTTATAATTAATAGTTGTATTCAAGATGCAAATTTTAAAATTATGTTTTTAAATGCCTTATCGTTATTTTTAAGAAGTAAAATGCACTTTTTTGATAATAAAATATATGTTAATGAAATTCTGAAAGAAAATATCATTACAAATGACATATTTAAAAGTATACAAACAATAATTAAAGTGCAAAATTCTATAGAACAAAAAAAAGAAGATGGCTACAATGTTAAAAGTAAAAAAGGCAGAGAAATTTTAGAAAAGCTGAAGAAGGGTAAGGAAAAGTTAAATAAAGCAAAAGAGAACTTAAATTTAACATTATTTGATTTGGTTTCAATTTATTGTTCTTACAATAATAATACTAACCTATTAGATGTATGGAATTATAACATGTTTCAATTTAACGATCAATTTCAAAGAATTCAAATATTAGAGCAATACGATGTAAATATACAAGCATTATTACATGGTGCAAAAATGGAAGGAGAAAATCCTACATTTATAAAAAAAATAAATTAAACAGGAGGAAATTTTATGAGATTTGGTTCAAGAGAAGTATGCAATGTTGTTATAAAAGATATTGCAAATAAAAAACCTAAAATATATTTAGAAACATTAAAAATGAATAATATAGAAGTAGGGTCTAATACGGTGTATGCGGTCGGTGGACAGGGTATGCCTAAGCTCATAGGATGGAGCGGAAAGAAGGACGTAAAATTCAAGAATGAAGATGCTTTATTATCTCCAGAATCTTTTGCTGTTCTTTCAGGAAGTAAGATAAGCAGAGAAAAGAAAGTTATACATAAAAAAGAGAAATTTGAGGTGGATGAGAATAAAAAAGTAATATTATCTCATGAACCTAGTGTAGATAAGAAGCATATATTTTATGTTGCACTATCTGATATTAGCGGTACTATTCCATCAAAAGAACTAACAAAGGCAAAATCAAGTGGAAGTCCCACATCTGAAGAATATGATATAGATAAGAGTGATAATAAAACAGTTATTGTTCATGAAGATTTAGTAGGGAAAACCATACTTATAGATTATTATTACATGTCAGAAGCAAATGTCACTACTTTGACTATTACAAGTGATGATTTTCCTAAAACATTTGCATTGGAAGCAGATACGTTGTTCAGAACAGAGGATGGAATTGATAGACCTTGTCACATCACAATACCAAAGGCTAAATTAGAAGGGAAATTTAGTGTAAATATGAAAGGTGATGGAGATCCTTCAACATTTAAATTTGATTTTGAGTGTTTAAAACCTTCAAATGGTAAAGATATGGTTGTGTTTGACATAGAAATGGACGAAGAATAAAAGGTGTTGATAAGATTATGGATACTGTAGTAGAAAACAAGGATAACACAATAGAAAAAAGTATAGACGGTAAGAAAATAAATAGTAAAAAAAAGAAAAATATAAATACAATTATCTTTAATAGTAAGAATATCAAAGGTAATTGTATACAAATAGAAGGTTTTTCTTTTAAGCTGTTAGACAAGGAATTAAAAGATAATGTTACTATAAAATACATCAAAAATAATGGAAATATAGAAATAGTTGAAATTAACTAGGAGAGCTAAAAGGTTCTCCCTTATTTTTTAATTTTAGAGTTTAAAGAAAGGAGATGCGCTGTCATGGATGTTAATATTATTAGAAAAGTAACTAGTAATGGTGCTCAAAGTGGTGTTAATTATCCAACATGGATAGTTATACACGAAACCGACAATGAAGATAAAGGGGCTAACGCTTTATGCCATGCGAGAGCATTAGCAAATGGAAATTTATCTTGTTCAGCACATTATTATGTAGATGAAAGTAATATAGTACAAGTACACGAACATTGGACTGTAGCTAGTCACGTAGGTGTTAAATATGGAACTCCTCCAATTGGTGGAATAGGGAATAAAAATTCTATTGGCATTGAAATATGTGTCAATGAAGACAGTAATTACTCTAAAGCAAGACAAAATGCAATTGAGTTAACTAAATATTTAATATCTACCACTAAAATACCTGCTAGTAGAGTAGTTAAACACTACGATGCTTGTAAAAAGTATTGCCCTAGAAAAATGTTGGATTCGCCTAGTTTATGGAATGATTTCAAAAGTAAAATATCTAATGCATCGGTTAATAGTTCTTCTGGTTTGCTAAAGATAGGAAGTAAAGAAGATAAAGTAAAACAATTACAAGTTAATTTAAATAAATTAGGATATACTTGTGGAAATGCAGATGGTATATTTGGTCAAGGGACTAAAAATGCAGTTATTTCATTTCAAAGAAATAACGAATTAAGTGCGGATGGAATAGTTGGCGAGAGTACTTGGAATAAAATCCTTAGTAATTTAGAGGATAGAAGATTTAAGCCACTACCTTTAAAAATGATTTATGATTCTCCCGCTATACAAATTAGAGATGGGTTTGTGAATATATCCAAGTATTTTTATAAAGACCAATTTATTACTGCAATAGATGAAAAGTTAGAATTTTATCTATTAGATATTAATGGTGTAAAAGCATGGATACCTAAAAAAGCTACATATCCAAGATAATAGGTAAATCAATTAAAATCCATACATATAAAAGGAGGAGGTTTATATGAAAGAACAATTATTAAATGAGATTATAAAATGTATATTTGCTATAGTAATAATGTTAGTAGGTCAATTAACATTACAAATACAATCATTTATAAAGAAAAAGAAGGCTTTAGCAATTCAACAAGGAAAAGCTGAAGTGTATAATAATGCAATGTATATGGCTGAAGGAGTATACACTTTATTAGAGCATAATTTCAAGGATCTAATAAAGTCTGGTGAAGCTAAAAAGAACGAAATGGATAGAATATTAAAATCACATTTTCCAAGTTTAACAGATGAAGAACTTGATGTTATTAACAAACAAGTATGGAGTAAGGTTAATGACAACGTAATTAAAGAATTTAAAACCCCAATAGTTATAGCTAAAGAAGAAGCAACAGAATAATTTATTTTAGGACAAGCTAATTAGTTTGTCCTATCTTTATATTAAATATTGTAATGTGTTTTTATTAAAAATATTTGGATAAAGATAATTTAGAATATTTAATAAATGACAATTAAAGATATAGAAATATACAAAATTAAAAGAACATTGATAACCAGAGTCGTAGTCTATCAATGTTCTTTTAAAACATACAGTACTAATGTATGATACGATTAATTATGTTATACCATTTTAGATAATTATTGCAACAAAAATAACATTAATTTTAAATAAAATTTAAAATGTTTATGATAATAAAATAATATGTTATATGAAATTAATTATATTGCAATTATATTTATATATATGAATAATAAATTCAATATACGAAATGTATTACATATTTACAAATAGTTAGAAAATAAATTGACATATTTAACTACCGATGGTAAAGTGTTTACCATAAAACAGTGTACAAGAAGGGGAATAATCATATGGACAGGGGTAGAATAAATGGATATATAAATGCTAATAGAAATGGAGAAAACAAGGGGATTGGTGGGCTTATAAAATATCAAATTGAAAGAAAACTTACAGAAAAGAAAAAATATAAAATAAGATTTATATATATCTTAAAAATAATAGACTTTTGGCGTAGAGAAGTTAAAGGAAGATATGAAATTAAATTTGCAAAATATATACTATATTTAGATGAAACTAATAGTTCACAATCAATGAAAAATATAGATGAGTTCGAAAAATTTTTAAAAGAATATATATATGATTATTTTATAGAATGTAAAGAAGATCATCAAAATAAAAATATCCATAAACATTTAAAAGTTGGAATAACATCTACATTGGTAGATTCAATTGAAGATATTATAAATTATAAATGGGTAAATGAAATATTAAAGAATGAAGGTTCATGTAATGATGAACAGGGTAATTTTAATAAACAAAATGCTAAGAATATGATAAAAAAATGTATTGAAAAGGCATATTAAATAGTAATGTGAGGATATATGAATGACAGCAAATGATAAGATGATAGTATCTAAAGATGTTAAACAACTAGCAATAAATATATTATTAGAGTATTTTGAAGATGATGTTGTACAAAAGATCATTAACAAACTTGGAAGTGAAAAATTTTTTAAAGAGATAAAAAAGAACATAGAACATAATAGTAATATAGAAAAAGATTTAAGTGATAGATTCATAAAAATATGTAATGATTTGAATGACATACTACATACATTAGAGGAAATAGATGACAAAAGTCATATAGTAAGAGAAGTATATAATAGTAGATATGATGTGGAGTGTAGCAATGAATATGATTTTATTTATAGGAATTATACATTAGAATCTAATGTGAAATATGCGTTGAAAAGAAAGAATATGACACAAGTTGAATTATGTAAAAAAACAGGGATACCTAGAACTACATTTAACAATATTATAAGAAATCCTTCAAAAGCTACTTTTATGAATATAGTTAAGATAGCATATGTATTAAATATGAGCATCCACGACTTATTTTACATTCAAAAAATTGACAAAAACAAGTGTAAAAATATGGAATAAAAATGTACGATATATGGAACATTAAGAATTTATACCCAGCTATGGACTTGAATATTGTATTTACGCATATTATAATAGTTGGTGTAGTAGATAATATATTATGATAAATATATGAAAAAAAGGGGGATTAATGGTTAACTATTTTATTAAAAAGCTAAAGAGGGGAAGGAATATGTAATGGAATATAAAAAAAATAATACTCCAGAAATTAAAAGCAAACCAAAAACTAATAATACAATAGTAGATAAATACTTAAATAAAAGAACACTTGCAATGAAAACATTTTTAGTAATAGATGAATTATCTAATTGTTTATTCGAGGAATATTTACTAGACGATAGCTCACTAGGAGAATCAATTATAGCATTATATAAATTAAGAAATTATTTATTAGAAAATAACTTAAGAGGAGATGTAAACGTAAAAGCTATAGAACAAGCGTACAAGTCTAAACAGTATACAAAATTAAAAATGTTAATGGAAGAAAAATTTTTACAGTTGTTTACACCTGAAGAGTTTAATTTATTTATTGAAATTTTCAAGTATAATAAATGGAGTTGGTTTGAACTATTAAATAAATTTAACATACGTAAATGTAACGTATTTACAATAATTCAATGCTCACCAATGTAACAACATATTCAACAACAAAAATATTAGAAGATTGTCAGTCTCGCACACTGATGATCTTCTTTTTTATTATGGAATTTTTATAAATATAATAAGATAATTTATTTTCTATCTGTAGCTTGTTCGATTTTAAGATAAAAGTTGTTGTTTATAGTCAACAGTAAATGTCGTAATTGATACGATATTTGACATAACTTTTACAATGAAAATTATATAATAAATATAGGAATATGTCAATACTAAACATTTGTTCGTTCTATATATATCAAGGGTTTCAAGAAAATCAATTATTAAAATTTATTAAGATATAATCTAAAATATAGTGAAAAATAAAATTTATAAAAGGAAAAATATAGTATTATTCTGTAAAAAAATATAATTGTACTATCATTAATATTTAATATTAACTAAAAGTATTTTAAAATAGATTATGTACTCATAATAAATTATTAAAATAATTTTTATATAGAAATAAATATATTTAAAAAGTTGCAATAAGCTATTTACAAAATGTTAATATATGGTAATATATATATATAAATTTAGTTTAGTTTAGGAGGGGTTTTATGAAAGGGATAAGAAAGTCAATTTTATGTTTAGTTCTATCAGCAGGGGTAATAGCTCCGGTAACAACGAGTATAGTTCAAAGTCCTCAAAAATGTTATGCTTGTACTTTTGATAAAGGTTCATATGCAGATACTTTCACAGAATTTACTAATGTTGAGGAAGCCAAAAAATGGGGAAATGCTCAATATAAAAAATATGGCCTAAGTAAACCTGAACAAGAAGCTATAAAATTTTATACAAGAGATGCAAGTAAGATCAATGGACCATTAAGAGCAAATCAAGGAAATGAGAATGGATTATCTTCTGACATATTACAAAAAGTTAAATTAATAGATCAATCTTTTAGTAAGATGAAGATTCCTCAAAATATTATTCTTTTTAGAGGTGATGACCCTGCTTATTTAGGTCCAGAATTTCAAGATAAAATTCTTAATAAAGATGGAACAATTAATAGAGATGTTTTTGAACAAGTTAAAGCGAAATTTTTAAAAAAAGATAGAACAGAATATGGATATATTAGTACTTCATTAATGAGTGCGCAATTTGGAGGAAGACCAATTGTTACTAAATTTAAAGTAACTAATGGATCAAAAGGAGGGTATATAGACCCTATTAGCTATTTCCCAGGACAGCTCGAAGTGTTGCTTCCTAGAAATAATAGTTATTATATAAGTGATATGCAAATATCTCGCAATAATAGACAAATTATGATTACAGCAATGATATTTAAATAGTTTATAAAAATAAATAAAATATAGTTATGCTAAATAAAAGATTTAGCATCTTGAAGTAAGAAAAATTATAGGAGCACATAACAACAAAAATAACTACTTTTAATTAAGTAGTTATTTTTGTTAGCTAAAAGTGTAAATTACCCTTATCTCCCAATTACAAAATATGGTAAAATATAAGTGTGTTTATTTTAAATTAGTTAATGTATATATATTGACTAAAATAATTATATGTAAAATGTAGGTTAATATAACATATTTTAATTGAAATAGGGTATAAGGGGTGTTAAAATGAAGATAGAGAAATGGACAAGTTCTAATAAGAAAAATATATCTGTTAATTATAAATGGAAAAAAATAGTCACAAATAATGGGGTGATAATTATGAGTAAGGTAATTAATTTATTTGATTACAAAAAGAAGGTACAACAGAAACAATCGCTACCTCTTACAAAAGAAGAAAGAATGAAAATAAAAGAAGATTCTTTATATGATGATGATACATACTTAGATATGTTTTTTGACCAAGATGATGATTTTAAAGAGATGTAGTATATTAGGAGGACAGTATGTTTAACTTTAACAATTTAAAAAATAATTCTATAGTTTTAACGGGATTTGAATTTATTGAACATAATCCATTAGGTTTCTTTGAATTTGATGATACATCAAAACAAGAAGAATTATTTATTAATAAAGAAGAAGGATGTAAGGCTTCAGGCAAATTAATATTTAAAAATGATGGATTTGTACCCGTTAAAGATAATAATGGTCATACTAAAGCGAAAGAGGATATTTTGGTAGTATCTAGAGCTAAATCTAGACCAGTGTTAATTTTTCAAGATATAGAATTTTCAAAACAATATCATGATAATGTATTTGTTATACCAATTCAGACTTTGAAGAAATTAGATGAAAAAATAATTAATCGTAGTGAAGATGTATATGATATTTATTATTTACCTAAGGCATTGCCAAATGGTGATGTTTGGCATAGAGCATTGAGATTAAGTGATGCAAGATTTGTGCATATTAGCACACTTTATGGGAAATCAATAGAAAACGAAGTGAGCGAAGATGAATTGGAGGAAATAGGTATTAGACTCAGTAAAATGTTGAATATCGAAAAGTTAGAAAAATGTAATGAGTGTATATATAATTATGAAAATTATATACAAGACAAAGAGGAAGAAGATGCGATACGAACTCCTAGTATTTAAATATATTAGGTGTTTTTGTTATGGGAAATATTGAAAATTAGCCAATCATATGATATTATAATAGTAAATATATTATGGAGGATATGTACAATGAATGAAGAACAAGTGAGACAGATTGTTCAAGAAGAAATTTGCCATGTCTTGCAAGATATGAAACAACTATTAGATGATTGCGTACAACAGAGCAAGGTTAATAATAAAAAATTATTAAATACTACTAATAATGAGATAAAACATACATTTAATACTATTATTTAATCTAATAGTATATCACGAAAGAACTACTGTATAAGGATATGGTAGTTCTTTTTAACTACGCAAAATAAATTGTAGACTAAGGAATATGTTATTAATATTAATATTATATTCCTTATTGTGTAATTTATTTACAATATAGACAATTATTTATTGACTTTTGTATTAGTTATGCTATACTATATATGATGTATATAGGGGAGGGCAACAATCAAAAATATTGCAACTATGTACATTATATATCGAATATAGAAAAAAGTCAGTGAACCTCTACTGTATAAATGAGGAATTAATTAAAGTCGGTAATTCTCAACCGTAAAATAGAGAGATTAATACAAGTCAGTGAACCTCTACTGTATAAATGAGGAGTAAACAGAGAATGTGGGCGAGTGATTTTGCCCACATTTTTATTAATGAGGGATAATATGGGGATAAAAATTTATTTAATTAAAAAAGAGTACATCAATTATTTAAGACAGTTTGACAAGAATGTGGACTTTAACCAAAAGATGAATGGCAATATAAGAAAATACATTGGAATAGTAGTACATACACATGGTTTTAACTACTTTGCTCCTATGTCGTCACCAAAAGAAAAGCATAAAAAAATCAATGACAACCAAATTGACTGCGTTAAAATACACAATGGCGAATTAGGCGTAATTAACTTAAATAATATGATTCCTGTTGATAATAATGAGCTGATGTTATTTGATATTAACAATCAAGAAGAAAAGTATAAGAACTTATTATTTAATCAATTAAGGTATATCAATAGGAACAAGAAAAATATCAAAAGAAAAGCAGAAGTATTGTATAGTATTGTTAATTCTAAGACTAAGCCACATATTAATAAAAGATGTTGCAATTTTAAACTACTAGAGAAAAAATGTATAGAGTATACATATACGAAACAATCATTTAGTGAAGTTGCTATAGGAATACGAAAAGGTGAAGAAAATAACTAAAGACCGATATGTATTATATGATATGTAATATGTAAATTGAAATAACTACTTTGAGTTAAGTAGTTATTTTTTTATTGCGTAAAAATAGATTGGTTATATAATGTTGGGTTATTGGGTTTAGTCTATTTGGAGTATGTCATTTGGTGTGCAGTTTAAGAATAATTTGACAATGGAGTTATTAATAGGTATTATTATTATGACTTAAAATAATTATTATTTTGATTATAGATGTACCGTATTCTATATATAAAACTAGATATTTATTTCTGGTTTTAAAAAATTAACAACATTTAATAACGTTAAGGGGGTATTAAACTATGTGTCAAGCTATTGACGTTGCAAAATGGTTTATTAAAAATGGCTATGAACCCTGCGATACAAGAAATGGTAATATGAAGTTGAATAAGCTTTTATATTTTGCACAATTAATCAGTTTAGTGAAAAGAGATAGAGTTTTATTTAATGATAATTTATCTGCATTTAAACATGGTGTGGTAGTTGAAAATGTACGACAAGAATATCATAACAATTATAATAATTTTATACAAACAGCACGAAAGTCCTCAATTACTCTAGCAGATGAAGAAGAGGAAGTTTTAAATATTACAAGCAATATTTTTGGACAAGTTGACGCTAGGGAATTATCACAATTAACACATGAACATTCCTGTTGGAAAGATCATTACGAGAAATCAAAAAGAGGTAATGGTAACTATGACAAACAAGATGGTATTATACCGATTGATGAAATAGTTAATAATTATCAATGTGATTTAAATTTAATAAGAGAAATATTATCAGCTTATGAAGATTGCAATGTAAGTGATGAAGAATGTATAGAGGTAAATGGCGTTAAATTTTATTATGATCCCAATGAAGTTAATATTACTGATAGTAATATCCGTCAAACATTAGAAAGATTCCCTGCTGATGATATAGCTTACACAGTGTGTATGGATTCTACACAAGGATTGATTATTTATTAATGAAGACTGGGCAAGGATTATGGTTAGAATTAAATTATGCAGATGGCGGAATGCATAATTATCCTAGAACTTTTTTAATTATGAGCGTAAATGATGAATACATACAAATGTTAAATGTATCCAGTTTAAATGGAAAACAATATAAGGTAGGGTTTAAATCTAATAAGAATATTGAATATTATAAGCCACCGTTTTGGAAACAAAGTTTTGTAAAATTAGATGGATTATATATTTTAGAAAATGATAAGAGACTAGAAGATTTTTTAGTAGAAGATCATAGAAGGATTAAGCCGTCTCAACTTTTAGACATACAGAGTGCATATACAGAATATGAAAAAAATGGTGGAAAAATAGATATAATTAAATTTTCCATAGATGAAATACTAGAACTAAATCAGCCTAGTGCTAGAAATGAAAGTGCATATACTAAAGCTACCGAAGACCAAAATTAAATATGAATATATGTAAAGAACTACTTTATGGTAAGGTAGTTCTTTTTGTTATGCGAAGAAATAACTAATTTATGAGATAAACTGTAATAATGTTAAATAATAAGGTATATAATGAAAAATTATCAAATAACATGTATAATTATCCTTGTAAAATAAAAAAATGGAGGGATAATTATGTGTAATAATGTAATAAAAAGTTCATTAGATAATTTCTTTAATTGTTTTAATAATAAATTCCAAATTTATTATATTACAAAAGAGAGCGATAAATCAAAGCAAGTGATATATGATTCTTTTTATTGTAATATGGGAAAAGAGCTTAAAGAATCATTAATAGAAGGATATAAAAAATCACTTAATAAATATGGAAATTATATGATTAGTGATTATGATGTAGTAATTCATGAAGATGATTGTATAGAAAAAATAAATTCTAATGATATAAAAAATATGAGCATATTTAAAAAACTTAGCAATAATATTAATTCTAAAAAAGCTTCAGAAATAGATGTTGATATAAACAAGATATGGGGATACGCTATAGTTTTAAAAAATGATAGAAATGAAAAACTCATAGCCTTTAGAAAATATTCTGTTTCAAAAAACATAAATGAAAATAAAAAGTTAAGTTTTGTTAATGGTAATGTAGAAGAATATAAACAAGACATATTTTCTTTAGACTTAAAAATTGATGTGATTGAAATAAATGGAGTTGCATATATTACAAATAGATATTATTTTGAAACGATGTTCGGATTCAAAGAGGAATATAGAAAATATGTAAACAATTCTTTAAGCCAATTAAAACAAGAAGATGTAATAGAAAATTTTGATGATTTTTCAGATAGATGTTTAGATAGTGGGAATCTTGTGAAGAAATTGGTGTATGTCGTTAAAAATGATAGGTTGCATTGGTTAAAAGATAATATGATATCAGCTCAACAAGTTATAAATGAATATAATTTAAAAGTAAAAATTGAAAATAATAAAATACAATATTCGAAAAAGGATTGTAGAATAACAGATGTTATGAAACTGATTTGTGGATGTTGTGTAAAAGATGCGGTAGATAGAGAAAGGTATTTTGCATCTAGTGTTAAGAAAATAAGTTAAATTCAACTAAAAGTGGAAGGTGTGGTATATGTTTAAAAATTCGAAAGTTAGAAATGAAATAGTATTGTTTATATCATCTTATGTGCCATTATATTTGATTATTTTTATTCAAAATATAAGTTCGTTATATAATAAACTTATTAATGATAATATCAAAATTAATTTTGCAATCAAGGGTTCTAAAGTATTTGTAATAAAAAGTTTTTTTAAATATTTGGAAACATACCTAATAATAATTTGTATAATTTTAATTATAATATCATTTTTATTAGTAAAAAAAATGTTAAATGAAATAAATAAGTATTCTGATGAAACATTTACAATTAAAATTTTAAAGATAAATAATTTAAATTATGAATATGTATTAACTTATTTTTCAGCGTATATCTTCCCTTTCATTACATTAAATCTAAATACTATTTCAGGACTTTGTCAGTTTTTAATACTTTGGATTCTTATAGGATATGTATATATAAAAAATAATTTATTTTATATAAACCCGATAATTAATATATTTTTTAAATATAACATTTATAAAATGGATTTTAGTTATATGGATGAAGAAGAAATAATAAAAAAAGATATAATTTTATTTACCCAAACAGATAAATATAAATTAGAAAATAGAAATATTAATGTTATAAAAGAAAATAGTGAACTCTATATAGAATTATAAATAGTATATTGTAATATTTTATATATATGTAAAGAACTACTTCATGGTAAGGTAGTTCTTTTTTTATTGCGGAGAAATAGGTTGGTTATATAATGGTGAGCTATAGGGTTTTAATCTATTTGGAGTATATCATTTGGTGTGCAATTTAGAGCTATGCAGATTTTTTGTAAATTATCAAAGGTTATAGATGTAGATTTATTATTTGCTATTCTCATTATACTAGGATATGTAATACCTGTTTGCTGAGCTAACCAATAACGAGTTTTTGATTGTTCTTCTAATACAGTATCTATTGTAATTTTCATAATACCCTCCTATATAACTATTTCTTATTATATAGTATACCAACTCTATATAATATATTCAATATATATAACAAACAATATATAAAATATATAATATATATAGTTGACAATATATATAATGGGTGATATAGTATATTCATAAGGTAAATGAAACCAACAAATCCAAAAAATAAATAGGAGGTTTTAATTATGGAAGTAAAAACAATTTATCTAATAATTGAGGGGAGATACAAAGATAAGAAGGGTAAATTACACAACGTAGTTACATATACAGATAGTTTAGAAATAATAGAAAAACATAAAGATGAGATTTTAGGATATGAAGTAGCAAGTGTGTATCATCTTAATAATAGTGAAGTATTTGATGATACATTTAATACTAATACATTAAGAGTTAAAGAGGGAATAGTTAAGTTTAAAAAGTATCTAGTTTGGTATGAGGGTTGGGATATTGAAGATTATTTAGAAATTGGTCAATGGGAATTAGTTTAAAAGATTGAAATATTAAGAATGTGCTTGATTAGGGGGATTAAGAATGGAAGAATACAAATATGTTATAAAAGTTGGATACAATAGATGGTTGCAGTTTATAGATGATATAGAAGACTATTGGCTAGTTAGCAATAAAAAATTAGCTAAAGTATTAAGTGAAGAATGGTACGAGAAAAGAGTTGAGATGTTAGATAAGTTAATAGATTTAGGATTAACTATACCTCATTTTGAGAGTGCTTAAGGGAATATTAAAAAAGTAACATTAAATTTGATATTAAAGAGTAAAGACTCTATAATATAGATATAGAGGATAGTTAAGGAAGTCATGAGCCTTAGCAAAAGCGAAGTGTTCCTGAACTTCGTTTCCTCTTTTTATTTTGTAAAAAATCAGGAAAACATAGATTCTACAGGAGGAATAATAATGGAAGAGGTAAAATTAAATTTAAACGAATTAAAACAGTTGCATATTGTATACGAGATTTCAGATGAGTATTATAAATTAGATGATGAAGGTAAATATTTAATGAATTATATTATTACATATTGTGAACAAGAAAAGAAATATCCTCAAGAAAAAGATATGTCTATTAAAAATGGATATATCAGTAGAAGCCAATTTTATAATTACTTTCAACAAGAGGGAACTGTACTGTGGCATAAATATATTAACCCAATATTATATTTAGATCCACAAAAACCTAAACGTAAGAAATGCGATCAATATGCTATAATTAAATATATGACAGAAAAAGAATGTAGGTGTTGTCATGAAATATTACCCATACATAAGTTTAAAAATGGGAAAGCTAATTGTATAGAGTGTAGTAGAAAGAAACAACGTCAAATTAATACGATTCATAGATATGAACAATATGGTTTAGATATTAAGAAGGCTACAGATTTAAATCCCATACAGTGGTATAATTGTTATATACAAAACAATATGTTGAAAATGCCTTCGCATATTTATCAAGATAAAAATAATATAAAAATGATAATTAGATATGTTCTTTTTGATATAGAAAAATTGACTCTTGATGATATATTAAATGGAAAAGCTAGTATTAACTTATTCAAAAAATATAGATTAGCACAAATTATTAATAGTATGTTTAATGGGTTGCCTATGTGCTTAAATTTTTGTATTGATGAACTAGAAGGTATGTTTAAAAAGGGCGTTGTTAACCACAAATATGCAACAGAGGAAGGTCGGATGTCTATAATAGAAAATTTTATTCAACAAAAGAATATTACATTGAACGATATATTAACGACAACAGTGATTAATAGAAAAATAGATAAATCGATGTATAGTTTTACTACGCATAACTTTTGTAGTATTATTGATATGTGGCTGTGGTATTTTAATAAAAAGCAAATATACAATAATAGTAAAAACAGACAATATCGACCATATGATTTTAATAAATTAACTAGTAACTATTGGGCAAATAGAGAACATAGAATTGAGCGTATAAAAGAATATTGTGAATGTGAATGTGAGACCAATATTTTATCCATAATGGATGACACGTTGTTATTACAACAATGGATATATAAGTATTTTAAACAATCGGATATAGCAAAATTAGTACCCTCATACTCACAATATTATCGCAGTCTATATGATGTGCTAATTGATACGTATCCAGAAATTAAAGAAAGACATTTATTGTTTAAATGGGAATGGCATCAATGGAACATATATGCTAAGGATTTTTTAATACAAGCGTTAAAAGATTTTGTCATTTTCAGAATGGGTAATTTAATTGATAATCCTGTTAAAGATATTCCTAAGTATTTAACCCGTAATGTTATGAATCAAATATGCCCTAAATTTAACAAACATATAGACAGAAAAAGGTTTAGTAATTATTATGAATGGGCGTGTTTATCGTTTCCTGAATATAAAGATAAATGGACAATTGATAATTTTGAAGATATAACGTCAGAAGATGGTAATGTGTTTGATAGTTACCAAGAAAGAGACGTATATGAATATATACAGAATCATGTACTATTTAAATATATTAAAAGCGTTGGTAAAATGCGTAAGGGTAAGTACACCTTTAAAATAGAAAATTCAAAATACACAAGATTTTGTCCAGATTTTATTATAGAGTATATATCACATAATAATAAAAAGATTAAATTAGATAAGCCCATAGTAATAGAATATTATGGATTGTATCAAGAAAATAGGGAAGATAATAAAATTATTAAGAATTATGAAATAAAAACAAAAGCAAAAGAAGAGTTTTATAAATCACGAGATGATATTTATTATATAGGGATATTCCCTGATGATATTAAAAATAATTTTGAAGGACTAGCTAAAAAGTTAGTCCTCTTTTTTATGAGAAATTTTAATATAAATATTGATAATTGTGGTAATAATTATAGTATTATTATATAATAGTAATACAAGTAATATACAGATACTAATAGATTGGAGATGAATAGATATGAGTACGGCGTTTATTATAATGTGTGTTTGTTTTGGTATAGCATTTTTACTAATGAAAGATATGAGTAAAACCCAACAAAAGGAAAAGCTGAATGGTATTGTGATGAGTGATCATTATGCTAGATATATAGGCGGTTTACCAGATTTGGCAGGTGGTAAAGACGCTACTCTTTATATAAAAGAAAATGAAATAACCCTAGAAACATTTGGTGTAAACCCAATTACAAAAATTATTAATATGAAAGATATTACTAAAGCAGAGATACAGAGTGAAACTCAGATTAATCAATCTGTTGGTTTGGGGAAATTAATCATGTTTGGTGTATTAGCATTCGGCATGAAGAAAAAATCAGAAGTAAAAAGTTATTTATTATTAGGCTATAAAGATAATAATGAAGAAAGAAATATAATATTAGAAAGTACTATTTTAGAACAAATAACACAAACAATAAGAAAATACGCATTTAATTAGTAAGAGATAGGTAAAAATACCTGTCTCTTTTTTATATGGTAAGAATAATAAAAATATATAAGGAGTAGATTATTATGAATAAATTAAATAAAGAAAGTTTTATGGGTAAGAGAACAGTGGATACAAAACCACAACTATTAAAACAGGTTGGAAATGTTGAAATATATAAATTAAATGAATATAATATGTTGAGTTTTTGTAATTTCATGACTAGTTTCTTAGAGAGTAATAAAAAGACTTTAGAAAAGGGACAAGTATCTTATAATTTAGAAGATAGAATAGAAATATTAAATATGTTTACAAATATTAATTTAGAAAATTTTAAAAAGGCAGAAATTATAGAAATATTAATAAGTCCTAGTGAAGACGTGATAAATGTAGAAGAAGAATTATTACATATGATTATTCCTGAATTAATAGAAAAGACAGCTAATGAAGGTGTAGATAAATTAATTAATATGGACACCAATAAGCAAAGAGAAATGATTGAAGAAGTAAAAAAAGAAAATAATGAGAATATAAATACGGAACAAGTTTTAAAAGAATTACAAGAAACAAAAGAATTACAATTAAAATTAAAAAAGAAAGCAGAACTTGAAGAACAAATTAAAGAGCTAGGATTGGATGGTGATGAATAATGCCATACTTTTCTAATATGTCTCAACTAGAGTTAGCAATTAAAAAACAAGCTATCAAGGCTTTACAAGATGATGTTAGTAGAATAATAAAAAATGAATTAAAAAAACAAGTATTAGATAAAGTATATTCAAATCCATCTAGTGACAGTTATCAAAGGACGTATGAATTATTAAAATCTATCGAAATAGATGGTGTAGTAGACGAAAATGGTGTGTTAAAAGCACAAGTGCATTTCAATCCTGAGTTTACCCATGAATCTTGGTGGGGAAGTAATAAATTAGGTATACAAGCAGGTCAACAAGTAGGCATGAACTATATTGCACAATGGTTAGATGAAGGTAGTAATATATTTGCACCTCATACACAAGGATTTACTGACGATACAATTAAAGAGTTAAATGATACTAAACGTGCTATTAATGCATTTTTAGGTTATATGAGAAGCAGAGGAATAACAATTATATAAGATAATTAGGTCATGTGTTGAAGAACTTAGTTTATATGCTAAGTTTTTTTTATTTTGTATAGAAAGGAGGTAGAAGTTATGCCCGAAACGTATGGAATTCAGTTCGGAGTTGGATTTAATTTTGAGGAAGCTAAACAAAATTTAAATCAAATTGTCAACGAATTGCAAAAAGATTATAAAGTTAATCTTAATTTTAATAATGTTAATTTTGACAAGATCATTAATGATTATAAAAATTTACAACAACAATTGCAATCTAATGAAATTAAATTAAATAGTAATGGTTTCAAACAAATATCTCAAGACTTAGATAAAGTATCAACTAAAATGAAACAAGTTGGAGATAGTTTTGTACCTGTTAAAAATGTTAAAGAATGGTCTAATGGGGTAGGTGAAGTTGTTAAACTTACTGAAAGATTAGACGCAGAAACAGGTAAAGTTATTGATAAGTATAAAGATGTATCTGTTAATGCAAGTAAAATACGACAGTCTCAAGAACAAGCAAATGATGTTGCTAGGAAATTGGCGTATCAAGAGGAACAAAATAGATTAAAAATCACTACTGACACACAAAGGAAAATTGAACAAGCAATTACAGGTAGTAATGAGAGTATAGCACAACAACAAGCTAGAATAACTAGAAATAATGGACAACAATACGAACAATTTTGGCTTAAAGCATTAAAAGAAAAAGAACAGAAGGCTGTAGAAACAGAAAATAAAATAGCTGAAGCGGAAGAAAAACGAGTACAAAAAATGATTGTAAACGAACAGAAAAGAGTGCAAAAACTAGGACAACAAAAAGGCTTTGCTTCTAGTGGTATGTTCGGTGATGATACATATATAAAATCACAAATACAAGCTATATATGGTGCTGATGCGTCAATTAAGAACTATAAACGTACTTTAGATAGTGCAGGTAATTCTCAAGTTAAGATGACAGTAGCCACACAAGGTACAAATAATCGAATTAGAGAATTTGGTGTTACAGTTGATAGGAACACTCAAAAAATTTATCAGAATAGTGAAGCTGTAAAAGTTAGTAATCAACATATATCTACTGCATTTGAAAGAATGGGTAATAGTATTAAACAAATGGCTTCAATGGCTTTAACTGTTGGATTGGTGTATAAAGCATTTAGTAAGGCAAAAGAGGCAACAGACTTTATGGTACGCTTAGACCAACAAATGGTACAAGTGCGTGAAATTAGCGGGATGACACAAGAACAGACGGACAAATTAGCAAATTCATATTCTAAAATGAGTGTTGATTTAGCTACTACACTAACCGATATGAGTAAACTAACAGTAGAATTAACAAGACAAGGGTTAAAAAATAGCTCTTATAAAATGTAGTGAACCTAGAAATCTAGGGTGTGTATCTCACGTTTAGTAGCTATAGGAAATGATAGTTGGGAGATATGCTAACAGGGAAAATCTAAGTCGGTAGCGATATGATAATCCTGTGCCAAGCTTATAGATAAATCTATTTGAAGGTCAAACGACTAGGATATACCTCCTAAATCTTATATGACAAGGAGATGAAATCCGTACATTTAAGGTGAAATTCCTTATTTGGAAGTGCTACACTAATAATCATGTTATTAGAAGATATAGTCTATTCCCTTTAAAATACTACGAAAGTAGGGGTATACAAGTAGCAATAGATGAAACAAACAAAAGAATGCAGATCTTCAGTAAATTTAATAAGGTTATTAATGGAGATATTAATCAATCAACTGAATTAATGACAGCAGGTATTAATTCGTTACAAGTAGATGCACAAGAACTTTCAGATACTTTAGTTAAGGTAGGTGCAAATTCAGGTACTTCAGCTGTCGAAGTAGGTCAAATAATCCAGAAATCTGGTGCAATGGCGAAAGAAGGAAAGGTTTCATTACAGGAATTAGCAACAATGGGTGCTATAATTTCCGAAAAAACAAGGGAAAGTGGTGAAACGATTGGAACATCCTTAAAAACAATTTTCGCCAAATTTCAACAAGTGAAAAAAGATACAGGAGAAGTTAATAAAGATTTTAGCCAAACTATTAATACTCTTGAAAAATTCGGAGTAAAAACAGGGGCAATGGCAGGTCAATTACGACCTGTCGGCGAGATACTTCAAGAATTAGCAAGTAAATGGAATGATATGAATGATAAGCAAAGAGCAATGGTATCAAGTTCTTTGGGAGTTTACCAAATATCTCGTTTTAGTGCTTTAATGCAGGGACTTGCTAAAGATGTAAATGGAGTATCCAGGTCACAACAAATTTACGATGAAGTAATGAAAGCTAACGGAGAAACAAATAAACAATATGAAGTATATTTAAATTCATTATCTGGTGCTATAGATAAATTTAAAGCTAAATGGGAAGTTGTATTTAATAACTCAATGAATAGCGGTGCTTTAAAATCAATAGTTGATATGGGTACAGGAATACTTAATTTAGTTGACAAATTTGGAGGATTAAATATAGCTTTAACATCATTGAATGTGGTTCTATTACTATCCAGCAAAAAGTTTAAAGAATGGATAGTTGGAATAAAATCATTTTCAGAAGTTAGTGATTTTATGAATGTTTCTTTAGGAAAAATGAAAGTTTCAATTAATAATTTAACATGGCTATTTAAAACTTCTACAGCTGAAATGGGAGTTTTTAGAGGAAGTTTATTTACATTAAAAACAGCATTAGATTATTCTAGAATATCAGCAATAGCTTTGCAAACAACATTAACATTGGGTATATCATTAGCTATTACAGGTGTTATTTCTTGCATTAGTAAACTAATTAATAAGATGAGTGAATCAAAACACAAAAGTCAAGAGCTTGAACAATCAGTACAACAAAATATAAAATCCAATAATGATATGATAACCTATCTTCGTACAGAGGGTAAGGAGTATGATAATTTATCTAAGAAGACTAAATTAACTACTGAAGAACAAGAAAAATTAAAAAGTATTAAACAACAGTTAGTTGATAAATTTCCAGAGTTAATTAAAGGGATCAATTCTGAAACTGGGGAAATTGAGTTACAATCTAAATCTACAAAAGAATTAATTGAATTATTAAAACAAAAAAATCAAATAGAGAATCAAAAGTTAGTAAATAGTGGAAATGATACATTAAAAGAACAACAAGGCGAATATGCTAAATTAAAAAAAAAGTATGCACAACTTCAACATCAAGCTGAAATGATTAAAAATGGCGGTGGTAACTTAGATAAAAATGGATATTATTACCGTCATACGATAGAAGGATTGCAACAAATAAAACGTAATATAGGATTGACAAAAGTACAGCAAGAAGAACTGAATAGGAAAACAGAAGAATATCGAAATCAATTAGGTGAAATGAAAACTACAGGCGCACAAATGATGGAAAAATTAAAAGTAATTAAACCTAATATAGACGCTGTATTTGCATTAAAAAATATTGATAATTTCACAAAAAAATTAGCAGAAATAAAAATAGACTTTAGTAAATTCATAGATAAGGATAATAATTTGGACTTTACTGGGTTACAAGTGGAGATTCAGAAATTTAAAGATAAAATAGAGAACGACCCCAATTACTCTAATATTAAAATGGTGGCACAATTAAAAGATCCCAAACAGGAAGATTTAAAAAAGTATTTTGATTCTATATTATCATTAGCTAAAACTTTAAAGATGAGTCCTCTTGAGCTAACGAAAATAATGCCTTTATCTGTAGATAAAGAATATTTAAAGAAAAATTCGGATTTATTTGTTAAAATCTTAAAGGATGAAATTAAAAAAGCTAGTGGTCAAAATAAGATTAATTTAACAAATATGATTAAAATGTTTGATGGTAGTGAAATTGCTAAAGAAGGTACGGCAATATCGAATTCTATCGGAAACATCAAAGAACAACAAGAACGACTAGATAAGACTTATAAAAATTCAGTAAGTTCTATTAAAGAATATACAGGATATTTAAAAGAATTAAAAGAGAATGGGCATTTATCTGCTGAAAGTCTAGCAGAAATTATAAATAAGCATAGCGAATTAATACCTTATTTAAATGATGAAAAGACATTGTATAAAAAATTGCAAGGAGTCGTAAGTCAAGAAAAACAAAATGCTCTAAATGCTATAGGCGCAAAACTAGAAATGAATAGTACATTTTGTGCAGAAGTTTATGCAAAGCATCAAACAGCATTTAAAAATATAGCAAGCGCATATAATATTGATCTTGATAACTTTAAGTCTATAGCGTTAACGAAGCAAAAAATAAATGGAATATTAACTCGTAATATAGGTCAACAGTGGATTAAACAAGCCGGAATGGGTATCACTGGTATGAAAAAGGCTATGCAAAAAATGAATGAAAGTATGAAAGGTCAGTTTTTAAGTTGGAAAGCTGGTGATTTGTCAGCAGAAGGCGAACAAGACCTTGCGAAAAAATTGGGTGATATAAAGCAATTAGAAGGATATATCAAAGCTTTAGAAATAATGGAAAAAGATATTGATGATACTAAAAACAAGATAAAAAATTCAAAATGGGAATCAGCCGATTTTTCTAAAGTTGGTTCTGGAGGTCATTCTACACGTGGACGAGGTGGTAGTAAATCAAAATATCATACAGATAATACTAAATATAAATTTGCAGGACAAGCATTGAATGAAATAGATGGTATTATTAAAACAATAAATAACTCTATAGAACAAACGGATAAAAATATAACTAATATTACTCAAAGAATAGCTAATTTACAATCAATAGAATCAAAATCTAACTACGCCCAAATCATAGATGAGGAAAATGCTAAGTTAGACCAACAACGAATTAAAGTAAAAAAATTGCAATCAGCACAAAGTCAAGCCAATGAAAAATCAAAAGCAATTCAAAAAGAAATTTGGACAAGATGGTCTTGGATGAAAGGAAAAGATTTATCTAAATTGAATTCTGTGCAATGGGATAAACTATACAACGAACATTATGGCAAAGAAATTGATTTCGGTGGTGGTGACAAAGCTAAGAAGTGGAAAGAAGCATATGACAAGGGTTCTAAAATGTTTCAAGAAATGAGAAAAGACTATGAAAGCACTAAGGAGCTTTTTAATAAATCGGCGCAAGACGAATTAAAAATGGAACAAGAAATAAATGCTACTATTAAGGAAAGAGTTGAAATTCAAAAAGCTAGTTACGATGAGCAATTAAGACTAGAGCAAAAGCAAATAGATTTAGCGCAAGCAAATTTAGATATTTTTAATATTTATGAAAAAGAAAATGTAGATTATATTAAAAAGGCACAACTAACAGGTCAACTAATATCACAACAAAAATCTTATTTAGTTCAAATGATAGGTATTAGAAACGAGATTACTAGACAAAGAAACGCACTGCAAGAAAATACATTAGAATGGAATTTGTTAAATAGCTTATTAGATGAGTACGAAGGCAAGATTAATGAAAGTAATAAGAACTTACAACAAACTTTAGAAACGCTAGAAGAAATCAGAAAGTCTCAACTTGATGAGTTGTCTAATATGCAAGATAAAATAGTTGGCGCTTTAAAGAAACAATATGAGAAAGAATTAGAACTCGCTAAAGAAAAGAAAGCTAAAGAATTATTATTAGCAAAAAATCTTAACGATGAACAATTAAAACTTATTAAAGATGGTAGTAAAACTGCACTAGAAATATTTGAAGATGAGCACAACAAAAAAATAGAACTCTGGAATGATGAGTTAAGGCATTATGAAGAAGATTATAATGCTAAGATTAAAGAAATTGATAATAAAGAATCTAAAGATAAGTATGATAAAGATTTAAATAAAAAGCAAAAAGAAAAATCTAAATTAGAAGCTCAACGTGATGCATTAATGATGGATTCATCCTTAGAAGCAAAAGGAAAGCGAGAAAGCTTATTAGAGCAGATTAAAAAGAAAGATGAAGAAATTAAGCAATTTCAACATGATAGGGATATTACTTTAAGAAAGAAAAATCTTAAAGATGAGTTAGATTCTAAAAAGAAGAATATTAAGGATAAGATAGATACTGAAAACAAGAAATATAAAGAAGCTAAAAAAAGATATGATAGGGAAGTTAAAGCACTAGAGAGAGCAAATAAAGAAAAACTCAAGAAAGAAAATTTATACGCTAAAGCAAGAGAAATGCTTATGCAGAATAACTTTGATACACTTAAGGATTTCTTAATTAAATATGGTGAAGATAGTGAAAAGATATTTGGTGTAATGGGGGAAACCATTAAGAAAAAAATATGTGACAATTTGAAAAATGCTATAGACTTAATGCAACATTTCAATACGCTATATGATAAGAAAAAATGGAAGAAAGCAGTAGGATATGATGAAGATTATATCATGGGTGATACAGAAAAACCTACTGAAATAACTCATTTTGGTAATATAGAAAAAGGCGTATATGAGTGGGACAATATCTACGAAACTAAAGAATATAAGGCATTAATAGAAAAGTTCTTAGAAGCACAAAGAAATGGTGATACAAAGGCTGAAGCTGATTTGAGGAAACAAGCCCAAGAGTTAATAGGTAAGTATAAAAAACATAAAGATGGTGGATTGAATACAAGTACAGGATTTCACTGGTTAGATGGTACTGACACAAAACCAGAATTAGTTCTAAATGCAGACCAAACACAAGCTATGATAGATATAAAAGATTATCTACCTAATATGGCTAAATTCATACAACAACCAAAAATAAACTTACCAAAAATTGATTTACCTAATGTTAATGTAAATAAACGACAACCTGTTGAACTTAAAATTGATAATCTTATTAATGTTGAAGGAAATTTAGATAAGGGTGCTATACCTCAAATTAAGGATGCAGGAAACGGCATTATCACAAGAATGAAACAAGAAATGAATAAAGTAGGTATTTATAGAGCATTTAGCTAATGTAAATATTTATTATATTATTTTATATAAAAATATTGACTTAAATTTTTAAAATATGGTAGTGTATAAATATAATGTAAATTAAACAAATATAAAATAACACCGTTACGGTAAATAAGATAACACCTCCCATTTTGCGGAAAGGTAAATAATTTATTAAATTTATTAATTTAAAAGATTGTTAACATGCAAGAGGGGGAGGTGTTTTTGTGTACAAAAAAATAAAATTTTTGGCGATTGAGATTATGTTTTGGATAAGCTTGGTACAATCTATAACAATTTTATTTAGTTCGTTTAGATAAGTAAATAAAACTGTGATTTTATGTTAAGTATCCGCGCTCCTTTATGTATGTAATATTATTACAAACCCTAACCAATTTATGGTAAAATATAATTGTGTAAATAATTTACAATTACAATCTAGAATATTGGTGAATTATATTTAAGTAGAAAAATATATCATAGTACCATATATTTTACCAGAATTTTTATTGAAAAATAAGGTAGGGGGTGTTAATATGAAAATACAACGTTGGACAAGTTTTAATAAAAAGGTGTACAAGTTAAAGATACATAAGAGAGGAGCAGATAATATGGAAGTAGTATTTCATAAAACTCCAGAAATCCAATCAGCACTAGATAAAATTAGTGCTAAACTTACCTTGTTAACAGGTAAGGACAATATGGTGGAATTAGATTCTAATAATCCTAATCATAAAGATTGGTATGAGGATGAAGAATAGGTATTAATATATGGCAGATATTAAAGATATTTATATAGTTCGTATTTATTATGAAGATAAAATTGAGAAAGCAAAAAACAGACCTATCATAATAATTAATAAAAATGTAACTGATAAAGAAACTTCGTACACTATTTCTGAAATAACTAGTGCAAAACCTAAAGACCCACCAGGACACTTTGATAAGTTCAAAAAACCTATAGTTAAGTGGAAAGAAGCTGGGCTTGATAAAATGTCATTTGTAAAAGTCAATAAATTGTACAAGATTCCATCTAATAAATTGTATAAAAAGATTGGTGTTATGACAGATGAGGATTTTGATAAAGTTATCAATAGAATTGTCAAACAACATTTTTAAACTCCTAGTATTCAACGATATTAGGGGTTTTTGTTATATGAAATAATATCATTACTACTTATAACCAATATATGGTAAAATATAATTATGTAAATAATTTGCATAAAAAATATAAAATTATTAGATGCACAAATACAAAAATATAACATAATATCATATATTTTACCAAAATTTCATTGAAAAGTTGGATAAGGAGTGGTAATATGAAATTAAAGAAGTGGACAAGTTCACAGATTAAAAGGGCATTTTATATAAGAAATGGGGGGGCTAAAATGGAAAATTGCTTAAGAATTAATAAATTTGCATTGAAAGAAATGCTAATGCGAAATATAAAAATAGATGCAAAGGGAAGACCTATTATTTCTCAAGACGATGAATGGAATGATGAAGATGAATGGGACGATATATATGACAGAAGCGAAACAAAATAAACATCCGAAAAGAGGAGAGGTTTGGTATGCCCTATTTCCATTTGAAGATGAACCTGTATTAAAACCACGTCCTGTTATTGTGCTACAAGAAAATGATGAAGAGATAGGTGTGTTAAGCATTAAAGTGACTAAACATGAACCTAGAGATAAATTTGATTATAGAATATTTTATTGGAAAGAGGCTAAACTGAAAATGAAATCCACAGCTAGAGCTTCTAAAAGTATGTATTTACCTATAGATATGTTCGAGAGAAAGAAAGGGGATTTGCATCCCAGTGACTTAGATACAGTTGAAAAGTTATTCCACGATTATGTGTTAGAACAATATACAGAACAAAGAATTGCTTCAGACAAACAAAACTCCTAGTATTTAATGATATTAGGAGTTTTTGTTATATAAAATAATATCATTACTACTTATAAACAATTTATGGTAAAATATAATTATGTAAATAATTTACAAATACATTCTGAAATATCACTTATTTATATCTAAGTAAAAAATATAACACAATTATATATTTTACCATAAATTTATTGAAAATAGGGACAAGGAGTGGTAATATGAAGATACAACGTTGGACAAGTTCAAAGTTCGTTAAGATAGGCTTGGACAAGCTGAAAAAGGTATGCAAACAAAACGATGGTGTTAATTCGTTAACAGAGGGAGAAATGAATATGGAAATGGTAGTAGAAAGAAAACATACAAACCAATATGTAAAATCTAACAAGAAAAAAGTCCTAGAAGCTATAAAAAAATGCAATAAAAAATATGCTAGAGCAATGAAAGAATTAGCAAAATAATAAACTATTATGATAATTGAAACGTTAGATAAAGAAGATATTTTTTTAATACATCAACAGACTATTGAAGAATTTGGCGGGGAATTAGGACATTTTGATAATACTGATGGGAAAGTACAAAGTATATTGTCACAACAATATCCATCATTTGGTTACGAAAAGTATCCAACAATATTTAATAAGGCGTCTATGCTAATGTATTTTTTCATTAAAGGGCATTGTTTTAGAGACGGCAATAAAAGAGTTGGACTAACAGTATCTAAGGTTTTTCTTGGGATAAATGGCATTGAATTAGATTTAACCAATGAACAGGCTATACAATTAACATTAAGTATTGCTTCTTGTACATTGAGAAATATTCAAATAGATAAGTTTATTTTTGAGGATTTAACATCAATACTCGAAGATAATTCATATTACGAAGAATAGTAAACTCCTAGTATTTAATGATATTAGGAGTTTTTGTTATATATAAAATTATGGACTTTAAATTTTCAAAATTAATATATTAAATTTAAAAAGGAGGTGTAAATTATGTTTTTATCGGAACAATTTGAATACAACGGAATAAGTTCTGATACTATGGGAGTTAGTTGTATATCAGTGGATACAAGTGGAATGAAAGAAAGCCCCTTTGGAATTAAAAGAAATATACAAGAAGAGCAGATTAATGGAAGAGATATACCTTACTTTAATGGTTTTGAAAAAGAATGTTTAACTTTTAAAATGACTATAGGTAAGATAAATGAAGATGACTTAGAGTGGACTTTTGATGAAAGAAAGAAGATAGCTGAATGGTTATATACTGATTATTATGCACCTCTTTTATCATTAGATAATCCAGAAGTAATATATTATTGTACTCCCATAGATGACGGTTCAAGATTTGATAATGGATTATTTCATGGATATATAACTGTTACTATGAAATGTAATGCTCCATATCCATTCTCACCTACATATATTGAACAATATAATCATAAACAAGCCATAAGTGATATTATAGAAATCAATAATTTAAGCAATATATCTAAATATTATTATCCTGAGATCCAAGTACATAGTGAAGATACAAGTTTTAAACTAGTAAATTTAACTAATGGTGGTGAAGAACTTGCCTTTAGCAATATAGACAAAGGAGAAACTATATACATTAATAATCAAATGAAACAAATAGAGTCTGATAAGAAAGATTTCAAAGGTAATAAAGTATATAGATTGTCTAACTTTAATAAAAATTGGTTTAAGTTAGTTAAGGGGATAAATAGAATTAAGGTGGTAGGGGATGTGGATGTTATATTCAGATGTTCTTATCCAATTACAATATAAGGCGGTGGAAACTTGAGTAAAATTTATTTTAATGGAAAACTAATAACAAAAGAAAAAAGTGATAAGTTACTTAATTTAGGATATATAGATTTAGATAAAGATAATGCAAGAGAAGGGCTTGAGATAATATTATGTAAGCCTAATGGTGAAGAATTGGCTATATTAGATGAAGCATACAATGTAATAATTAATCAATATATAAATGCAGTTGATGAGTTAGAATTTGATTTACCATTTTACATAAACTCACAATATGAACAAATTAAAAATTATAATTGGGATGAAACTCACGATCATCTATTTTTAAAAGTAAACAATAAAATAATGTTTGTTATTAATAGTGTAAGTGATATAGCTAGTGAATTTAATACAAAACATATTCATGCTTATAGTAGAGAATTTCTATTAACTAAAAGATATTTACCTAAGTTACAAGGCACTAGACAATTATATAAAGATGGACATGAAACAACTGTATGCAGTATCAAATATAGTTTAGACGGTAACACATGGAATAACTATAGTAATACATTTGAAATTCAAAAAGGTAAAAATGTATTTATTAAGTTATATGATAATTTTGGTAATTTGTTAAATGAATATGTATGGAATTCAGGTGACGAATATAAGCAATTTGAGGGTTTGCACATTACACATGAAGTATCAGATGTATTCAATAAAAAGATTAATGTGGAAATGAAAATCGTATCTGAAACAGGCGAAGGATTATTGAATCTACTTGAACAAGAAACGTCATGGACAATAGGTTATATTGATCCTGAAGTTCGTGAAGATAGAAGCAAGGGTCAGAATCATAGAAAATATAAAACGTTTGATATAAAAAATGGTGTTTGGTTAGAAATAATATACAAAAAAATTACTGATTTATTTCAGTGCATAGTTGATGTAGATACTATAAATCAGAAGTTTAATATATATAGTATAGATAACTTTTGTAGGAATAAAGGATTATATATTTCTAAAGAAAACTACTTGAAACAAATCAAAAAAGAGACTATTAACGATGAAGTAATTACAAGATTAAGAGTGTATGGCAAGAAAAAGTTATCTATTGCTAGTGTAAATCCACTAGGTACTGAGTATATTGAAGATTATAGTTACTATAGGAATCCTAAATACATGAGTTATGATTTACTAGATGCTTTAGATAAGTACGACCAAGTATTAAAAAATGAATATCCTAAGTTTTATAATTATCTTCAAGAGTTGAAAACATTTGAAGAAAAAGTAATAGAAATTGGCAATCAAATTGTAGATTTAAATATGAAGAAAACTCAGAAGGAAGATATAAAGGATGTTGAGATACAACACAAAACTCATCATGTAAAGTATTCTGAAAGTACAGGTGATGGAGTACATACCGAAGATGGAATAGATATAGATTTTTCTGATATACATGCATTTGATTTAACTGAATATAACAAGAAAATTGAAGAAGTTGACAAACAAATAAAGGATAAAGAAAAAGAATTAAAATCCGTAGAGAATGATATTGATAATAAGAAAAAAGATATAGAAACATTAAGAAAGAAACTAGCTAAAGAAAATAATTTTACAAAGACACAATTAAATGTACTTGATAACTTTGTTAAAGAAGGAGTATGGGAAAATAAAAACTATGACAATGCCAATGAATTATATGAAGCAGGATTGAAAGCATCAAAGAAATTAAGTAAACCTTCAATAAAATTTGAAATAGAAATGGTTGACTTCCTTAACATAGTAGAGTGTCAGAAAGACTGGGATAAAGTTAATATAGGTGATATTGTTAATATCTATTATGATGACTTTGACTTATATGTCCAAGCTAAGATAGTAAAGATATCACATGGAATAGATAAAGGTGACTTACAATTAACCATATCAAATAAAAAAGAACTAGATGATGATATTAAGTATATAAGTGATATTGCTAAAATGGCTAATGATGCAAATAATACTATTGATATGTTTAAGCATAAGTGGGATTTAAGTGGAAAGAATACTGACTTAATATCTAAGATTATGAATAATGCCTTAGATAGCTCAAAGAATAGAGTGCTAAGTGCTAGAAATCAGAATATAAGAATAGATGAACGTGGAATACAAATGAAAGATATGTTTGATGATAATGAGCAATTAAGACTCGTTAATAACACCTTGGCTTTCACTCAAGACGGTTGGAATAGTTGTTCATTGGCAATAAATCCACAGGGGGTTTTTGCTCCCGCTTTATACGGCAAGGTTATAGGTTCAAACAAATTAATCATAACTAACATGAATGATAAAGGAGAAAGTTCATTCTTGGTTGATGGTAATCATATGAAAGCTATTAATATGGACCTATCTTTAGTAAGAAAAAACTTGTTAAATAGAATTTATATGAATCCTGAAGTTGGATTTAAGATACAAAAGAGAGATGATAAAGTATCTGACTGGCGAGATTTATTGTGGCTAGATATGGATGGAGAAATATACGCCAAATCATTCCATGTAATTAATACTAACACCGAGTTAAATGATAAAGGATTGGCAGTAGACAATGGTAAAATCAAAATCGTCAATCAAAATGGACAAGATGCTATATACTGTGATGAAAATGGTGATATGCGACTCGATGGTAGATTAAGGGTAACAAGACATTTGGAACAATGGGTAGGAAGTCATAAATGGGATTTAGAGCCTGAGGAAAACAGAGTTATTTTATTAGATGCATATAAGGATAAGGAAAAGGGTGGAAAGCTATTAGTTAATGATTGGAATGGAAACACTAATGTATTTCTTGGGTCACCTCCTAGCAATAAATATAGCGGTGGATTTATGAAAATTTTCAGTGGTATTAATGCTGATAAAGTATCAAAAGGATTTATTACTGAAAATGATAATAGTAGAGAAAGGTTAGAACTAGGAATTCTTAAAAACGAAGATACTGGTATAATAAATATTAAGAACAAGAATACAAAAAATATAGTTTCACTATTAGGTAACGATAAAAATGGTGAAATTATTATAAATAATAATGACGAAAATCCTATAATATCATTACTTGGAAATGATAAAAGTGGTGAAGTTATTATAAATAATAATTATAAGAACCCTTTGATATCATTAACTGGAAATGATAAAGGTGGAATAATACAAGTAAATGGACAAGAAAAAGATAATATTAATGTATTACTAGGTGCATTAGAAGGAGACCCTGATTATGAAGGTGGGCATTTAAAACTTTATAACAAAGAATTAACCAATCCACGTGCATTTTTAGGTATAAGAAGACAAGACGACGCAGGATCATTAGAATTATATACAGGAAATAAAAAAAAGAATGTACTAATTTCTGCTAGAGATAATGAAAATAAGTGGCAAAGCTCTGGAGTAGTAAAATTATTTAATACCAAAGGAGACCCAAGTATAACATTAACAGCTGATACAAATAAAAATCCTATGGAAAGAAAAGGCATTTCGCAGATGGTTTTTGGTGAAGATGTAAAGAATCCAAGATTAGCATTATACAGTGGCAATAATGAATATGGTAGTTATATTCAAATGGGTGATAAACGAGGTAGACCACAAATGTTTATTGGCAACGTTAGTAGAAAAGAGATACCAGGAGGCTGTCAAGTATGGTATGCAAATATGGACGAATTCAGTGACACAAAAAACAGTAAAAGAGTGCAGATATATGTCAATAATGAGTCAAATGCACAAATTGATTTTTGGGATACTACGCAAACAGATGCACTAAAAGCCCTTGCACGTATTAATACAGGTGAAGGGCAATTAGAAATACATCATATGTCGGGTAGACAAATTACGTTTACTAAGGATGGCAAAATATTATTTGACTAGTTTTCATTGAACCAAAAAGTGTCAGCATGAATACCGAAGTGGAATTTTGTTATTTCGCTTTCACCATACATATGCGCATATTCATCATTGTAATTACACCAAAAATGAAATAATATGTCTGGTTTGTAATTTTTAAATCTATTTATTTCATTTTTATTTTTACTTAAAAAACAACCTCTTAGTTTTTCATTAGGAAATAAAGCTAAAGATAAATTAGCAACTTTCTTTTGATGATCTTTCATGAGTGAAGATAGTTCTAACATTTGTTTTTGAGTATATTTTCTACTAAATACTAAATCAACAGGACTTAAATCTTTAGTCCATGTTTGTACAACTTCAAAATCACATGCTTTAGAGTATATTTTTTTACTTGTATTAATATCTACTTTAGTAGTAAAGTTAAATGTTCCCATAGGAGTCTTCAATTGATTAAAACGACTATCTTCATTCAAGAATTTTTCTAAGTCTTCAGGAGTTTTAATCTGTTGTTTTAGTTTTTGTATATCAATTTTATTATTATCTTGCTTAGCTTCTTCCTTTTGGACAGGTTTAGTATCTGGTTTAACAACAGGCTTGTTATCAGTTTTTTCATCTACTTTAACCTGTTCAATTTTATCTACTTTAATACTAGGTGTTTTGTCATTCTTTATATATTTTTCTAAATTGAAGTTATCTTTATTTTGTAAGAAGTCTTCTATTACATCTGCATAAGCAACTACTTTTTTGCTATCATCACAGAATGCGAATAGTCCATCATTTTTACATTTATTTTGGAATTCATTTAGGAATGCTTTATCACCTAACATAGAATCTTCTAAATCATTTAGATTATATTTATAAACTACATTAGTAGATTTATCTTTTATTAGATAACCATTTACTTGAGCATTTGCTATAGTTGGTATAAATGATAAGCAACCAGCAGTTATTAATGATAATACGAGTTTTTTCTTAAGCATAATTTTATGCCCCCTTATAGGTAATATTATGTAAATTAATAATAGCATATTGAGGACTTATTTACAATATATTCATTAATGTGAATTTCATATAAATGATTATTAGTGGTTTACGGAATAAATTTAATAGATATATGGATAATGTTTCATAATGAAACAAAATATTGTATAATATTAAATAAATAAACTACTAATGGAGGAATAAAATGAGTAAGACGAGTAAGGTTACGGTCATTCTAGTATTAGTATTAAGTTTATTATTTTCCCAAGTTGCATTTGCGAAATCACGTGGATCTGGTGGAAGAGGAAGACGTAGTGGAAACGTTAGTGTAAGAGGATATTACAGGAAAGATGGGACTTATGTTAGACCTCATACAAGAAGTTACCCAAGTACACATGGTCATAAAGGAACTAGTTATAGTGATTATACTTATGATAGTTCATTGTTTATATCAGAAGATGAAAAGAATGAGCTTAAAAGTAGAGAGAAGTCCCTGGAGAAAGAAAGAAAAAAATTATATGCTAAAATTGATGAATTAAAAGATGAAATGAAAAAACTGCAACAAGAGAATGAACAATTTAAAGACACGGAAAATAGAAGTGGAGTCAAGGAATATGTCAATAATGTAGTTATTTTAGATGAAAGTTTTAATATAGAAAAATCAAATCTAGATTATATTGATAAGAAATTAAGCAATTGTGATAGGAAGTCTAAAATTATATGGGATATGGATTTAGATTTTATAAAAGACGATATAAATAAAGTAAACGAAAAATTGATATCAAAGGAAAAAGAAGTTCAAGGTGTCAGAGAATATATTACTAAGAAAAAGAAAAAGTACAATGAAGCACAAGAAAAAGCTTTAAATGTTACAAAAACTAAAGATTATATAGATAAAAGTAAAAAAGAGTATAGGAATTTTAAAGATTTAAATACTATACATATTAAACAAGAGATTAAAGTGACATTTTCAAAAAGTATTAATCCAGATACTATTAACAATGAAAACATAAAATTAATTTCAGAAGAAACTAGTGAACAGATTTTACTAGATTTTAGTATGTTAAAGCCTAATAAAATAGGAATTGTTCCTAGACAATCTTTAAATCATAATGAAGTATATTATTTAATTATAAATGATGGTGTAAAAGCAAAGGATGGAAGTAATATTATACGTGGTGTTATTTGTAAAACAATTCAAAAATAAGTTTAATATTATTGTTGAGAGATCTTGTGTATTTAATTTAAAGTCTTTGCTGTAATAGTTAAACTTAAATAAATACATAACAATATACTATATATAGTCATAATTAAACTTGCGAATACCATATGTTGTATGGTAGTATAATCACATAATACTAAATTATAGGAGGAACGTAAATAATATGTGTGAAGAAAGTTTTCAGCAATTAAAATGGGATATTACAACAGGTAATGAGGTTACTATTCCTGAAATAGGAATCAAAATTAAAGAATTATATGGAGGATTTGGACAAGGTCAAAAAATACTTACAGTTCCTCAAATAGCAAAGCTACATGTAGATAATCCTGAAAACAAAGAGGAAGTTAGAGCTAAAGCTAAACGAATAAATGAATTGATAAATAATAATATAGTCCTTCCTAGTGGAGATACTTATTTTGAATTTGGTATAGATATTATAGATTTAAAATCCGTGGACGTTTCAAACGACCACAAAAAAGCAATAAAAAATTTGATTAAAGATAAAATTTATACTCAGAATTCTGTAAATAGAGCTAAAAATTTATATGTAATATCTGAGCAAGGTTATTCTTTATTAATTAATTTAATGAATGATACTCGTTCTAAAATAATATATAAAAAAGTAATAAGAGACTATTTTAGAATAAAAAATTTGATATTAAGTAGCGAAGACACAGAACAATACATGTTAAGGTTATTAGGTAAAAAAGAGAGAAAACGTACAACGGATACTATTAAATACTTTATTGATAGAGGAGATATAAAACATGATCCTTCGCATGGTTATACAAATGCGTATGCACTAGAAACTAATTATATTTACAAAATATTATTTGGGAAAACAGCTAAAGAAATAGCTCGTAGTTTAGGCTTAGATCTAAAAAGTTATGATACTGTAAGAAATCATTTATGTATTGAAGATATAGATGATATCAGAAAGATTGAGGGAAGGGTTGCCTACATGATGGAAGATGGAAAAAGTTACGAAGAAATTCATAAACGCTTAGAAGAACTATATCCTGACGCTAGAAGACCTAAATTAGCTGATAAAAGTATACCTATAATTCAAAGACTTATGTAAATTAAATAACTTAATAATAAATAACTACTTTTGATTAAGTAGTTATTTTTGTTATGCGGAAAAATAATATTATGACTAATAACCAATTTATGGTAATATATAAATATGCAAATAATTTACAAATGCGATCTAGAATCTTAGTAAGTTGTATTTAAATAGGAAAATATAACACAATATCATATATTTTACCAAAATATTATTGAAAAACGGGACAAGGAGTGGTAATATGAAAATACAACGTTGGACAAGTTGCAAATATATAAAAATAAATCGGAACAAGTTGAAAAGTAATGGGGGTGTTAATATGAATAAATTGAAATCATTTAATTTAAATATTTTACAAAATAAAAAAACTACTATAGTTTCTACACAAGATTCTTTAAAAGATGTTGCACCCATTAATTGGAGTGAAGAAGTTTTATCAGGAAAGAAAAAGGTTTTGTTAGATTATAACGATAAATAAAAGATGTGAGGATAACAAATGTGTAAAGTTGGGGATATTATATTAATAAAAAATTATGTGGATAACGAAAAAAAGTTAGATCAACATTCTTTTGTTGTTTTAAGTGATGAATCGGGTAAAATACAGGGTTTAGATTATAATATTATTTGTAATGTAATGTCATCTTTTAAAAATAAAAAGCAACAAGAAAAGAAATTACAATACGCAGGAAACTTTCCTATAACACACAATGACACAGTTACCCATCCTGACAATGGTAAGGATGGGTATATAAAAGCAGAACAATTATATTATTTTAATAAAGATAAACTTGACTATATGGTAATTGGTCAAATTAAGCCAGAAGCATTTAATTTGCTTATGGAGTTTATAGAAAAATTAGATGTAGAGTTTAAGATAATAATTGACAATTTATAAAAGAGATAGGCTAATATTGTTTTAGCTTATTTTTTTTATAAATATGTTGTGTTATAGATGGTTAAAGAATGAAAATCTCTTATCGATAAAAAGGTAGGAGGGATTCATATGAAAAATCACAAAACAGCAAAATATGATCTTGATATATATTATAAAGAATTTAGTGAACATATAAATAATAATAAACAATATCAATATTATGAAGGATTAAGAGATAAAATAAAAAATGATTATATAGAAAAGATAAAAGATAAAAAAATAAATATTAATGTAGAAAAACTAAGATTAAATTTATTAATATCTAATATGGAAAGTACGATAAGAAATGAAGTTATGAGTATAGCTATGATTAGTATATCTATTTTAGCATCCGGTATTATAAATGCTGTAGCAAATTTTAAAAGCTTTTGGGGAACAGTTATATTTTGTAATGCATGTTCTGTTGGGATATTACTTCCATATCTTAAAGCATTTAAAAGAGAGCCTCATAAGCTTTTCTTATATAAAACATGTCTAGAAATATTAGAAGAAATTAAAAATGAAATAAAAGTAAATAATGTTGATATAACTACTTTTGATTAAGTAGTTATTTTTATTATGTATAAAAATATGATTAGTGATTACACGTAATCAAGAACAAATTATAATAAAAAAGCAATTAAAATTTTATAAAAATATTTTAATGGATTTCTAATATTAATTATATTAAAATTTTTATTTGTTATAAAATAATTGATATATGATTGAAGTTGTAAAATACAGACAAATATTGAAAAAATATATACAAAAGTGTATAATAATTTATGAGATTAATTGCAATATATGGAGTTACATTACAGAAAGGTGATAAAATTTTGAAGAAAAAAAATATATTGCTTACTATAGTTTTTATGATATTGGTTTGTATACTTATAGGGTGTGGTAAAGGAAATATAAGAAAAGAAGTATACGAACAAAGTGCAGAAAACTATAATTATTTATGCAAATACATAAGTACATTAAATCCTGAATTAAAAACTTGTAATTATAATACTACACTTGAACTATCAAATATTATGAGTGATTATGATAATAATAAAATTTCTAATTTTTATACAGATATTAATAAAAAGTATAAGGATTTAAATGACGAAGAAAAGAAGTTAATTGATTCATTAATGAATTTAGAAGTGAAAACAATTCAATATAGCTATAAAATTAGTAAATTTAATAGGGATGTTCTTTTACATCAAGCTAATATGATAAAAAGCGGATGTGACATTGAAACGGAAGTGGATATAAAGGATAAATACAGTAATGAATTCAAAGAGATATTGGAAAGCATGCAAAAACAAATTGATGAAATATCTAATGTTACAGATGAAAAGAAATGTAATTATCCATCAACAATATTAAAAGATTTAGATGAGAAGATAATAAGTGTTTTTAGAGAAGGTGGTGGAAATTAGGTTATGGACAATAAACAAAGTAAAGAGAAAATAATATCATATATATCATATTTTATATGTATACTTTTTTTAGGAACTGGTTTTTATAAGATGTTTTGTTATAACAATAATACGAGTAGCTATTCAAGAGATTCAGTGAATGCTTATGTTGGAGGAGATGCGTATAATTATATTATAAATTCTAATTATGCGAATTGTTATTTTATACTTGCACTTATATTTGTTATTATAGGCTCAGTCGCACTAATAATTGATAAAATCGATAATAAAAATTAAACTACTATAATATTGTAATTAATCTTATTAATAATATACAAAGGAAATAACTACTTTTAATTAAGTAGTTATTTTTATTATACGTAAAAATAACATTGTGACCAATATCCAATTTATGGTAAAATATGAATAAGTAAATAATATACAAATGTGATCTAGAATCTTAGTAAGTTGTATTTAAATAGGAAAATATAACACAATATCATATATTTTACCAAAATATTATTGAAAAGTTGGGCAAGGGGTGTTAATATGAAGATACAGCGTTGGACAGGTTATACTAAAGGGAAAGTTTATAGAATAAAAAATAAATTGAAATATACCTATAATGGTGATTCCAATGACAAATGTTCATTAGGAGGGTTACATATGAATGCATTAATGATGATAAGAGAGAAGAATAAACGTTCAGATTCATTTCTTCAAGCAAAAATAAAAGAACCTATGCTTACTAATGAGGAATATGAAGAAGGAAGAATGTTTTTTGAAAATGTAGTAGAACAAATCAATAATGCAACATTGAAAGAATATCTTAAAAGATGTAAAAATCAAAAATAAAACTTTTATAGAAAGGACACATATAATGAGATTTAAAAAAGGACAAATAGTTTACTATAGCTTTCCCACAAAAACTAAAAATAAAACCAAGGTATTGTTTGGAGAACATATGGCGGTTGTACTTCACTCAAGAGAAACTCCATATAGAACTTTATTAATAGCACCTATAACATCATTAGAAAATTTAAAGAATTCAAACAAAATACCTGAAAATTACTTAAAATTAGAAGTGAGCAAGTATTCTTCATTTTTAAAGCATGATTCATATGTAAATTTAGATATGATTATTTCAGTTGATGGAAATAAAATAGATGCCATAGAGATAAATTCAAAGAAAATAAACGCTCATATTGATGAACAAGACGAAAAAAAACTGGATTATAAAATTGCTTTGACTTATGAATTACAAAAATATTTTAACGATGAACATAATAAAGAAATGAAACAAGAAATCAGCAATATATTAGAGTATATTGATATTAATATTAAAGAAAAAGTAAAAATGATAAAAGGAATATCTAAAAATGAAGAATTATTATCATTAATATTTGACATAATAGACAATGATTTAGTTAATATATTAAAAGATAATTATTTACAACCAATCGCAAAAGAAAGCCAACTCCTTTAGGTGTTGACGTATACAAAGCAATATCATTAATATCTAGTATGGGGATATAAAATCTATATAGGTTTAGACATGAGCCTTATACTAATGTTAATCATTTATTAGAGTGATAGTTAGTGAAAGTCTTAGAGAAACTAACTAGTATTTATATGTTGTAATTTATTTGTAGTTTAAATAAATGAGAGTATAAAAGAAGTTAATGTATCTAAGAACCCCAAGACTAAAGTCTTGGGAGTGTCAGATTAATAATTAAATATGAATATATATAAAGAACTATTTCATAGTAAGGTAGTTCTTTTTGTTATGCGTAAAAATAGGCAGTAGACTAAAGGATTTATTTAAGATCGTCTTCATATTCTATTAAGTCATTTATTTTACAATTAAAGAATTTGCATAGAATGTTAAGATGGTCTTTTTTAATAGAAACAAAAGAATCATTACAATATGCAGAAATTGTAGGCTGTCTTATGCCTGTAATTTTAGATAGCTCAGATTGAGTAAGTCTATTTTCAGCTAATTTTATATGAAGTTTCATTTTAATCATATATAGTTAACCCTCCTTATAAATACTATATCTATAATTATACTACGTTAGTATATAGTATTCAACTTATGTATAAACTTATACGAAAATAGTATAAAATATATAAAAATAGTATTGACTTTATACGAAAAACGTATATAATTATATTCATAAGGTAAATGAAACCAACAAATCCAAAAAATAAATAGGAGGTTTTAATTATGGAAACCAAAACAATTTATCTAATAATTGAAGGTAAATACAAAGATAAGAAAGGTAAATTACATAATATTATTACATATACAGATAGCTTAGAAATAATAGAAAAATATAAAGATGAGATTTTAGGATATGAAGTAGCAAGTGTCTATGATCTTAATAATAGTGAAGTATTTGATGATACTTTTAATACAGATACATTAAGAGTTAAAGAGGGAATAGTTAAGTTTAAAAAGTATCTAGTTTGGTATGAAGGTTGGGATATTGAAGATTATTTAGAAATTGGTCAATGGGAATTGATTTAATAAATAATTAAAATATATAAATTAATACAAAAATTTTAGGAGGGTACATATGAATAAAAATTTAGAAACAAAATTAATCGACTTTGAAGGAGACAAACTTTTAGGGGTTAGAACCGAAGATGGCAAGATATTTTTAGGAGTTAAAAAGACTATACAATCTATTGGATTAACAGAAGGGCAAGGTAGAAGACAAGTTGAAAACTTAAAAAAAGATCTAGTATTAAAACAAGGTATCACATATTTGCGACACCTTACTAACGGAGGAGAACAAACCGTTTTATTTGTTAATGAGGACTTTGTAACTCTATGGTTAGCAAAAATTACTTTAACTCCTAAAATGCAAAAAGAAAATCCACAAACAGTAAAAAAATTAATAAACTATCAACTGAAATGTGCTAAGGTTTTGCATGAAGCTTTTATGGGTACAGAAAAACAAAAACAAGAATTCTTTAATGAGATGGGATTAACAGGGGAAATAGTAGAATTAAAAGGACAAATTCAACAAAATACTAAAGAATTAATAGATACCAAAACTCAATTAAATACTTTAATAGATAGTTCGACTATTAATAGTAGACAAGCACAAAAATTATTACATTGTGCAAAAGATAGAATTGGAACAATGCTAGGCGGTGCTCATTCATCAAAGTACAAAAAAGAATCAAGAATGTATTTTAAAAATTTATGGCTAAACTTTTGTAAAGAATTTGAGGTTAGTTCATATAAGGACTTAAATCCTTTAAATTATAACGATGGATTTAGATTTATAAATAATTGGTCTATGATGTAGTATTTGTAAAAGTAATTTTATAATCATCAGATTAAAGAAAAAATTGTTAATTTATAAAAAGTTATCCACAAATTTTGAAAAAAAAGAAGGAAAATAAGATAACTAGTAGAAGGTAATAGATATATGAAAAATAAGTTTTGGCGTGTAGTTATTTTTCCTTAATTATAAAAAACACCATATTATTATACAAGTAACTTCTTTTAGAAGGCTGTATATTTGGGGAAATTTATCTTTTAAACAAGCTATTAATGAAGGAGAAATTAATATGGATAAGATTAAAGTACACAAGATAGTTAATGAAATTAAAGAAAGGTATGCTATAATAGGTCCTTCTGTAAATCCTATAGACATAGCAAATGAATTAAGTATAAATGTATACGAAGTGGATAATTTAAATGCAAATGGAGAAAAAGTTTCTGGAGCTATAAGTCATCATGATGGTGATATAGATATATATGTAAATGCTCAAGATACTAATGAAAGAAAGAAATTTACTATAGCACATGAATTGGGACATTATTTTCTAGAGCATTTAAACAAAAATCCTAAGATGGTAGATTTATTATTTAGAGATGATAATCATAATTTAGCAAAAGAAGAAAAGGAAGCAGATGAGTTTGCTGGATGCATTTTGATGGATGAAAAGGAAATTAGAAATAGATATAAAAAGGCAACTTCTATAGGAATGACTGAAGATACAAAAATATCTATATTAGCTAATATTTTTAACGTTTCAAAACCTGCAATGTATACTAGATTAAAAAACTTGGAGTTAATTAAATCATGACTAGAATAAAAGATTTGGAAACCATAGATATTAAGGAAATCGAAGAAAATGATAATCTATTTGACCAACTAAACATTAACAATAGCAATCGTAGAAGCTTAAATGTAATTGGACAAGGAGACAGAGTAAAATCCAATGGTGTAGACATGTTATTAAATTTTATAGCAAGTTCGTTTCCAAATGAACAAAAAACAAATTCAAGACTAAAAATAACTTTAAGTATAATTTTATCAGTTATATTAATAGCGCTAGTTGCTTCAACAATATTAATAGTTTGGAATATTGGGTAATTAAACTGTTATAACAAATCTAAACAAGACTATACAAATATGTATAGAAAAATAGATTTATAACAGGAGCCCTGTGTATCATGTGAATGGTGCATACTCGGTGTTAATTGCTTTTAACTCCTAAAGCCTAAGCCTTACAACCAAAGCGAAGTTGGAAACGACAAGCGTACACGTTTAGCAAATTTACCAATGGACATTAATTCCATGTACTCACCTCCCTTTAGTATAATAATATATTACACTTTTTAGAGAGATATGTAAATATTTTTTATATTTGTATATATTTTTCTTATTCACTATAGGTCGCAACACCTATAGCAGTCTTTCTCTCACGAGTAGACCTCTCATACTTTCATATGAGCGTAGACTATATCTTCATCTCAAAAGAGATGCGGTATTTTTCTTCCACCATTGGCTTGTGGCTTTACTCTCCCTCAAGGAGATAGTCGTTGAAGGTCTTCCATATCTTAAAAGACTTAGGAATTTCCCTGCTAAACATCCATTATTACAGCATTTAGCACCCAACGTTTTCTATATGTCACGACCACCCTTTTATAGAACCTAATTGGATTTTATTTCAGCTTATGCCATCCTTACTATTTTTTCAGCTTTCGCACCGTTAGGCGTTAATGTTGTTACTCTGAGAAGAATGGAGGCTAAGGGAGAGTTTCTTCTAGCTCATGTTTCTTCTGGAGGAACTAGGTATTATTCAACGGATCAGTTGAAATATTTTGGAAAAGAACGAAATGCACATAAGTTAGTTGTGGGGTACTGTCGTGTTAGTACACCAAGTCAAAAGGACGACTTAGAGAATCAAGTAAACAATGTAAAATCTTATATGATTGCCAAAGGCTATCAGTTTGAAATAATCAAAGACATTGGCTCAGGAATTAATTATAAGAAAAAGGGCTTAAAAGAATTGATAGATAAGATAAATAACCAAGAAGTAAGTAAGGTGGTTATCTTATACAAAGATAGATTAATTCGATTTGGCTTTGAATTAATTGAATATTTATGTCAAATAAACAACGTTGAACTTGAAATTATAGATCATTCAGAAAAGTCTAAAGAGGAAGAACTAACAGATGATTTAATTCAAATCATTACAGTTTTTGCAAATAGATTATATGGTCAAAGGTCTAAAAAAACTAAGCGTCTAATTGAGGAAGTGAAAAACAATGATAGTAGCAATTAAAATAAAATTAAAGCCAACTAAAGAACAAGAGGTTTTATTTTGGAAGTCAGCAGGAGTTGCAAGGTGGTCTTATAACTATTTTTTATCAGAAAGTGAAAGACACTACCAAGAGTATCTTGAAGGTAAACAAGACAAGAAAACCATAAAAGAAAGCGAAGTCAGAAAATATATTAATAATGTATTAAAAAAGACTACTCATACATGGCTTGAAGAAGTTGGAAGCAATGTAATGAAACAAGCAGTAAAAGATGCTGACATAGCTAGAAAAAGATGGTTTGATGGTGTTGCAAACAAGCCGAAATTCAAAAGTAAGCGAAAAAGTAAAGTTAGTTTTTATGTGAATTATGAAAGTCTAAAGCGAACAAATAATGGCTTTAGAGGTGAAAAAATCGGTGTAGTAAAAACATATCAAGCATTACCAAAGTTAAAGAAAGGTGAAAAATATTCAAATCCACGAATATCATTTGATGGTATGAATTGGTTTATATCTATAGGATATAACAATGAATTTAAAGCTGTCAAATTAACTGATGTTAGTTTAGGAATTGACGTTGGTATAAAAGAATTAGCTGTGTGTTCAGACGGTCAATTTAAGAAAAATATAAATAAAACTAAAAGAGTTAGATTCCTTGAAAAGAAATTGAAACGTGAACAGCGAAAGATAAGTCATAAACTCGAAGCTAATATTAAAAGTTATGATAAGAATAGAAAACCGATTTATAAAAGACCTTTAAGAGATATGAAAAATATCCAAAAACAAAACAGAATAATTCGTAATTTATATAAAAAACTTGAAAATATTCGCACAAATCATTTGCATCAATGTTCCAATGAGATAGTGAAAACCAAGCCTTCTCGAATTGTGATGGAAACATTGAATATAAAAGGTATAATGAAGAATAAGCATTTATCTAAAGCTATAGCTAATCAAAAGTTATATGAATTTAAAAGACAAATTCAATACAAATGTAAGAAGTATGGAATTAAATTTGTTGAAGCTGATAAATGGTATCCATCATCAAAAACTTGTAGTTGTTGTGGTCAAGTTAAATCAGATTTAAAGCTTAAAGACAGATTATATGTCTGTAATTGTGGCTTAAAGATGGATAGAGATTTGAACGCAAGTATTAATTTAGCAAATTACCAAATTCAAAGTGCTTAACCTAAACTAAGCTTTGAATATGTACGTAACGATACTACGGAATTTAAGCCTGTTAAGAGTCATATCAAATGGTAGTAGCTTCGGCAAACCCAGATTCGTTGAAGCAGGAAGACACAAGACGAAAATCATAAGACATAAGTCGTGTCATAGTATAAATGTCTACATTTAAATAGAAATGTATATATTTTTCGTATCGGAAAGGAACATTCAAATATGATGAATGGACAATAAGATTATTTATAACAGGTATATTTGCAGAGATAGTAGGTATTGTAAGGATAATAGTTAATAGTCTATTTCCAAAAGAAGATCGAAAACTTTATCTTGAATTTATAGATAAATGTGTTCATGATAATCAGAAGGAAAACAATAATATTAATCATGCTTAAAAAAATAACTACTTTTGATTAAGTAGTTATTTTTGTTAGTTAAAAGTGTAAATTGCTCTTATTCTTTAATTACAAAATATGGTAAAATATAAGTGTGTTTATCTTAAATTAGTTAATGTATCTATATTGACTAAAACAATTATATGTAAAATGTAGGTTAATATAACATATTTTAATTGAAATAGGGGATAAGGAGTGGTAATATGAAAATACAACGTTGGACAAGTTGCAATAAAACAAAGGCATCTGTTAGTAGTTACAAATGGAAAAAAATAGTCACAAATAATGGGGTGATAATTATGAGTAAGGTAATTAATTTATTTGATTACAAAAAGAAGGTACGAGAAAATCAGGCATATCACTTTACTAAAGAAGAAAGAATGGATGCAACTGAACATTTAATTTATGATGATGATACATATTTAGAAGATTTTATGATTGACAACACAGATGATTTGAAAGAAATGTAAGATCAAGAGGGGGATACTATATTGGATTTTAACTCATTAAAAAACAATTCTATAGTTTTAACAGGTTTTCAATTTATTGAACATAATCCATTAGGTTTCTTTGAATTTGATGATACATCAAAACAAAGACAATTATTTAATAACAGACAGGAAGGAAATGAAGCTTCTGGGAAATTGGTATTTAAAAATGATGGATTTGTACCCGTTAAAGATAATAATGGTCATACTAAAGCGAAAGAGGATATTTTGGTAGTATCTAGAGCTAAATCTAGACCAGTGTTAATTTTTCAAGATATAGAATTTTCAAAACAATATCATGATAATGTATTTGTTATACCAATTCAGACTTTAAAAGAACCGATATTAAATCAATGTACTTCAAGAGATGAATATAAACAAAGAGAACGAGAATATAAAGCCATTACAGAACGAAGTGAAGAGTTTTATCATTTATATTATATCCCTGTAGTAAGACCAAACGGTCAGCCATGGAATAGAATCTTAATGCTAAAGGATGCTCGTTTTGTTCATATAAGTAGTCTTTTTGGACAAGTTAAAGAAAATGAAATAAGCGAAGATGAAATAAGTGAAATAGGTATTAGACTCGGTAAAATGTTGAATATCGAAAAATTAGAAAAATGTAATGAGTGTATATATAATTATGAAAATTATATACAAGACAAAGAGGAAGAAGATGCGATACGAACTCCTAGTATTTAAATATATTAGGTGTTTTTTTATTTTTAAAAATAGAGTCTTATGAAAGAGGTGATTAATTATGAGTAAAGCAATAGCAAGGGTTGGAGATAAGGTAGAGGGAACTTGTTATGGTGAATATAGGCGAAATAAAAAGACAAGGAGTGAGTCAGGAACTTTTACAGGTGAAATAGTGAGCGGTAGTTCTATTATATTTGAAAAGGAAAAACCTATAGCTAGAGTAGGGGATATCGTAAAGATACATAAGCACTATCCTCATTCAGGACATTATGATTCTTTAGAAACAACAGCTATAATCAAACAAGGAAGCTTTATTATGTTTGAAAAAGGTAAAGGAATTGCATATGTTGGATGTTCAGTATCAGGCGATGACCTTGAAGGTAAAATTGTAAGTGGAAGTGATAATTTATTCATAAGTAAATAATTTTAATAAAATAAAAAAGGAGATGTTTTTTGAAATGCAAAAGTATGAAATTAATGAAAATGTAGCACACAATTTAATGTTATTTTTAGATAGAGTTGAAATAAAGGGATTAAAAGAGATACAAGCAATGAATGAAATAATAGATTGGTTCAATTCACCAATAGAAAGTGTTGATATGACTAATGATAATAAAACAACCAACAAATAAATTAATTAAAAATTTTCAAAGGAGGTGAATAATTCTTTGATTAGGTTAAAGTATTTTGATACCATTAGACATTTACTTAGAAGTGGTAAAGCAAGTGATCCATATGTATTAAAAGTTACACAAGAAAAAATAATCAATAACAAATTAAACTTAGACGAGATACCAGACCCATTATATCATGTTAGAATTGAAGATTATGTTGAGATAGATGAAAATACTTACTATAAAACACGAGAAATTAAAAGTAATCAATTCTATGTAGAATATGATAATGGAGTTGTGTATTTTAATCCAACTGAGGAAGGTAAGACTGTTAAAATTGAATACAAAGGCAGAGGAGTTCTTCAATTTCCTGCTGAGCGTATATGGGTTCATAGTCCCAATCCTTGGTTAGTTGATAATTTACAAGAGTTTATCGATTTTATATTTGAAAAAACTCAAGAGATTACTGAGTATATAGAATATCTTAAAAATCTTGTAAAGAAAAAAATTGATGAAATGGACATTCATATTGCCATTTGTAAAAAACAAACTGATGAGTGTAAGAAAATATCAGAAGATAGTTTAAGAGTAAAAAAAGAAACTGAGCAAGCTAGAGATAAGTGTATTGATACAACTAATGAAAGTATTGTAGTTACTCAAGGTTGCATTCATGCAACTAAGAATTGCGATGAGCAAACTAAAATAGCCAAAAGAGAATTAGAATTGTTGGAAATCGATAGATTACACACAAAGATACAATGGTTGGCAGGTAAGGATGTGAAAACCTTAGCTGAAATAGAAAAAGATTATCCTCATCCAGAAGTAGGCGATTGTGTAATCACAACAAATGGAGAATGGTATAGGTGGGATGGTGTTAAGTGGCAGTTTATTACTAATATTACTGGTGGCATAACTCTTGCCACTGAAGAAATAAACGGCTTATTATCTAAAAATGACTTTATTAAGTTAAAAGGAATAGAAGACGATGCACAAAAGAACTATGTAGGTGAAGAAGCTAAAAGTGCTTTACCATCTTATGTACATACTAAAACAATAATTTTTGAATTACCTTTAAATAAATTTAAACAAGGTGTTCAAGACGTGTTTGTTAAGTTTCCTATGAATGGACAAATAATAGATATCAATGCAATATGTCAAAAACCTAGTGTAGATTTTACATCTATACAAGTACAAAAAATACAAATAACAGATTTTAACAAAGGACTAGATAACTGGATTAATATTTGTGAAGATAATAAAGAAATTATGTTTGACTATGGTGCATATTCATCTTCAAAATGTTCTATTTTAAACAATAAAGTAAACAAAGATGACTGTTTTAGATTAAATTTTAAGCACGTAGGTAATGGAATAGAAAATATATCTGTTTATGTAGATATATTAATTTAAAAATAATTAAAGTGGAGTGTGATAATATGGCAACAAAATTAAAACCAATAGTAAGTTGGCATGAAGATTATATAGATACAAGTGATGGTAAATTAAAACAAAGACCAGTGTCAAATAATTTATGGGATTTGGGTATTGTTGATGCTGATAATAACCCTGAACTAACAAGACATACATTTTATATTTGGAATAATAAAAAACCAGATGGAAGTATAGATAGTTATGAGAATGTACCTGATATGACTAATTGCAGAATAACAATTAAAGATGGAACTTTTAGTGATTATATAGCAGGTGAAATGAAAAGTCCGTTAGTCCAAGAACAATGGATACAAGCAGGCGTAGTGTTAAGCTCGATGAACGAAAAAGACTTAAAATATACTCCTATTGGTTCAGAAATGCAAAAAGGTGTTTTAACACAAAAGGACATTCAAGTGACGGCGTTAGGTAGTAAAACTGGAAGTGGTGTAAGTACAGGTGTTATTAGTGGTAAAATGAATGATGGCAAATACGATACAGAGTCATCTAAAAATAATTATGCAAAAATCAAACTACAAATGAAAGTCCCTGCTCATGCAGACGCACAAGATAATAAATTTATAGTAAGAATTTATTACAATGTATAAATTAATTAAAAAAATAAAACTCAATACAATGAGGTGTAGAATAAATGATAGAAAATAAACTTAATAATATATATCCATATTCTTTTAGTAGAGAAATGGACTTTATGTTTGCAGGAGAGTACCTAAATGGTACTCTCTTTTTTGAATATAATCCTGATAAAAATAAATATATAAGTGTCAAAGAAATTCAAAATAGAAACAACTTATTGAGATTTGGAACTGTTGGTCATGGTATAAAAATTTATTTTGATATTCCAACAGGCAGTTTTTATATAGATGGCAATAAAATTGACTTTTTATATAAAACTAAAGATAAAGAATATCCCCTTACAAATAACTTTCAATTATATAATGATTTGATTTATTTTAAAAACGTATACTCAGACTTTAATACTAAAACAGGCTATCACGGAAGCTTTAATATATATGGGTATAACTTAGGATATAAAACTAAAGTAATAAAAGATGATATAGAATTTTATTTCAAACCTATCTTAAACATTTCTCAATGTCAACTTATGAATTTCCAAATTAGATTAGTTTCAAATAAAGATTTAGATGGTGAAATAGTAATAAAAGTCAACAACCTTAAACAATATAATATATATGCACCTCTACAAAAGAATAAAGGTGGACAACTCACTTGGATAGTAAGAAACTAAGGAGGTGAATTTATATGGCAAAAGTTAATATTGATATTGGTAAAGGCAGATTATTAGTAAATAAAAATAAAGATTTTGAATTTAGTTTTAAAATAGATAAACCTATCACTGAAGATTCAGATACATGGTATAAAGAATATATTTATTCAGAAAAAGAGTCTACAGGAAATGGTGATGAAAGTTTTATAGATTTTAATTTAGATGATTATATTAGAGTTGAGAGCTTTGATGAAGATATGGACGATGAAAAGAAAAGCATAGATGGATTGAAAGTTAATGGATTAATTAAATTAGGATATAAATATAAGGTTGATTTTGTCAATACAGATGGCACAGTATTACAAACTATCAAAGACTATGGCAATACTTTATTGTATACAGATACGCAAGAGACAGTTAAGATTCCTATTAGCTTAATAACAACGTCTGTTAATTCTTATAAGGTTAAAGTTGTAGTAATAACAGAAAATGAAAAAGAGTTCTTTAAGGAAAAAGAAGTTATTTTATACAATGATAAACCGACTATAATTGCTACATTGGATACAAATAAATTACATTATCAAATCAATGATAATGAAGGAGATTTAATAAAATATCAAATTAAGCTTAATGGCAGAATAATATATCCAACAGATGGAGAGTTTACAGCATTTCAGAAACCATTATCAAATAATTTAACAATTAAATCTACTGATATGATAGTAAATAAGTTGAATACGATAATTATAAATGTACAAGACAATTGGGGTGAAACTAATCAATTCATCTATACATTTATGGGGGAATATACGGGTTTACTATTTATTGATGACGCCAATAAGTACTACTCTAATAATGTAGGAGATATATTAAAAAGACTTGATTTTGGTAAGACATTAGCAGGTACTCGCAGTGATATAAAATATGTATACATTTATAATAACTGCGGTCAAGATATCAAGGATTTATCTGTGTATATTAATAAAAGTAGTTTTCCTAAAGAATTAACAATCCACTATGGATTTGATTTAGAAAATATTATGGATGATAGTGAACAACTACATAAAGAATTATTAAAAGACAAAGAAAAAATAAAACTATATCTGCAAGTAGAATTGGGTCTAGAGTTTGAGTATAGTGATTTTACTTTTGAAATAGATACACAAGCTACACCTACAAATGAGTGAGGTGTTAGCTATGAGTAAGATATTTAAAAATAAAATGGAAGCTACATTTAATGCAACATGGCATAAAAAGAATGATGTGTTGCAAGGAAATGTAGATATAAGTGACAAAAACGATACACTACAAGGCTTTGTTAATGTTCATAGAACTCTTAAAAATAAAATGGAAGCAACATTCCAAGCTAATATTCCTAAAAGAAAACATATTGAATTAAGTAGCATCAAAGATACATACGTAACAACTGAAAATAAGATATTAAATTATGGAGATAGAAGTAGTTTAAAAATTGGCACAGATGAAAAAGGAAATATATATAGGACATTACTGCAATTCGATTTATCTACAGTTCCTAAAATATATCATATATGTAGCATTAAACTCAGATTATATTCTTATGACATGAAAAGTTTTAATAATTTAGAGATCTCTTTACCTACCAATACATGGGAAGAATATAATGTTGTATGGGGTGGGCAACCTTCTAGGCTACAAGTAGTAGACATAGTAAATTTAGAAAAAGACAAAACTGTATATGATATTGATATTACCGATGTGGCTCTACAATGGGTGTATAAAGATATAAATAATAATGGTCTGATTCTCAAAAGCTATAATGAAAATTTTCAACAATTGAAACAATTTAGTAGTAGAGAAAGTGAAAACAAACCGCAATTAATAGTCGAATATATAGACACAGACTTGTTTAATGGTGCTAACTCTGTAATGAAAGGACAGATAAGAGTTAGGAGAACTGAATTATCTGATTTGCAAGGTCAAATTGGTGTATTTAGACATTCTGGTGATAGTTTATTAGATGGGACTGTCCATATTCACAATATGAATGAACTAGAAGGAAAAATATCTGTCAGTTATCATAATGGTATCAATGGTCATGTTAAAGTTTATCATCCTACATATAAAGCTGATTTGCAAGGTTATGTATTTATTAGGAATGAATTGCTTAGAGGAAGCGTGAGAATTGCCAAACAAGATGGAATGATGGGAAGAGCCACTGTTAAACCATTAGAAAAGAGTGATCTAAATGGGATTACTGAAATTTCAGATCATAAAGAATTAAGTGGTGAAGTTTTGATCTATAAATATAAAGATGATTCGTTAAATGGTCAAGTAGATATATATTATAAAAATGAGTTAAATGGTAAGGTGAAACCTACATATCGTACTTATGATGATTTAAATGGTCAAATAACTACGATTTTAAAATCAGAATTAATAGGAGGAGTTAAAGTTAACCCAGTAGGTTTTAAAGGACAAGTTAAAGTACAGCCTATTATTCAATTACAAGGAAGCGTTAAAATTATTGCATTGAATCAATTAGATGGTCATGTATTAGTTAACATGAAAACTGATTTAGATGGACACGTAAAAGTACAAGCTATGGAAATTAAAGACATGAGTGGACAAGTTATTGTTAAGGAAATTCCTGAAGATTGTATTAATAAACTCAAAATTTATGCTTTCATAATGTAGGGAGATGATAAATATGAAAGATGATAAAATAATTAAAAAGGGACTAATAGATGGTTGCACACATCAATGGGAATACGTTAATAACGCAGAAATGATAATCAACAAAGATAAATTTAATTTTATATATACAAAAAAATGTAACAAATGTGAACAAATTGAGAAAGTTATTTTAAATAAATTTATTTCATAAGTATACATAAGTTTTATTATGTATACTTATTTTAAAATGTAAACTAGAAGGAGGTATATTATTTATGTTTAGTGGTACAGTTGGGACAGGTGGTATACAAATTACTAAGAAAGAGGATACAAGGATATATTTTTTAGATCCAAAAGAATACAAAAATGATAATACAACAATTGAAGTTACATTATGGAAGGAAAATATCCACTATAATATAGGAGATATTATTAAACACGAAAATGATTTTTATAAATGTACTAAAGACCATACATCTATTAATACATTAGATTTGCAATGTTGGAATAGATTAGAATATAATCCTATTGTAGTTGATAATATTTTAGTTACATCCTTTTCAGATGAGTTTGATTGGTATATTGAAAATGAAGCTACAAGACATCATATGAGAACATCAATGGATAAAGGGTTTAATGTGCAAAGAGTGTATTATATACGAATTAAACAGAAAGGCATTAAATATGAAATTGAAGGACAATTTTCTTAAAAAGAAGGTGATGGTGTAATGGGTATTATAAAAAATACACATAGTACAGCAATAGTTGGTAATAGTTACGATATAGGCAATTTCCACACAGAATATAAGCGTGATAGTTATAATAGAATTGTTGAGGAAAGTATCGCTGGTGATATTAATAGAAAAACTATATTTACATATATACCATTTGGACAAGTAAATGAAGGTAAAATTTTAACTCAAACTATATTAGAAGATAGTAAAAAAATCACTTATATATTTGATTATGATAGTAAGGGGAATATCGCTAATACAAAAACGACAACTGAATAAAATATAGCAAATAATGCAATAGAAAGGAGGAATATAAATATGGGATTAGATATAGTAAGCTATTCCACAGCTACACAAGCTATTGCAACAGCAGAACAAAGTTTATCAAATGCAAGACAATGGAAAAAGAATTCAACTTATATGATAGGTGATGTATGTATATTTAATAATAGTTTCTATGTGTGTGCTTATTCTCATGATTCGGGTGATAGATTCGAATATGATGCATGGACAAAAATTAATAACAGTGCTGATAAATTAAAAGGTGTTAATATCAATATAACTGATAAGATCAATGGCAAGGTGATGACTTATAATAAAGAAACAGATAGTATTGAACTTAAAAATATTCCTACATATATTGATGATAATAATAATGACGCAATAGACAAAACATATTCAGTTAATAAAATCAATTTATTATTAGATAATAAAATAAATATGTCAGCATTAGGAATAGCACATGGTATAGTACCATTAGATGAAAATACAAAAATACCTATGAAGTATTTACCTACTAGTAAAAACGGAAATTCTACATATGTTGTTAGAACTTCGGTTGATAAAGACAATATTAAAGCCATGCAAGTTGGAGATAGAGTTATAGTATTAAACGATGAACATAACAACAGAGTAGGATATATATTTGATGGAGTAGAATGGTTGAAAGACACTGATACTGATTGGGAGAATATTAATATTCATTGGGATAATATAATTAATAAACCCAATATACCATCTAAAACATCTGATTTAATTAAAGATGATATATATACTCAAGATCAGATTAATAGTATAATAGGTAATAATGTTTTAGAAACTGAAGACAAAACAATAAAAGGTGCTATCAATGAAGTATATAATAAGGCTTTTCAATATGGCGTTAATGTAAAAGAAAATGTAGTTACAGCTTTAACGTCAAAAAATCAAGATGTAACTACACAGAACTCATGGGAAGATATAGTGAAAGCCATCGACAATATTCATGGAGATAACAGTGATAAGATTGTAAAGCAAATTACACGTTTAAATGTAAATGCTTCTCAATCAAGCCCTTATATTTATGATATTAAATTAAATAATAAAATCCAAGACGCTAATTTTATATGCAGTGTCAGAGAATTCATAAAGGGGCAAGATAAAACTACATTGATTACTAGTTTTGACAATGCTGATACAAATTATTTTAAACCTAACAACAGTGTAAATTTTGATGGAGATTTATATATAAAAGAACAAAAGGATGATATTATATCTACACATCAAGAAAATTTAAGAAATGGTAAAGAATATATTTATGATATAAATTTAAATAACTATGCTATTATTACATCAATTGAAGATAATGATAATCACATTACAGTAGGATATAAAGTGCTTGAGACTATTGTAGTAAATAATAATGATATAGATTTAAGCCACCTCGATAGTTTAAACAAAGTCATATTTAATAGTACAACTATGTATGGTGGTCAAGTATTAGTAGCACTTAGTATTGATGGAGGTAAAACATTTAAAGGATACAATGTAGGAAATAAGATATGGGAAGATATAGATATACAAAATAAATCTGATTTTAAAACAAAAGGTATGAGTAAAACTATCGTAGATAGTTTATCCAATCGTGAATTGGAACAATTAAGAAATAGCTCGGATAAAATAAGATTCGCGTATTATATTTCTATTATAGATGATAAATCTATTGCTAAATGTGAAGATATAAGTATAGCCGTATCAATGATGGGCACATATACTCAAGCTAATAAATCTGATTATGATATATCTATTGGTTTAGATAATGTACACACTAGAGTAACTTTTTATAAAAATGGTACGTATACGATTAATTATGTAGATTAATAATAAAGAAAGTTTCACAAACATTAATTAAAATAACAAACATGATAAAAGGTTAATTTTAAAATACAAAGTAAAGGAGCTGATATATATGAAATATTTTTTAGATCCACAATACAAATCTGTACATTTAACAAATAATTATTTAACTATCACAAGTAAAATTAATGGTTGGCAAGGTGCAAGAACTGTTCAACCAATCAATACATCCAATAAAGATAAAGTATATTTAGAATGTTATATTAATAACTTTAATGCGAATAACTCTGGTATTGCTTTACTGTCAGCATCAGATTCTTTAGATTATCATAGTGGGTATTATTATTGGTCAGACGGGAACAATGCTCCTAAGTGGCAGATTGGTGATACTATTAGTGTATTATATGATAAAACGATTAATAACGGTACTTTAACTTTTTGGAGAAATGGTGTACCTACATTATTGCAATATACGAATTTAAATACAAAAATATTATATTTAGGAATTATAGTCTATGATGGGGCAGAGCATCAGCAAATCACTATAAATTTTGGGTGCAAACCATTTGTATATAACAAGCCTCATAATTGTAGTTCACTGGATGATAATAGTAAATATCTTATTAGACAAAACAACAAATATTATTCATTAAAATCTTCATCTCATGAGTTAGGACAACCTAAAGATAATATAGAATTAGAAAAATGGTACAAAGAAAATGGAGTTGATGATTTAAATATATTAATTGAACAACAAAACAGTAAATTAATTAATTTTAAATTAGATAAAAACGCACTGTATAAAACTATTACGCCAATTGATTTTAATGAAATCACAGATAAAATAGAGTATATTAATGAAGATAATAAAAAAGAAATTAAATACAACACTGAACAATATCAGTTATTAGATTTAGTTAAGAAAGGGATAGGTGGTAAATTCCAAATAGGAAAATGGGAAGAAAAAGAAAGGAGGTAATCGTCAATAATGCAAATTAATTGGTTACAAAGCAATCAAAATTGTTTTAATATTAACAAAAAATATGTCATAGAAGCCAACTCGTCACATCCTAACAATAGGTATTGTGGTTTGAGATTATCAAAAACTTACAATAAAGGAAAATTTTATTACGAAGTGACATTTGATAGTATATCGCGATACATGTTACTTGGAATATGTACAAAAGATCAAGACATTAATGCAATTGCAAGATATGGTGATTTTATTCATTTTATAGGAATTAGTACAATAGGAGAATGTGTTAACAAGGGAAATTACACATCTTCCATAAACAAAGTTAATATTAATGATACAATAGGAGTTTGTTTGGATTTTGATAATCAACAAATAGGGGTTATCATTAATGGAAAATATACATCTATTGATAATAAAATGTCAAATAATTGTAACTGGTATCCTTGTTTTTGGTTTTTAAATGCAACGGATCGAATCGCAATTAATTTTGGTCATAAAAGCTTTAAATATGATATTCCTAACGGGTTTCGTTCTTTTCTTTTGCCATATAGGTTTTTACTTGAACAAAATAACCAATTATACACGATCAAATCAGAGTTCTATGAACCGTCAAAGTTACAATATAAGCCAATTACAGGCGTTGATATTAATAATATTACAGATGAACATTTAAAGAAATATGGTTTTGATGATATTGGCGATATAATGAAAACTATAGCCAAAGAAAATATGATTATGGAACGAGATGACGATTTAGGAAGTGGTATACAATTTAGTATCAGTCTTAATAATGCAATAAAAATAATAGATGATATATATTTTGGAGAGTGATCGAAATGAGCTTATGTTTTAGATATATTAAAATAAAAGTACAACAGTTAGCAAAAAATGAAAGAGGAACAGATGAATGTAATGATTTAACAATTAAATTGAGTAATAATACTAACGATATTAATTATCAAATAATATCTACTAAAAAAAATGCTTTTAAATTACATGATGAGATTATTTTGGATATAGGTAAAATGAGTGATGTGTCTAGTATCTCAATAATGTCAACAGCAACTTCATATGGTAGTTCAGCAGTTGATAAAGTTAATATATTTATTGCTGAAAAGTTAGATGAGTGGTCTATGCTGTATAAAGATTTAATAATAAACTCTTCGGGTGATGGCTATTATGCAAAATATAGTAAAAAAATTAAAATAGATGCTCTATATTTTGAAAAATATTTTTTATTACAACAAATTAACACTAAACATATATTTAGTATTAATAATAATGAAATGGTGGATTTAAATCAACAAGTAATTAGTAAACAATTATATCTTGAAAAGGGATTTAATAATGTACGAGATATTAACAATTTAAAAAATATTAATTTAAATGATTTTAAGCTGATGATGTATATGGATACAAATATAAATATAAACAAAGTTAGCATAGCATGTCAGATAGAACCATATAGACCTATAGATGCTTTGAAAACTATAAATGACGGTACGTTTGATGTATTAGTTAAGGAGTTAGAAAATTAAAAAATTAATTAAATTATATTTATAGGAAAATAATATAAAAGGAAGTGTTATATATGAGTCAAAAAACTGATAAATTTATTAATGATATTAAAAATGGTGCTATAATAACTCAAGAAAAGTATGGCATATTAGCTTCTGTTACAATGGCTCAAGCAATATTAGAATCTGGATGGGCTTTAGTAATTTAGCTAAAAATTATAATAATTTATTTGGAATAAAAGCACTTAGAGATTGGAATGGTAAAGTAGCAAATGTAGATACAAAAGAATGGACTAAAAATGGGATAATTACAGTACAACAACCATTTAGAGTGTATAATAGTTGGAATGAAAGTATATTAGACCATGCAAGATTTTTACAAAAAGAATGGTATATTAAAGCAGGAGTTTTTACAGCTAAAACACCTAAAGAACAAATAGAAGCAATATTTAAAGGTGGATATTGTACTGATTCTAAGTATATTGATAAAATTTTAGAATTAATAAATAAATATAATTTAGAACAATATGATTATACAACTAACACAACTGAGAACTCACAACATGAAATTAAAAAAGCTAATGAAGAAATGTATGGTACAGTTACAGCAACCGTATTAAATGTAAGAAGTCAACCGAGTACAAATAGTGATATAATAGGCAAACTTAAAAATGGTCAACAAGTACATATTTATAAAGACTGTGGCAATGGTTGGTTATCTATTTACTTTGGTGAACATGGAGGATATGTAAGTAAAAAATATATAAGATAGTTTGATAATCAAAATAAATATAATTAAAGTCCTCAATATGAGGACTTTTTGTGTAGTATAATTATGCATATTATATAGTTATATATAATTTAATGAAGTTAGATAATTCAAATATTATGTTTTGGTATATTATAAATTTAATGATAACATAATATTTAATTATATGTCAAGATATTTTTAGTTTGTTTATTTCAAAATTAATAATTTCCCAAATTGGATTCTGTTAAAAATATTATTTTTAAAATAATTTCAAGCTTACAGTTATACTACAAAATTATTTTGAAAATATAAAATTCATACAAATTGACTATAGTTCGTTGATGATATTCATCAATTCATTTTCAGACAATCGAGTGTATAAACGAGTTGTATTGATACTCGAATGACCACATAAATCAGCTACTGTACTAATATCAATATCATTTTTAATTAAATTCTTACAATACAAATGCCTAAAGTTATGTGCATGAGCTTTATCCAATGATACATTTGATAATCTAGCAATCTTTTTTAGTATTGTATCTACTGTAACCCTATTGATAGCACCACGTTCTCCTGTAAATAATTTATCAGATTTATTAATGCGTACAGGAATATATTCAGCCCATGTATTTAGTAGTTTATGGGGAATGAAGACTGTTCTAAATTTACTTCCCTTCCCTTTTATATTGATACGAGGTTGATTAATATCATATATAGTAAGCTGAAGCATTTCTGAAACCCTCATACCTGTATAGTATAAGGTATTGATAATTGTCCTTGCACGAACGTCATTAATTTTATAAGTAGTGTTTATCATTTTTTGCACATCTTCATTAGTTAAAAGATTAGATAAGAAATTTTGCATTTGTACTTTTTCTTGTCTAATTGTAACGGCTACATTGTTAAAAGTTAGAAATTGATTAATAGATACTAATTTTCTATTAACCGTTTTGACTTTTAATTGTTCATCATATAGTAAGTAGTTTTTATAGTCTTCAATATCTTGATTATGCAATTTATTAATTTGTTTATGATGATTGGTTAGATATTCAACAAATTGTCTTATATCTTGCATATATCCATTTATTGTAGCAATGCTTTTACGTTGTTCCAATAAATAATTCTGAAATTCCATGAATTGTTTATCCATTTCAACACACACTTCCTTATAATTGATGAAATATTATGAGTTAAATCTCTTGATAATGTTATTATATCATAGTAAAAAATGAAATTCAATACATAATCATCATTATGTATTGAATTTTTTATATAAAATATGATGAAAGGAGTGATTATATTGCAGGAAAAATTGGTTTATAGATGTTTCAGTAAAAATCAAAAAGATTATCTAAAATCTAAAGGATATGAATTTTTGTTCAAGGGGTTACACCCTAGAAATCATAAAGCATTTTGGGTATTTACTTGGGATTCTGTATTAGAACAAGATTTAAAAGATTGGAAAGAACATAATCCGAGATTTTACAACGTATGTGACGATAAATAAAAAATAATTAAAAATTAAATAGACTTTTATTTTATAAGAATAAATTAAAATAATTAAGGAGTGATTACATATGGCAAGAAAAACAAAAAGAATGAGTGATGTCACAGAAGAACAGTGGTTACAATGCAATGACGAAAATCGCATGCTAGTTGAAGAGTTCTTAGAATATTGTTCATCAATAGACAGGTCTCCTATGACCATTAGAAATTATAGATCAGATTTAAGAATAATCATAAATTGGTTTAAAGATAAGGCGAAAAATAAAGAGTTTTTTGATATAACAAAAAGAGATGTTATTAAATTTCAAAATTGGTGTATCACACAAGAAATGTCTCCTGCTAGAATACGTAGATTACGTTCTGCTATGTCTAGTATGTCAAATTATATAGAAAATATGTTGGATAATGATTATCCCAACTTTCGTAATATAATTAATAAAATACCTGCACCTAATTTATCAGCAGTACGTGAAAAAACCGTATTATCAGATGAACAAGTTGAGTTTTTAATTGATGAATTAATGAAAAGTGGCGAAATACAAAAAGCTTGTTTTATAGCGGTATTAGCAGGTAGTGGTATGCGTAAATCAGAAATAGTGCAATGTGATATGAGTTGGTACTTTGGTCATCCAACAATTTATGAAGGTATGTATGTTAGTCCTGAAATTCGAACTAAAGGCAGAGGAAAAATGGGTAAAAAATTAAATAAATATACTATTTGTGCTGTAGCTGATGACTATTTAAAACAATGGTATGCTAAACGACAAGAACTAAATATAGATTGTGAAGCATTATTTGTAACCAAAAGAAATGAACAATGGGAAAGAATAAAAGAATCAACTGTAGATTCATGGATGCAATCTTTTACTAAAATATTAGGAGTCGATTGCTACGCTCACTGCCTACGTCATTATTCTGCAACTTGGCTTAAGAAGCATTCCGTAAATATTGATCAGATTAGAGACTTCATGGGTCATAACGACAGCTCAACTTCCGAGATATATGTTGATATAGGTAAAGAGGAAAATTTAGTAGGTATGTTAGATTTTTTATCTAAATAGGTGAAATATGTAATATTAAATCGGAAGGAAAATGTACTGTGATGACATAGCAAACAATAATTAAAAATCAACATAAATGAACAAAACAAGAAAGGAGGTTTTATATATGAATAGCGAAGAATTATGGCAACAAAAAACTCAAGATGATATCATAAATAATAAAAACGTAATTAAAGATCATGAAGCTAGAATAAGAAAATTAGAAGAGTCTAATATCAAAATGGAGTTACAATTAAATGAAATTTCCAAGGGGCAAGTGGAATTGAAAAATTTAATGTATGAAACGCAAAAAGAAAACCGTAAAACATCAGAAATGATGATGAGTAAAGTTACTGATGCTTTAACTTCTACGTTTCAATCTACAATAAATACAGACAATAATATTAAACTTACAGATAGAAAAGAATTTTGGGGTATTTTAGGAACTATTATTGGTATAGGATTTATGATTGCACAATACTTCTTTACTAAATAACCATAAATGAAACAAATAGAGGTGATAACAAATTGAGCAACTATATGATTAATAAGCAAAATCTACTTACGTATTTAATTAAAGAATTAGAAAAAGAGAACTTTACTGAGAATATGCTACATAATGAGTATACTTATAATTGGATACAAGGATATAAAAGAGGGATTTTATCGACAATTGAACTAATAAACAGATACATAGAAAAAGAGAACTAGCATAAGTCTAGTTCTCTAAGTCTATAAATAGTTAATAAAAAGTCCCTTATATATGTATAATACCAAACTTATTCTAATATATCAACAATAATTTCCATTCTAGGATTTCCTTTATCATAGTCTCCCATTATAATTAAAGGATTTAGATGTTTATAATCATCGTCGACTAACATACCACTTTCAACTAGTGGATCTAATAGGAACTTTGGACTTTGGTTGTCATTATCTCTACGTCTTCTATTTCCATAATAGTTCTTCATTGTAATTTGAAATTTCTCTATATGTAAATTCTCATATCCTAGTTTATTAACCAACCACAATCCAAACTCTTTCCATTTACTTTTCATATTTCTCATGGTCATTCTATTAATAGCCCATACATTTATAGACGGATGAATTGGAGTTTTAAATGGCTTATTTCTTGCTCTAGGATGTTTTTTAAAATAATACTCCTCATATTCTTGCAATAATTTATTATCTATGGTTAATATATATTGTTTTTGGTTTTTGTTATCAATGATAAAGCAACACTCCTTTTAAATTAAATATTAAATAATACATGTCAACGTAAAGTTTACATTATAAATTTACTTAACATAATACTTATTATGAAAACTAATTTCTTTTAGTATATTGGTCTCATAATTTTTCTTCGCTACTAATTCATTTTCTAAATTATGCACTACAGTATAAAACTCTTCAAATTTAGTAATTCTATATCCTATAAATCTTCTGTTTCCCACATTTCCATTCCAACTTTGATTAAATATACAGCCTATTCCTCCATTACTTATAAAAGAAAATATATGATCTAAATTATCATCAAGTAATATTCTATTTGATTTGGCTAACAATCCTTTGTTATGAGTAAATACTAAGTTTTCATCAGTGCTAAACCATTTAAAATATTGTTGTAACCATTGTATCTTTTCTTTTATACAATAATCAGAATCATATTGAGGATAGGTGCAAAATATTATCTTAAATCCTTCCTCATGTAATTTATTTAAAGTTTTAATTGAATTCTCTGTTGGTCTAGGATTAATAAAAGTTCCTTTTTTAATTAACTGTTGTTCAAAATATGACTTATATGCTTTCTTGCAATCTCCCCACCAATAAGATTTATTATCTTGCCAATTCATATTATCATCAAAATCTTTGTTGTATTGATTAACTACAAATTCAGATAGATTAACTAGTACATCATCCATATCCATTATTATTTCTAATTGTTTATTGTATATATTGTTGATTTTCATTATTTATAAATCCCCTTTCATACCCCATATAATAGTTTTTATTGTATGGGGTGTTTTTTATTTTTTGTAAACTATAAAATTGATTAATATATGTATAATATTTTTAATTAATGTTTGTTATTTTTCTTGCCTAATTAGTTCAATAACTTTATCATGTTTTTGTCTTGTGTTGTATATGAAATTACCTTGGGTATTTCTATTACCTTTGAGATATTCTGTCATTGATTGTTTACCATTAGGTGCTATATCATCAAGCATAATAAATTTAGACTTGCTTTTTTCTGTTTTAATATCAAAATTATCCTCTACAGTAACTCCAATAATTGAACCTATTACTTTATTATGTTCAGTATCAATCTTCATTCCTGCCACGCCTTGAGTATTTCTTGATTTAGTAGGTCTAATTTGAGATGTATTAATGATTAACGCTTTACCCTCTTGTGATACTAGAAGTATATTTGTATCATCTGTAATAACTGAAATAGACACTAATTTACTATCTGTATTATAAGCATCCATAGGTACTTGTCTATTTTGCTTAGTTTTATATTGTTTTAAATCAATCCTAGCCACATTACCATTTTCAAATACTGTGATAACTGAACCTTTGTAATTTTTAGTAGTTGATATGTAAATTACTTTTTCATCATTTTCAAGATGTTCACCTAATAGATTAGGTAAGAAATCTCCGTATGTAGATGGCTTATGTTCATCTAATTCATATACTTTACGAATTAATACATTGCCCTTATTAGTGAATAATAATAAATCGTCTTTATTATTACATTGATGAAATTGTAGTATTTTATCATCATCTTTTAACTTTTGAGATTGTGAAAATACTCTATTTTTCTTTATGTATTGTTGTTCTGTAAGGACTAGAGTAGGATTAAAATCTTCTATCTTTATATCTTCAAGTGTTACACTAGGTATATCTTCAACATTAATAATTTCTGTTTTTCTAGGTATTTTATATTTGTCTCTTATATTTTGTAATTGTTGAATTATAATATTGTTTATACGAGTTTCATCATTTTGAATATTTTTTAAGTCAGATATTTCCTGTTGTAATGCTGTAATTTGTTGCTCTGTAATTTCAATTATATTGTTTTTGTTTAATTTTTTTAATTTGATATTTGACACATATTCGGCTTGCTCTTGATCTATCTTAAAATATAATTGTAATTGTTTTATCATGTCATCATCATCTATAGCATTTCGTGTAATGTGAACCAAAGCATCTATATCAGTTAGAATAATTTTAAATGCGTTTAATAAATGTAATTTATGTTCTTTATCTTTCTTATCATAATTAGAAACTCTTGATATACACATTCTTCTGAATTTTAACCATTCATCTAAAATTCTCTTGATACTTAATACCCTAGGTATCTTGTCTAAGCATACTATATTCATATTTAACGAGTATGAATCTTGTAATTTGGTATTTGCATATAATTTTTCCATTAATAATTCTATATTTGTGTTTTTCTTAATTTTAATTGTAATAGACATCCCTTTTCTATCCGTACTATCAATAACATTAGTAATATTTCTAATAATATTATCTTTACTTTCTCTGCATAGAGTCTTTATATCTTTAACTATTGATTCTCTATTAGTTGTATATGGTATTTCTGTTACAATAATCTCATTATCTTTCACTTCATATTTTGCACGTAAGGTAACGCTACCTTGTCCCGTTTCATATATTTGATTTAGTTTATCAACATCTCTAACAATAAATCCTCCAGTGGCAAAATCAGGACATAATAAATAATCAGATACTACAATATTTGTATCTTTAATATATGCAATAGTTAAATCACAAACTTCTTTAAGATTAAAACTAGGAGTAGCTGAAGCCATACCAACTGCAATGCCTTTATTTGCATTAACTAATACGTTAGGGAATGTTGTTGGTAAAAGAATAGGTTCTTCTTTCTCTCCGTCAAAATTAGGTACAAAATCCACAGCGTTTTTATTAATACCATGAAAAAACTCTTTGTTAATATTACTCGCTCCTGCTTCTGTATATCTCATATGTGCATTTTGTAACGACTTAGAAGTATGTTGACCAAAGTTCCCCTTGCCATTAACATACGGATATAATAAAGTATCCTTCTGCGCCATTCTAACTAAGGTTTCATAAATACTACCATCTCCATGTACATTTAAAGACATATTTGAACCCACTATATGAGCTGATTTAGTTCTTTTATTGTATAAATTACTTTCATGTAATGTCCACAACAGTTTTCTATGTGCAGGTTTAAAACCATCTATTGAAATAATAGCTCTTTCTTTAATAACTTCAATAGCATAAGGTAAATAATTTTCATTTAATACTTTTACTATGTCTTTTTCTTGTTCATTATCAAAGTGTTCTATGTAATCGAAATTAGATGTAATTACTTCTTTCCTAGGTTTTACTTCATCACCTAACCATAGTTCAAATGTATTAGCCATTTTTTCAACATCTTGTACTGTCACCCTTGTAATTTTTCTAGTCTTAGGGTTCATCATTGTTTCAGCAATAATATCACTGTCAACTTCACCTAATCCCTTGTTTCTTTCCGGTTTATCATATTTAATACCCTTTTTACTCAATTCTTCCAATATGGTAATTTTTTCTTCTTCAGTGTATGCATGATATACTTTATCAGCAGTAGTAATTTCATACAATGGCGATTCTGCAATATAAACATATCCATGTTTAATTAATGTTGGTGCTAATCTATATATGGCTGTTAACATTAAACAACGAATTTGAAAAGCATCTGTATCTTGGTCTGTAGCTAATATAATTTTACTATAATTTAAATTGTTTTCATCAAAGGTGTTTAAATCCTTATTATGTTTGGATTTTATTTCTATACCACAGCCCAAGTATTGAAATAATTCTCTAACTACTTTATTTTTAAATATTTTTTCAAAATCGGCTTTTAACAACGATAGCATTTTACCACCTACATGATAACACGCCTGAAACTTGGAATTTCTCCCCATGACTATACTACCTTGAGCTGACGATCCCTCTGCTAAGTATAATTCTGTGATACTCTTATCATTTGAAGTACAAGCATAAAAATTATCCGTATCATCAAAATTTGATTTTGTTTGTAATGTCTTTTTTATATTCAATTTTGTTTTTTCAGCTTTATCATTGGCACGTTTATTAATTAATATTTGATTAACAATTCTACCAGCTTCAAGTTTGTTTTCTATGAAATATAATTTTAGCTTTTCTTTTAATGACTGATTAGTAAAATCTTTAATAAACTTATTATCTATACTTAATTTTGTTTGATTTGCATAACTTGTCATAGTTGAAAAACTAGAAATTACACATATTAAACTATCCTGAATATCCGTAAATTTAATTTTACTTTCGTTCTTGTTAAATAAATTATTATCTTTAGCATATTCATTTATTGCATATGTAAAAGCTAAATTAATAGCATCAGCAGTTGAACCACCTTGTAATAACTCTGAACTGTTATGATAATATTCTAATTTATTGATTTCATTATTGAACACTAAAGCGATTTCATAGTTATAATCATATTCTGGTTTATCTACCTTATCTCTCCCTTTTCCTTTCTCAGTAAAATAAATAACATCACTAAAGTTATTATCATCTGAAATAGTCTTAATATAATCCTTGATCCCACTTTCGTAATAATGAGTATATAATTTATCTTCCTTTTCATCATATACTTCTATTTTTAATTCTTTGTTTACCATAGCTTGTTTATCTAATTTGTCATTAATCCAATCTATTGATATATCTATATTCGTGAATACTTCTAAGTCAGGTTTGTAATGTATATATGTACCTGTTTTATTTTCTGAATTCGATTCTACTAATAATACTCTTTGACCTTGTTCTCTAGCAAATAAAGTATCATCATCTTCACAAATAAATTCTCCTGTATTTTTATCAATTGGTCTACCTTTTTTACATTTAACAGTATATTTTTTATCATCTTTGTAAGATACTACTTCCATATATTCAGAAGCATATTGGGAACTACATAAACCTAAACCGTTTATTCCTAATGCAGTAGAATTTGCATCGTAGTTGTCTCCTGCATATAGAACCTTTAAAGCTAAGTCCCAATTATAAGCATTTTCTTTATCGTTCCAATCCATAGGTAATCCATCTGCATGGTCGATTATTGTATAACTCAAATCCTCATGTTTAATTACTTTTATATAATTTCCAAATCCTTTACGGTGTCTATCAATACTATTACTTACTATTTCAAATAACGTATGTTGACAACCTCGAATATCGTCTGAACCCATCATAACAGATACTCTTTTTCTTACTCTTTCTGAACCTTTAAGTCGTTTTAAATCTGCCATTAAATCATTCCTCTCCTAAATTTTATACACCGATTTTATTTTTAATTAATGTTTGTAATTGTTTTTTATTGATTCATAAAGTGATAATAATTGATTTGATATATTAACACTATTTTGCAATATTTGTTGTTTAACATCTAACGAGAATTTATCATCATTACTTATTTTAGAAATAGTTGATACAAATTTAATATGTGAACTAAGTATTCTATTTAAATATATGAAACGTTGTATATCTTTAAATAATTTCCGCATTTAATCATCTCCTTGTCTAAATCATAACTCAGTACCATTTATTATTTCTAACGCTCTTTCTAATCCATCTCTTTTGCCTAATAGCCTACATATTTCAATAGTGCGTGTTGTACCTGTAGAATCTGACTCTATACTGTTATTAATACTTAATGATATCTTTTTTATTTCTTGTGTAATTTCTCTAATTCATCCTAATTGATTTAATAACATTAAATTTCCTCCCTGATGATATTTTTAATTTATATTTGACATTGATAAAAGTATTCTTTTATCGTCTATATAAGTTTAATCACTCTCTTATTTTTATCAATTTATTTGTCATATTCTTTAAACCTTTTAACTATTTCTTTCGCCCTATTTATACTACAAGTTAAAGTCCAAAATTCTCCTCCTTGTAATCTTGTCTCGAAAAAACCAAAATCTCTTAGTTCATTTTTTATTGCTGTGTCAACACAACTTTTTGCAATACTATCAAATAATTCAGTTCTATCCATTAATTTTCCACCTCTATTATTATATTTTTCTTTTTTATATCTCCGAATCTCATTAGATCTATTATTTGTTTAATTTTACTATCCACACCTCTAGAAGATAAAATAGTGGCATCTATCTTATCTGTCAAAATAATTCCTGTAGCTTCATGTCCATATGCGTTTTGAGTATTTCCAGTATAAATACCATTATCATCTTCCATTTCAAAGTCTTTAAAATATCTATCTCCTATTTTTATTTTTATATCCATTCCATTTCCTCCTAATTTTATAGAATATATTAATCATTTAATAATTATGTTGCGATATTCTGTTATCGTATTTTTGCACTTTATAAACCCTTATAACTTAATGGTTTATGAGTTTGGATTTTTAATATTGTTTATTATGCTGAAGGATGTATGCTATGATTGCATTGAACTCAACGTCTCTCCTCTAATTTACTATATTTATTAACAAGTTCCTTATAAACTTTCTTTCTGTTCCTATGCTTACCTTGTAAGATAAAGTGTATATTATCTTCATCAATAATTATTATCTTTGAAAATATATCGTATTTTATCTCCTACTTTAAATTTCATATATTATCACTCCTTCTCTTTTTTAATTGTGATATTATTGCTACACCTGTTACTTCTTCATACTTTTTATACAACCTTTTAAGATTATCGGTTTCTAACTCCATTATAAAAATATCCTCTCCACATTGATTACAAATGCCAATATTCTCTATTACATTAACTTCAATGCCTTTATATTCTTTGATAATATTTTCTCGTATTGTATATTGAACATTTTGATTACATTTAGGACAAAATTCCATACGTTCTTTCATATGGTAAATCCCCTACTTTCACATTCTACTATTGTCATTATCTCTCCTCTATTATTTTATTTTCGCAATTCTCATTAAATAATTGTACAGCAGCTGTTCCATTATCTATCCACCAACTACCATCATAGAATTTGACTTCTCCTATAATATCTATATCTGGACTACCAGTAACAACTGATTTTTGATGTACTGTCATTTCTTCAAATATGCTATCACCATTCACATCATTGATGCCTGTACATTCTCCAATACTCTTAGCATCAACTAGAAAGTTTTCTTCTCCGTCTATAATGTATGGAAGTGAGGTACACTCTTCTTTATAATTACACTCTGTTGCACCGTTATCTGTTGGTTCTATACCAACAAAAAACCAACCATAAACTCATTCATTATTAGTAATTCTTTTACCTCTAAATAACATATCTCTCATTTTTATTCCTCACCCAACTTATTGGCAAATTCATCTATCTTATGTTCAAGTTGTTCTAATTTATCCATAATAACTTTTAAATCATCATTATCTAGTAAGACAGTTTTTCTAATAAACTTTAAAGCTGAATTAAGTGAACTATAGTATTTAATGTCACTCCAATACTCCTTACCTATATTCTCTTTTTTTGTAAGTCTACCCGCTTGTACTATTCTTTTCTTTTGTACTATGAATTGTTTATCATCAGTAATTATTTTATAATCATCAACTTCTAATACCATGTTGTATCTCCTCCATTTTTTTATTTTTCTGAACCAAGCATCGCCTCTAAGTGTAATTCTCTTGCTACTTCGGAAGTAAGCACCCAATCTCCTATGTCATTATCTTCAAAATCTGTTTCACAAGTATAAATATACTTATCATTAATTAAATCTATTCTATATATTTCACTCTCATAGAAATTGTAATCAGCATCTATCATATACGCAATATCGCCTAGCTGAAATTGCTGTTTCTTTTGTTTTTTCATATCAGAATGTAGATTTGCCTTTGCGTAACCACTATAATTACTCATTTTTTCTTCTAATTCATCATGTATATTTTCCTTGAAAGTTTTATTCACTAATCTTAATGCAACTACTATTGGGTCAATTTCCTACCATTTTAAGGGTACATTTAGTGTTGTCTCATCATTCATAGACAATTCTCCTTTAATATGTATTTATTTCAATCTATCTAATTTATAATTCTTTCTAGTAACAGCTACATAGCTTTCATTTCCACCTATTTGTATTTGTTCACCTTGTTTAACTATATGACCATCAACAACTCTAGCGTTTTGTGTGGCACGTCTACCATCAAAATCAATACTTCTACACTCCCTTATTTCATCTGCTAATTCAAATAATCTTTTACTTCCTTCAAATAAATGAGTTCGGAAATCTGTTCGTAATCCATATGTAAGTACAGGTATATTCAATATATCTACAATATCACTTAGTTTATCAATTTGTGCAGTAGTACAAAATTGTGCTTCATCTACGAATACTGCTGATATATTTCTACCATTTTTAATTTGTTGATGTGTCAATAACATTGGGTCATCATACTTATCTAACCAAATACCATTCACTTCAGCACCTACACGTGATTTAATAATACATTTTTCTGTCCCTTCTCTCGTATCCATTCTAGGTTTAAAGATTAATATGTCCATACCTCTTTCCTTATACTCATGACTGCTCCTGAGTAAGTCTAAAGATTTCCCGCTATTCATACTTCCATATGTAAAATATAATTTAGCCATTAACATTCCTCCTATATTTTAATTTATTTTTAATTTTTGTTTAGTATATAAATAGTGCTTTTCCCCAACCATATATCCACACATAGGACAAACAAAAACAATGTCTATTTCATTAGCAGATATTTGTTCACAAGACATAATATCCATGTCTTCATAATTACATTTATCACATATAATATGTATCATAATTAATTTCTCCTTTTTATCTATCTTTTAATAAAATAATATCATTTAAATTATCATTTCTAACCTTATAAGAATATTGTTTATTGCAACAACGAATATAGGCTACATCATCTCCTATAAAACTAATTAATCCTATATTATTGTTCCATTCATTATTGGCAATAATACCAACCATATTACCTACTTCCAACTGTTTTATATTATCTATTTGATAATGTGGTAAATCTATAATTTTAATTTCCTTCGATTGCGTTGTATATGTATTAAAATTCACTATCTCAATGTCGTTTATATTATCTATAGTAATCTTATAATGATATGTTGGTTTTGATACACAGAATATGTATGCACAATCACTATCTATAAAGTCTACAATTCCATATAATCCATACCAATCTGAATTTTTATTGCTTATTTTAACTATTGTTTCTTGTTCTTCTAAATCAGATAGTTTCAATTAAATTACCTCCTATTTTGATTTACTAAATATTGCATTAAGCTTTTGTTGCTCTATAATATAATCACTATTATTTTTAAGATACTCTTTAATATTTTTATTGTATTGCTTAAATATTTTACTATGTTCTTTAATTTTAGCTAACATAGCTTTTGGTGTCTTATGTAACCATGTACCATAATCGCCATAGTTACTAGTGTAAATTGGAATGTTATCAACGTGAATATCTATATCAAGCAATAACGAATAAATACTACTATAATATTGATACTGTATATTATCAAGTTGTATAATGTACGTATGCTTTTTACATTTACTTTGTTGAATATTTGGAATAAAATCTTCGATTGTTTTAGTTTGATATACTTTATGTTCAAGTTCACAGGTATAATATGATAATAATTCTAGCTGTTTTCTAATATTTCCACTCTTAAAAGTTTCAAACATTGTGTTACCTCCTACAATTTTATTTATATCAACTTGCATATTTGTTATCTATAATTTACTATTATAAGTAATCTACCGAGAAAAGACTTTTGTATAAGAGTTAATATGCAAGTTGATAATATTATTTATGCATTATATTATTTCCACAATCTCTTAGGGCTGTGCCTATAGTTTCACCACTTTCTCTCATTAGATTAATAATTCGAGGAATATATCCGATATGTAATGCTTTCATATCTCTGACAGCTTCATTGAAGTGTCTATACACTTCTCCCATTGCTTCAACCCCACCTACAACATATTGATTTTGTCCCCATGATTTATATTTACCTTGTTCATTTTGCCCATCTTGTCTTATATCGGAACAGGTTGCATACACGGTTTTGTATGGGAATGTTTTTGTTAACATATCCAATACGGTTGTTAAAGTTCTGTTTTGTTCCATATCCACATTATCTATAGTTTGTTGTAATTTTTCTTCTAAGTAGTCTATGATTGTATTGACACCATAGGCTATCCCTAACTCCATCGCTACACCCATGTCTAAATCATCTAAATCAGCAGTTACAATGTTACTTTCTAACACTTTGTTAGTATCTTGTAAAAATATATCTTGAGATGTAGGCTGTTTAGTTTTATCATTAATTTCATCATTTGTGATTGGATTATAAATATCTATATTGTCTTCTCCTAATTCTTGTTTCAACATATTCTCTTCCTCTATTCTTTGCTTTATTTGTTTATCTGTAAATAGTGAACCTGCGATATAAATTTTTTGTTTTTTCATAATATGTAACCTCCGTTTAATTATTTATGTTTTAATTTGATTGTATTGTTTGTTTCTTATTTATATTTCTTAACTAAAACTAATACCCATAAAGCAATAATGGCATTTAAAAATTGAGTTACCATTATAAAAGTTGGTACATGATGTATTAACATATTAAATGCTATACAAAATAATCCAGTGGTTAAAATAACCCAAAATGATAATGATATATCCTCTGACTTTTTAGTTTTGTATAATTGTATTATCTGTGGAAAATATCCCATTAGTAATGTTGATACCCCCACTATTTGAAGTAAAAAACTTATAACTTGTTTTGACATTGTGAATCCTCCTTGTTTTTAATTTATTTATTATTTTTAATTTTTGTTTATAACAGTTAAATTTATTGTTGTTCCATTCTTGTCTTTAATTCTTCCAATAATTCTTCATTAGTGAATTGTGATAACGCATTAATTGTATTATCAAAAATTTCTCGATAGTTTACAATTACTTCCGATGGATGAGATTTGCAATGGGAAACTGTCAATCTGCCACCATCCATGAAATAATATGGGTTATACTTAGTGATTGTCCAAGAATTTCTTCTCTTTGCTTCAACACCATCTCTCCATGTTATACGTTGTTGACTACAACAATTCAAGAAATAATTATTATATTGTTCATTATCACAAGTGATAGATATTTTACCTTCTAAGAATTTTCTCCACAACTCGTTACTTCTATGTTTATCTTTGTGGGTTACTTCCACACACTTCTCAAATGGTTCTTTTCCTATAGCTCTACAATATGCTATCCTAAATCCTTCTTGTTCATCAAATTTGTCTTGTGGATTACACCTTAATTCACCTTTTGAGTATGTACCATCTTCATTATGAATTATTACTATTGTTTTATTAGCTGTGACAATATGTTCAATATTTCTGGTTATAGGTTTTTTTCTATATAAGGCTGGAAATCACAAGCATTAAAGTAATCACATCCTAAATCTACATAATTTACATCATCATAAAGAATAAATATGCCATCACCGTCTTTTTTAGCTACGTATAAAAATGGCTGATGTTTTTCCTTGGCTCTATACCATGCCACGCTAGTACTTAAACCGTCATATCCTTTTACTGTCTTTTGAAACGGTACTACTTTCATTCCTATTTTTACATCTTCATTTTTCATAAATTCTGCTCCTTAACTTTTATTATACATTTTAAACTCACTTTATTTTTTGTATTTTAATTAATTCTTTTTAGTTGTTTAACCTAATAAAATCAGCATTTTATTGTCCTCTATATGTACAATAATTCATTAATTGATATTGTGTCAGGTTTCTTTATTAGATTTAATAAAATCCTTAATATTTTCATTGCTTCCCCCTCCTTAATTAATTCTTAATGATTTTATTTTTATTTTTTAATAATCCAACTCTTGTTTTAATCCAATAATGCTTACAGTTAGTATTATAGTAAGTTATGAGTCTAGTTACATTAATATTGTTATTTACTTTCATCATCCCCTTTAAATAAAACATTGCCTTTATTGATATTTTATTTTAATTTATTTTTAAATATCTGTATTAACTTTACAATTATAGTAATTGTTTACTCAACATTTCTATTTGAATTTTTATTTCTTGTTTACGTCTTTCTTTAATTTCATCTTCAACCCTTTTATTTTTATTCTCTTCTTTTGATTTAAACATTTTTTCATATTCCCAATAGTCTCTTTGAAATCCGTCCCATGAGCATGTCCCTAAATCATATTCTTTAGTTATTGCAAATGATGGTGCATCCCAATCACATGTCTCGCCACAACAATCATGTTCCTCGTTATATCCTTTATCATTTGGTTCACATTGACAGTAGCCCCAATCTTTTGTGTCATATTTGAATTCTATACTATACCAATAATCTTGTTTATATGTACTAGCCCATAGATCACTTTCTTTGTCTTCTATATGTTTTTCAATGAATAAACTAATTTTGCCGTTAGAATATCCACTTTCATCTTCTTCATATCCATTAAATGTATAACCGTTAGACAAATCTTCAAGAAAATCTTTATATTGATGTAATTGTTTGTCAATGATGGATACCATAAAACATACATCCAAAGGTTTTTTCCCGTCATATACTCTGTTCTCATTTTCTTCATTAAGTGTTCTTACCAATGCTTTAATAAACTTTTCCTTCACATTTTTCAAATCCTTATTTAATTGTTGTTCTTCTACCACATTCATTCCCCCTTATTATTTTATATTTGTTTGATTTTGCATACCT